CGGCACGGCGGGCGGCCGCCCGCAGTGCCGCCTGTCGCTCTTCCGGGGGGCCGAACCTCGTGGAATTGTCGTTTGCCACGTTCCGGCGGAAGACGTCGGTGAACAGCGTCTCCTGGTCGCTATTCAGGCCGGCGTCCCGGGCCAGCTTCTTGAGCGGGTCTTCTACCCGGCTGAAGCTCCGCTGATACGCGGCGTCGTTCTCCGGGTCACCCCCGAACTGCCGGAGTATCATGTCGCCCAGCTTGTAGTCCGGCGAGTTCACCTCGGCGGCGAGGCCGGCGTAGTCCTTAGCGACGGCCGGGTCGAACGCGAAGCGGGATACGGCTGCTTGCAACTTGTCCGTCGACCCGGCCCGCCGCTCGGCCTCGAACAGGGGGGACAGCTTGTCCTTGTTCTTCCGCAGGGCGTCCAGCCCGGCGTCGTCGGCCACCCCGACCCCGGCCAGCACCCCGGCCGCCCGCCGCTGTTTCTCCAGCTCGCCGCCCTCGGCTTCGAGCCCGACCTTGCGCTGGACGGCCTGGCGGCGGTCCTCTTCGGCCACCCCCTTCGCCAGCCCGGCGAGGAACCGGTCGAACGTCTGCTGCAGGTTGGCCAGGAAGGCGGTCTGCCCGTCCCGGGCGAGCCGGGCGGCCTCCTTCTGGGCGGCGGCCGCCGCCGCCAGCTCCTGGCCGAGCTGGTCGCGGAGCCCGTCCCGGGTGCCCCGCTCGCCGGCCCCTTGCTGGCCGGTCAGGCGGTCGAGCAGCTGCCGCCGCACTTGCCCGGCGTCCCGCCCGTCGGGCAGGGTGAACCCGTCCCCCATGGCGCCCAGCCCGCGGAGGGCGGCCTGCTGCTGGGAGCGGGGGAGGGCGGCGAACCCGTCCGGGTTGGCGGCCGCCGCCGCCGCCGCCCGCTCGTCCCGGCGGAGCCGGCCCCGCTCGGCCGGGTCGGCCATGACCAGCCGCTCGGCGTAGTCCCGGCGGGCGTCCACCGCCGCCGTGGCCGCCGCCAGCTTCTCCTGCAGCCCGGCCGTCCGCTCGGCCGCGTTCCCCAGGTTGGCCAGCGCCTGCCGCAGGCGGTCGGACTCGGACACCACCCGCTGGAACTCGGCCTCCACCCGCTTGAACCGCTCGGGGTCGGCCCGGGCGTCCTCCCGCTCGCCGCTCAGCCGCTCGGCGTCCTGCCCCAGGGCCCGCAGCCGGCCGGCCACCCGTTCGGCCGACAGCCCGGCCGCCCCGAGCCCGGCCTGGCGGGCGGCGAACGGCCCGTTCAGCGTGCCCAGGGACAGCTCGTCGACCGCCCGGGTGCCCCGCCGCTCGGCCGCCCGCTCGGCCCGCAGCCGGGCGAGGGTCAGCCCCGCCCCGGCCGCCTCGGCGTCGGCCCGCCGGGCCTGCTCGCCGAACCCCTCCGCCTGCGCGAGCCCGGACGAGAAGCCCTGCTCGGCCGCCCCCCGCCGCCGCAGGTACGCCTCGCCGTCCCGCTGGAGCGGGGCCAGCCGCCCGCCGACCAGCTGGCGGACCACCCCGCCCAGGTCGCCGCCCACCGCCTCCTTCAGGCTGCCGGTGTTCTTGCCGAGCAGCTCGCGGAGGGCGGACACGGCCGACTCGGCGGCCGCCCGCTCCTCGGCCCCGGGCCCCACCCGGGCGAGCAGCAGCCGCTCGACGGCGGCGGCCGACTCCTCGTCCTTCGGCCCGGCCCGCAGGGCCTCGCCCAGGGCGGCCGGCAGCTCGCGGGCCACCGCGTCCACGGCCTGCAGCTGGGCGGCGAACGCCGCCCCGCCGGGGGCGCCGCGGAACCGGGCGACCAGGGCGGCCGGGTCCCCGCCGAGCCCGACCTCGGCCAGGGCGGCGGCCGGGTCGCCCAGCCCCGGGGCCTGGCCCAGCCCGGCCACGGCCGCCCCGGCCTCGGCCCGGCGGCCCGGCCGGTCGGCCCCCTGGGCGGCGGCGACGGCGGCCCCGGCCAGCCGGCCGAGCGCCCCCTCGGCCCGCTCGTCCTGGGCGGCCGCCTTGCGGACCTCGCCGCGGACCCGCTCCGCCCGGGCGGCCTTGAGCACCTCCTCGCCCAGCTCGCGGACGGCGTCGGCGGTGCTCTTGTACACCCCCAGGTCGACGAGCAGGGAGACCGAGTCGCGGGCCACCGGGCTGTCGGCCAGCAGCCGCTCGCCCCGCCGGGCGACGGCCTCCGGCTTCTCCCCGTCGGCGGCCGGGCGGGCGGCGTCGGCCTTGCCCGCCCGCCCGGCCGCCTCCTGCACGCCCGAAAACAAATTGAACAGCTGCGGGCCGGCGGCGAGGCGGATTTCCCGCTTGTACGCCTCCAGCTGCTCCTGCGGGGAGCCGGCCGAGAACAGCCCGCCGGCCGCCTTGGCGGCCCCGGCCCGGGCCTCCTGCTGGAGGGTGGCGACGTTGCGGGAGAACTCGCCGGCGTCGAGGCGGTCGTACGGGGTGCGGCCCTGGGCGACGGCCCGGAAGGCGTCCCCGAGGCGGTCCACGGCGTTGCCGATTTTCGCGTCGCGGAGCTTGTCGGCGGCGTCCCGGACGGCCGCCACGAACCCGGCCAGGGCGCCCACCCCGGCCCCGACGACCGCCCCCACCCCGCCCCACGCCGCCCCCACCCCGGCCCCCAGGGCGGCCCCCTGGAGGGCGCCGGCGGCCCCGGACTGGGCGCGGAACGAGGCGTCGACGCCGGCCTGGCCGGTGCCGATGTTGCGGGCGAGCGCGGCGGACGGGGCGGCGGCCTCGCCGGCGTACCCGGCGGCCGCCCCGAACCCGAGGGCGGCGGCGGTGGCGTTCACCTCCCGCCCGCCGAGGGCGAGCCGGCCGGTCGGGCCGGACAGGCGGTCGACGAGCCGGGCGAACCGGCCGCGGGCGTCCCCGCCGCGGCCGAACCGCTCGGCCAGGTCGGGCCGGCCGACGGCCGCCAGCCCGTCGGCGGTCAGCCCGGTCGCCCGCCCGCGGGCGTCGGTCTGCACCCCGGCGTTCACCGCCGCCGCCTGCTCGGCCAGCTCGGCGGCCAGCCGGCGGGCCTCCGTCCGGCTGGCCCCGGCCCGCCGCGCCTGCTCGTACAGCCCCCGCTGCACCCGCCGCTGCTGGCGGTCCAGCTCCTTGAACGCCTCCGCCCCGCCGGTCAGCCGGCCGTCGCCGTCCGCCGCCAGCGGGGTGCGGGTGTCGCCGCTCAGCGGGCCGGCCGGGAGGGAGCCGCGGAACCGGTCGTTGGCCAGGTCGAGCAGCCCGTACTCCGTCCGCCCGGTGGCCAGGTCGGCGGTCGGCCCCCGCGCCGCCCGCTCCCCGGCCTCCATCCGGGCGGCGGCCTGCCGCCGGGCGGCGAGCTCGGCCGCCGCCCGGGCGTACCGCTCCCGCTCCTGGTACGCGGCCCGCTCGCCCAGCCGCTCGTCGCGGGTGGGCGGCTGCCACGGGCCGTCGGGCGGGGGGTCGGCCTGGGGCCCGCGGGGGCGGTTGACGAACCGGACGGGGGAGGTGCCGGGGGCGGCGGCGAACGGGAACGGGAACGCGCCGTCGGACCACCGCGGGCCGTCCGGCGGGGGCGGGCTGGCGGCCGGCGGGGCCGGGGGCAGCCGGGGCGGGCCGCCGCCGGGCGGGGCGAACGCGGCCACCCCGTTCCCGTCGACCACGCTCACCCGGGGGCCGCGGAACGGCAGCCGCGGGTCCTGGAACGGGGGCTCGCCGGCGAACCCGCCGGGCACCAGGGCGAGGGGCCCGGGGGCCGCCGGGGCCCGCCCCCGGCGGGCGAGCAGGGCGAGCAGGCGGGGGTTGGTCGTCCGGAGCCCGGTCACCCCGGCGGTGTCCCCCACCCCCACCTCCGGGCCGTCCCGGGTGGCGGCGATGCGGGCGGCGGCCCGGGCGCGGTCCTCCTCGTACCGGCGGTTCGCCGCGGCGGTGCGGCGGGCCGCCTCTTCGGCGTCCAGCCGCCGGTCCACCGAGCGGACGTCGTCCCGGGCGACGGCCGCCGCGGCCGCGTCCGCCCCGCCGGGGCGGTCGCCGCCGCCCTTGAGCCGCTCGACGGCCATGGACACGACCCGGTCGCGGAGCGACTCGACGTCCTCCCCCACCTTGATTTTGATGTCGGCGGCGGCCGCCGCCAGGGCGGAGGTGACGCCGGCGTCCCGGAGCACGTCCTTGGACGACTTGTCCACGCCCGGGTTGTTGCGGGCGAACGCCACCACCCGCTTCCGCAGCTCGGCCAGCTGGGCCGGGTCGTCCAGCCCGATTTCGGCGACGGCCGACCGCCCGTACTGGAACGGCGCCCGGCCCCGCAGCTTCTCCAGCACCATCTCCAGCGGGGCGGCCGCCCCGCCCACCTGGCCGCCGGCGACGTACTCGGCCAGCCCCTTGGCCAGCCGCTCGCGGGGGCGGGCCAGGTACGCCGCCTGGGCCGGGGCGGCCAGGCCGCGGGCGGCGTAGAACGGGGCCTGGGCGACGGCGGCGGCGGCGTTCGCCTCCACCGTCCCCGGCACCTCCGACTGGTACCCCTCGAACCCCGGCCTGCCCCGCAGGTGGGCGAACAGCTTGCTGCCCGTCTTGGCGAAGTCGCCGCCGTGGAACACCTCCTCCAGCAGGGTCCGCCGCAGGTCGGCCTCGCCGCCGATGGCCGCCCGGCTGAGGGTCACCCGGCCGGTGGAGCGGTCGAACTTGCCCCGCCCGGTCTCCCCCTTCCGGGTCTTCAGGGCGTCGACGATGTCCGGGTCGCCGGCGATGAGTTGCCGCAGGTCCACCCCGGTCGAGGCGGAGTACTCGTCCAGCAGCCGCTGGACGTCGGCGTCGCCGAACACGTACCCGCCGTCCCGGCGGTACTGCACCCGCCCGCGGGCCCGCCGCAGCCGCTCCAGGTTGCCCGCCCCGACGTTCCGCACCGTGTCCCGGTCGAGCACGTACTCGCCCGGGGTGAGCCAGGCGGCCACCGTGTCCGACCCCCGCGGCCCGCCGGGCACGGTCGGGTCGTGGTCGGCCGGGGACACCGGGCCGCCGGCCGCCCGGCGGAGCACCCGCCCGCCGCGGGGGGCGGTGAGCTCGGCGAGGGCGCCGGAGGCGAACGAGGTGAGCCCGCGGGCGGCCGCCCCGCCGGCGATGCCGGCCAGCACCGGGGCGAGCGGGGCGGCCACGCGGAGCACGTCGGCGAAGTTGCGGGCGACGCCTTCGAGGGCGGACGCCAGGGTCTGGAACCCGCTCGTCTGGGTGAGCTCGCTGGCGAACTTCTGGTACTCCTCGCGGATGCGGGTGAGCCGCGTCTCCAGCCGCTTCTGCGCCTGCTCCTGGTTGACGGCCAGGCTGACCTCCCCCACCCGGGCGACGTTCACCGCCTTCTGCGCCTCGCCGAACTCCTTGAGCAGGGGGATGACCTTGGACAGCTGGCGGTCCCCGCCCAGCTGCTTGAGGGCGGCGGCGAACCGCGGGTCGGTCTCGCGGAGCTCGCCCAGCCCGGCGGACAGCCGGCGGACGGCCTCGAACGTGCCCACGAACTGGCCGGCCAGGTCGGCCTGCCCCAGGGCGGCCGCCTCCTGGGCGGTCACCCGCAGCTCGACCCCCAGGTCCTTCATCGCCTTCACCGTGTCGTCCCGCTCCACCCGGGCGAAGATGGTGCGGAGGCCGGTGGCGATGCTGTCGGCCGACTCCCGGGTGGTGGCCCGGACGGCGGTGAACAGGCCGAGGAAGTCGTTGAAGTTCTGCTTGGCCGAGGCCACCGGGGCGTTCAGGGCGGCGAACACGCCCCCGGCCTTCTGGGTGGCGGTCACCAGGTCGCCGGCCTCGACGGCGAACCCGCCGGCGACGGCGTTCATGGCCCCCAGCTGGGCCTTCAGCTGGTCGGCCTGGCGGCCGAACTGCTGGAACGCGGCCACCGCCCCCTCGGACGTCTGCTTCATCGAGTCGAAGTTGGGGGCGAGCGAGGTGGCGGCCACCGCCTCCATCGCCTTCTGCGTGTCCCCCAGGGACAGGCCGGCCTGGCGGAACACCAGGGTGGCGTCGAGCAGCTCGCGGCTGGACACCCCCACCTTGGCGGCCAGGTCGAGGGCGGCCGACCCGAGCCGGCGGACGGACGCGGCCGACTCGTCGGACACCTGCTGCAGCTTGTTCAGGGTGGCGTCGAAGGCGACCGCCTCGCCGGCCATGGCCCGCAGCGCCCGCACCCCGGCGAACAGCCCGGCGGTGGCGGCCGAGAAGGCGAGGAACCGGCGGCCGGCCAGGGCCACCTGCTGGCCGAACTGCTCGGCCTGGGCGGCCCCGTCCCGCAGCCCGTCGGCCGCCCCCCGCAGGGTGCGGGCGGTGGCGGCGAAGGCGGAGGCGGAGGCGGCGGCGGACGTGCCCGCCCGGGCGAGGGCGGCGCCCAGCCCGGCGGCCGAGGTGGCGGCGGCGGTGGACGCCCCGGACACGGCCGACAGGTCGGCCGCCACCCGGGAGAGCGACCCGGCCCCGGACACCCGCACCTGGACGTCGACCGGGCTGGCCGCCACCCGCCGGCGGAGGGCGTCCACCGCCTGCTCCACCTGGCGGAGGGAGCCCGGGTCGGGGGCGAACCGCAGGGCGACGTTGACGCTGTAGTTGGAGGCCACGGGGGGTCCTGAAACGGGGGCGGGCGGGGGAAATCCCCGCCCGCCTCTACCCCGCCCGGGGCCGCCGCCCCGGGGGTCCGTGCGGCGTCGCCGCACATTTTAAAAGGGTGAAATGTCAGGCGGCCGGCTCGCCCCCCGCGGCCCCCCCGTCGTCGGCGAACGGGAACACCTCGTCCTCCTCCGCCCCCAGACGCTTGCCGTCCGGCCCGACGCGGAACCCGTCCTCGTCGACGGGGTGGAGGTCGACGTCCACCAGCCGCTTGGTGGCCGGGTCGATGAGCCGCAACTGGTCGTCGCAGTACCCGTTCTCCAGCAGGAACTTGTTCTCCGGCCGGTCCCGCACCTCCTGCCTGCGGTCGTACCCCTTAAAGACCGTCAGAACCGCATCGAACGCCGGCCCGAACACCGGGTCGTCCTCGCGGGTCAGGAGGTCGTCGACGGACGCGTACACCGGCTTGTTGTCGGCGGTGCGGACGCACCGGGTCATGACGAAGTGGAACTCGGCGTCGTTCGCCTGGGCCTCGACCGTGTTGGCGTACAGGTCGTTGGTGTCGGCGGCCAGCTCGAACAGGCGGGCGCGGGCCGCCCGCATGGCGACGGCGGTCGCCCGGGCCTGCAGCCGGGTCGTCCCCCTCACCTTGCCGGCCAGCACCCGCGCCCCGTCGGCCAGTTGCGTCCGCAGGGCCTCGGCCTCCGCCTCCCGGCCGTCGTCCCACAGCCCGAGCGCCCGGGCCGCCTGGTCCACCTGCCGGTTCAGCAGGGCCTTCCTCTCCTTGGCCAGCAGGAACAGGCGGACGTACGCCGCGCTCTTCTCGACGTCCGCGTCCCGCAGGTCCTTCCGCGTCGGGGCGACGGCGACGTACCTCTTCCCGCCGGCCTCGAACTCCACCTTCTTCGCCGTCTTCGGGTCCGCCATGAATTTTCCCTTTTAAAATGGTTCGGGGCGGGCCGCCCCTACCCCCCTTTTACCCGACCCGGACCCCGCGCCGGGCCGCCTTCTGGTCGGGGGCGTCCATCTCGTCCAGGGTGCCGGCCCGGTCGACGGCCGCCAGCCGGGCGGCCACCGCGTCCCGGGCGAACCCGTCGTTCAGGTCGTACACCCCGTCGACGAACGCCGCCCGCTCGGCCTCGGTGAGCGGCGGGCGGTCGGGCAGCGACCCGTCCGGCTCGAACACGAACACCTGCTGGGCGGCCTTGATTTTCTCGTTGTCGGTCACCGCCTCCCGCCTCCGCCCCCGGTCCCCGTCGCCCGCCCGGCGGGCCAGCAGGTACCCGTCGAACGCGTCGTCGTCGGCGGCGGCCGCCTCCCCCGGGCCGTCCGGGTCCTGGGCGGCGGCGTCGTACGCCCGGGTCCAGTTGGCCAGCGCCCGCTGGTCGTCGGACAGGGCGGCGGCGGGCACCGGGAACACCGCCCCGCCGCACGCCTCCCGGGCGGCGTGGGCCGACCGCCACGGGTCGGTGCGGGCCAGCTCCCGCACCTGGGCGGCCGACGGGCGGGCGGCCAGGTAGGCGGCCACGGCGGCGTCCAGCAGGCCGGTGCGGTCCCGCCGCCAGTCGGCCCACGCCGGGGCGCCGTCCGCCCGGCGGAGGCCGCGGCCGACGGCCGCCCGCACCCGGGCGGCGGCGGCGTGGTGGTCGGCGGTGTGGGCGTACAGGGCGTGCTTGCGGGCGTGCAGGGCGGCCGCCCGGGCCTTGGCGGCGGCCAGCTCGGCCCGGAACGGGGCCACCCGGTCGGCCCGGTGGAAGTGTTTGTACACCAGCTGCTTGAGGCGGTCGACGGCCGCCTCGGCGTCGGCCAGGGCGGCGTCGTCCCCCTTGTCCCAGTGGTCGCCGGCGGCGACCGCGGCGTAGGAGGCGGCCTTCGGCGGGCGGAGCAGGTCGACGGCCGCCTCGGCCGTCGGCAGCCCGCGGCGGACGGCCCGGCGGTAGGCGGCGGCGGCGGCCTCGGCGGCGGCCGCCCGGCCGGCGGCGTCCGGCTCGGCCACCAGGTACGCCCGGCCCCCGACCCGGATGCGGGTGAGCCCGGCCAGCAGGCGGGCCAGCAGCAGTTCGCGCTCGTCCGGGCGGATGGCCGTCCCCCACTGGCGGAAAAAGCGGGGGAGGGGTCTCCCCCTCCCCCTCCTACCGCGGGCCGGGCCCGTTACGGCCGCAGGGCGGCGGTCGGGTCGGCCGGGTGCTGCACGGTCATCTCGTCCTGGTTGGTGTACGTCAGCTGGAGGGTGACGTTCGACCCCCGCCCGCCGGCGTCCCCGCCGGTGCGGTTGATGGACTGCAGGCGGTTGTTGCTGCCCAGGTCGAGCACCAGCCCCTCGTCCAGCTTGATGAGGATTTGCTCGGCGGTGGTGTTGTCCCCGCCCGGCTGGCTGCCGGCCTCCAGGATGTTGAGCGGGTTCAGCCCCTTGTCGATGATTTCGAACGTGGTGGTCACGTCCACCGGGAACTCGATGAACCGGAAGAACGGCCCCTTCCGCCCGAGCTCGTTGGCCGAGTTGCGGTTCAGGCTGACGGCGGCGGTGACGGTCTGGATGGACGCCGAGTACTGGGGGTCGCCGTTGGCCGAGGTGGTCGGGTCGTTGGTGCCCGAGCTGCTGATGCCCGGCAGGTCCCGCGGGAACCGGCACTGGCTCATCAGGATGTTGTGCCGCCGGCTCACCCCGCCGGAGTACGCCGGGGTGAGGCTGGACACCCCGTTGGCGGCCGTGTGCCCGGTGAAGGTGAACGACCCGGTGGACCACTGCAGGTTGTTGCCGACGGTGGTCACGCTCTCCCGGGCGAACCCCTCGGCCGGGATGGTGTAGTTCATCGACTGCAGGTACTGGCCGCTGGCGAACGCCTGCAGCACCTGGTTGCCGGACGCCCGCGACTGGTTGTCCCGGTGCACCGACAGGGCGACGTGGCACCGCTGGTTGCTCCGCCCGGCCAGCCCGGCGGTCGGGGCGTCCTGGGTGCACAGGGTGGCCAGCGGGGCGTACCCGTCCAGCGCCTTCTCCATGGTGATTTCGACGTCCGGCAGCTCCTCGAAGCTGGCGTACGTGGGCTGGTTGCCCATCTCCTTCACGTACACCGGGTTGAGCCGGGCGGACAGGCCGGCCGTCTGCAGCCCGCGGACGGTGGTGAAGGTGTTCGGGGCGCTGAACTTGGCGATGCCGACCGCCTGGCTGGGCCAGTAGATGCGGTTGTTCTGGACGGGCATGGGGGCTCCGGGTCGGGACCAGGGGTCTGCCCGCCCCTACCCCGCCGGGCTAGGCGTCCTGCCCCTGAATCGTCAGAATCACGCTCACCCACCCCACCCCGCCGTGGGCGCCGTGCGCCGGCGAGCGGGCGTCGGCCACCCGCAGCCCCCGCCACGGGTGCTGGGCGCACAGCTGCTCGAAGTGGAGGGCGGCGGGGGCGAGGGAGCCGTCGGCGGCGTACGGCGGCGGGGCGGTGCGGTAGTTGAACGCCGGCAGCGGGCGGTCCTTCTCGCGGACCAGGGCGTCGTGCAGCCAGGCCAGCTCGGCCGGGTCGTCGGCCAGGCACAGGAGCTCGAACCGCTGGGTGACGAGCAGGGCGGTGCCCCCCTGCTCGTACGGGTCGGCGGCGAACTGGTAGAGCGGGCGGACGGCCACCGCCGGGTACTGCAGGCGGCGGTCGGGGGGGACGCTCAGGTCGCCGCCCGGGCCGCCCGCCCGCGGGTCGGCGGCCGGGGCGAGCGAGTCGGCGTCCAGGCGGACCGCCCACGGGGCGGCCGAGTCCCCCACCTGCACCCCGCGGAACGTGTGCCGGGCGCGGACGGCGGCGGCGGCCGGCAGGGGGGCGTCGAAAATCACCCGCCCGTTCTCCCAGTCGACGGCGAACCCGGCGGCGACCGGCACGCCGTCCACCGTCACCGCCACCGCGGCCGGCGGGTCGGGCAGGTCGCCCTCCCACACCCACCCCTTCCGCCGCCCCTCGTACACCCGCCCGTCGGCGTACCGCCGGTCGGCCGCCCGGCGGAGGACGGCCAGGTCGTCGCCCAGTTCGGCGGTGCGGTGCCACCCGGCCCGCAGGCAGGCCCGGCGGACCCGCTCGGCCAGGTTGACCTCCACCCCGCGGGTGAACCCGGGGGTGCCCACCCGGGGGGCGTTGCGGAAGCTGAACTCGGACACGGGCGTTTCCCCTTTTTTAACATGCGGGCGGGGCCGGTCACCCGCGGAACCCGGCGGCCACCCGTTCGAGCCGCGCGGCCACCTCCCGGCCCACCCGGGCGGCCGAGCGGGTGAGCCAGTTGTCCTCCGGGGTGCCGGCCCACGGGGACGGCAGGTCGAACGGGCGGCGGACCTTGCCCCCCAGCGGGACCATGATGGCCGGCCCGGTGCGGCTGCCCGTGAACCCGCCGTCGCGGGCGAGCAGGGCCGCCCCCCGCCCGCCGAACGCCGCCCGCAGCCCGCCGTACCCGCCCGGCCCGTCCGGGCCGAACAGCAGCCAGGCCAGCCACGGGATGTCCCCGCCCGCCTTGCCGGTGTTCGGGTAGGCGGACCCGGGGGCGGCCAGGGCGTCGGCGAAGTCGGCCTTGTACGCCAGCACGGTCAGGGCCGCCTCGGCCGGCGTCGCGGCGACTTCCACCCGGACGCTCGCCGCCAGGGCGGCGACCACCGCCGCCACCGCGGCGTCCGGCTCGGCCAGGCCGAGGGCCGGCCGCAGCCCGCCCCGCAGGGCGGCCGCCTCCGGCGAGCCTTCCAGGTCTTCCGCCAGCACCCCCCGCACGTCCTGAGCGATTTCGGCCTGGCGGCCCCGCAGGTAGGCGGCGGCGGCGGCCAGCTGGTCGGCCTCAATCCGGCGGGCGAGTTCGGTGACCGTCACGGCCGGAGCCCCGGGGCTTCGGGGGCGGAGCCCCCGACATGTTAAAAGGGAAACGTCCCGCCCGCCCGGGGCGGGCTCAGCCGACCCGCTTCCAGTTGAGCACGAAGAACACGTCCGGGACGATGTTGTTCGGGTCCACCGGGTCGCCGTCCCGGGCGAACTTCAGCCGCAGCCGGTCGGCCAGGGCGGACTGCACCAGCAGGTGGTCGGCGGCGGTGACGGCCGCCAGGTCGGCGAGCAGCCCCTTGGTCTGGATGGCCCCGGCCGGCAGGGTCACCCCGGGGGCCGGCTTCACCCAGAAGTCCTTCGGCTTCCAGGCGACGAGCAGCCGGACCGGGGCGGTGGGCGGGGCGGCGGCCGGGGCCTCCGCCCGCCCCCAGGCCGCCGCCCCGGCCGACCCGCCGGCCCACCCGGGCGGGGCCCCGGGGGCGGGCGGGAAGACGAGGGTGCACTCCTTGGCCAGGGCGGTGTGCAGGTCCCGGAAGCCGAACTCGGCCACCTGGAGGACGTCCGGGTCGAGGTCGAACAGCAGGCCCACGGGCTCCTCCGGGTCAGACCGCCCCGCCCAGGGCGGCCCACTGGGCGGACGCCCCGTCCGGGTTGGCCCGCACGTACAGGGTGACGGTCTCCCCCGGGCCGGCGGTGCCGCCGGCCGGGGACAGGGTGGCGCCGGCGGCGGCGGCCGGGGTGACGGCCCCGGCCCCGAGCTGGGCGACGGTGACGAACGTGTCGGCGGCGGCGGCGGCGGACAGGGTGACGGTCACCGGGGCGGCCCCGGTGCACTCCACCAGGGTGCCGTGGTCGGCGGTGCCGAGGGTGAAGGCGGTGCCCGCCTGCTCGGCCCGGACGGCGGTCAGGCGGGTGCTCCGCACGGTCGGGCGGTGGGCGGCCACCACCGCCCAGGCGGTGCCGTCGCTGGCCACGGTGACCGCCCCGCCGGCCTCCCGCACCGCCACCTGCTCGCCCGTCACCGGGTCGACCACCGCCCCGCCGCCGGCGGTGCTGAGCAGCACCGGGTACGCCCGGGCGGTGCCCGAGTGGTCGCGGACGGTGAGCGGCCGGCCGGGGCAGGTGGCCGGGTCGGGGATGGTCAGCCCGACGTTCGCCCCGGCGGTGTTGTCCACCGCCACCGTCAGCCGCCCGGGCAGGCGGTCGCCGGCCCCGCCGGGCAGCTGGTACAGGCTCGGGCTGGCGCCCTCCAGGCTGGTGGGGATGACGTTCACCCGCTCCGCCCGGTCGACGGCCGGGGCCCACACCCCGGCCAGGGCGGTGGCGAAGTGGCGGGTGCCGCCCATCAGGTTGGCCAGGGGCACCCCGGCGCCCGCCACCTCCGGCCCGTCGGCGCACGGGTGGCAGAGCTCCAGCCCGGCCCGCGGCGGGCGGCCGCGGTGCACCCGGCGGACGGCGTCGGCCGCCAGGGGGACCCGGTACAGGAGGACGTTCTTGACCAGCAGGCCGGGCACGCCCGACCCGCCGTCGTACCGCCCGCCGAGGGTGAACGCGGCGTACGCCGCCCGGTCGCCGGCCGACGCGGCCGCGGCCTCCACCAGCTCGCCGTCCAGGTACCAGCTCCACGCCGTGCCGGCGCCGCCGGTGCCCTCGGCGGCGTTGCGGACGACGGTGACCGTGTGCCAGTCGGCGTCGGTGCGGCGGAGGGCGCACCCGGCGGCGAACGCCGCCTGCCCGCCGGCCACGTCGAACCCGGCCGGGTTCCGCAGCCGCCCGTTGTTGCTCGAATCCCACCCGGCCACGGCCACCCCGGTGCCGGCGGTGCGGCGGAACTGGAAGCTGAAGGTGAACGAGTTCAGCCCGGCCGGGTCGTACGCGAGCGGCCGCCCGGTGCCGCCCGGGTTGGTCAGCCGCAGGCACGGCCCCTCCTGGCGGGTGTCCAGGGCGAGGGGGGCGCGGCGGTGGGCGTGCGGGCTCTTGAAGAAGTCGAGCGGGACGGAGTCGAACATGAGCCCGTGCCCGACGTCGTTCGGGTGGGTGTTGTCGGCGTTCGTGCCCGCCTTCCACTGGCCGTTCGCGCCGTGCAGGGCGGAGAAGAAGTCGAGCACCAGCCACGGGCGGTCGTCGAAGTGGCGGTAGAAGCGGTCGAACCACGGCAGGTGGCCGGCCGTGCTGGTGGCGTGCGGGTACGGGCCGCCGACGACGGGGATGCCGCCCTGCTGCTCGATCCGCTGGCAAATCCGCTCGATGCGGGACACGTACCCGTCGAACACCGGCTTGCGGTCGTTGTCCGTGGTCCAGTTGAAGAAGCCTTCGTTGAAGAACCCCAGGCCGACGACGACGACCGTGCCGGGGGTGACGAGGGGGGCCACGTCGGTGTAGAAGTTGGTCTCGACGGCGGTCGACGACTGGCCGGCGACGGCCCGGTTGTCCACGGACCAGGAGCCGTACTCGGACGCGCCGATCGCCGCGGCCAGCCGCCCGGCCCAGCTGAGGGTGCCCAGGCTGGCCCCGTCCCCGGCGGTGACGCTCGACCCGCACAGCACCAGCCGGCGGGTGAAGGCGCGGGGGGTGACGGCCACCTGGTGGTCGGCCCCCAGCCGGCGGGTCACGGGGACGACGGTGGCGGCGAAGTTGAGGGTGTGCGGGGCGACCGTCTGCGCCCACACGTCGCCGTTGGCCGCCCCGGCCGGGGCGGCCGCCTGCGGGGTGAGGTCGAGCCCGGCGAGCGGGGCGAACTCGCCGGCCCCGACCGCCCCGAGGGCGGCCCGCTGGGCGGCGGCGTCGGCGGCGGTGGCCACCGCCTTGCCGGCGGCGGTGACGGCCGCCCCGCCCAGCTGGAGGGTGCCGGTGACGTCGACCACGCCGGTGGACAGGGCGAGCGGGGCGGCGGTGCCGTCCCCGCCCTGCACCCCGGCCTTGGCGGCGGTCAGCCCGCCGGGCACCTGGAGCAGGTGTGGGAACGTGTCCTTCGGCTTGAACGCGACGAGATTTCCCATGCCGGCCGGTACCCCGCCGGGCGGGGCCGGCGGATTTTAAAAGGGTGAGGTCAACCTTTTAACATGCGGGCTAGTACACCCGCACCGGGGTGACCACCGCCCGCCCGCCGCCCCCGCCGGGGTCGCGCGGGCCGCCCGGGCGGCGGTCCCGCAGGTAGGCGGCGAGCATGGCCTTGTACGCGGCGCACGCCCCCAGCCGGAGCACGCTCTCCCGCGCCTTCCACGTGTCCTTCAGGTCGATGCGGTCGCCGCCGGTGCTGCCGATGGCGATGGCCTGGCCGGCCCCCTTCACCGCCGCCCCCTGGTTGGCCAGGCAGGCGGCGTGGGCGGTCGCCAGGGTGACGAACTCCGGGTCGGGGGTGGCCGGGGCGGTCGGGTCGGGGGTGACGGTGGCGTCGGCCACCGACAGGGCGTACGCCCGGGCCAGCCCGACGGCGGCGGTGTCGAACACCACCCGCCGGGCGGCGGCCACCCACAGGGTCTCCAGCTGGGCGTCGGTGTACTTCGGGCTCGCCCCGTCGTCCCCCAGCAGGGCGCGGAGCTCGGGAATCACCTCGTCGAACAGGGCCACGGCCCACCTCCGGTCATTCGAGGACCTGGACGGAATCGATGCTGACGCCTTGTGCCGGCCCGACCCCGACCGCCGCCCCGCAGTTCACCCCCACCTGGCCGGCGGCGGCGTACGTGGCGTCGTCGGCGGTGACGCGGTCCACCCCGCCCACCCGGAGCTTGACGGACGTGCCGGCGAACGCCAGCCGGGCGGTGCGGGTCTCGCCGGCCGGGATGGTCTCGGCCCAGCTGCCGAGCAGGGCGTAGCTCGGGCCGGGGTCCTGGCGGTAGACCTCCCACTCGGCGGACAGGTTGTTGTACCGCCCCATGTACCCGCCGAGCGTCGCCTCCGAGGCCGTGCCGACCGCCCGCCCCCACACGCCGAACACCGCCTGCTCGGCGCCGTCCCGCCGCAGCACGAACTCCACGGCGTAGTCGGCCGACGGCGGGGCGTAGTCGGCGAAGGCGTCCCGGCCGATGATGGCCCCGCCGGTGGTGTTGGCGAAGTACAGCCGGTTCGAGCCGATGACCGGCGTGCGGTCGGCCGGGAAGACGCCGACGGCGGTGGGGGCGAAGGCGTGCCCGCTGTCGCTCGTGTAGGCCGCGAGGGCCGTCCCGTCCGCCGCGGAGAACGTGGCCGCCAGGGGGAGGGCGGCCGAGGCGGTGTACCCGATGGCCGCCGGGTCGGCGAACCCGCCCGAGTCGGTCACGCTGACCGTGTGCGGGCCGTCGGCCGCCGGGGTGTAGGTGAACGTCCGGGTCGGGTTGGCCGAGTCCAGCACCACGCTCGTCGGGCTGAACGCGCCGGCGCCGGTGCTGGCCGGGGTGACGGTCAGCCCGGGGTGGACCGGGTTGGTGGGGGTGAGGGCGAGGGTGAAGGTGGCCGGCTCGCCGGTCAGCCCGGCGGTCGGGCCGGAGAGGGTGTACCCGGTGGCCGCCGGGCCGACGCCGGTGCTCCCCCGCAGGCGGAACCCGGCCTCGGTCGCCCCGCCCACCCCGGCCGTGCGGAACGCCAGCACCCCGAACAGGTAGACGCGGAACCGCACCGCCTGGGTGCAGTTTTGCAGGGCCGACACCCCGGACAGGTCGACCGCCAGGGGGTAGGCGAACGCGTTGGTGCCGGCCACCGTGCCCGACCCGGCCGCCGCGTCCGACCCGCCCCCGACCCGGTAGTCCACCCGCCACCCGCTCGCCCCCGACTCGTTCGGGTTGGAGAAGAAGGCGGTGAAGTCGAACGCGGTCAGGCTGAACTTCCGCCCGGCCGCCGGGGTGAGGGTGAACTCCCAGCGGTGCCCCTTGGCCACCGCGTCGGCGTAGTCCGCGATGCTGGCGGTGTTGTTCGGCGTGCCCATCAGGCCCGCCTGCCCGTTGTAGAACGAGTTGCCGTTGTCCCAGCCGGCCCGCGTCAGGCCGGAGGCGGTCAGCCCGCCCACCACCGAGTCGGCCGCCTGGCTGGTCGTGGTGTGGGCGGCGTCGGCGGTGAGGTAGTAGGCGAGCGTGCCGGCCTGGCCGTCGGCCAGCAGGTACGCCGTCCGCTCGGGTCCGGGCAGCCCCACCCCGCTCGCGTTCACCGCGCTGACGGCCAGGTACACCACCCGGGCCGTCGGCAGGCCGGTGAGGGCGGCGGCGGTGCCGGCGGCGGCCACGGACGCGGTGTAGTCCCCGGCGGCCGTGCCGTACCGCACCCGGTACCCGGTCGCCCCGTCCGCCTCCTCCCACGTCAAATCGGCCGCGTCGCCCAGCGTGCTCAGGGTGAGGATTTCCGTCCCGGCCACCGTGCCCGCCCTGGCCACCCCGATTTCCTCGACGGCCCGCGTCCCGCTCAGCCCGACCGCCCGCACCCCGTACAGCCCGGGGGTGAGGGTGCGGGCCTGCCCGGCGGCCAGCACCTCGCCGTCCACCTCCAACTCGTAGGGGCCGGCCCCGGTCGTGGTGCGGGTGAACTCGTAACTGCCGGTCTCGGGGACGACCACGTTCCAGCTGCACCACGCGGCCGGCCCGGACAGCACCGCGGCCGGGGCGCCGACGTGCAGCCGCACGTTCCCGGGCACCAGCCGGCACGGGGCGGTCAGCCCGTTCCGCGGGGTCTCCGGCAGGTCCGTCTGGGCGGCGACGTGGGCGGCCATGATGGGGTACGTCGTCACCCCCTCGATCAGGCCCGACTCGGCCGCGTTGTCGTTCCAGAACGCCCACTGCGAGTACGTGCCGGGGGTGGCCCGGCGGAACCCGGCGTGCTGCTCGTAGTCGGCCACCAGCCCCGCCCCGGCCGCCAGCCGGGGGTCGAAGAACTTGGTGTGGACTTGCAGCGGGTTGCCCCCGTCGTCGCTCGTCGAGTGGCCCCCCTCGTAGGTGGTGAGCTGCCCGCCCGCCCCGAAGGCGTGCCCCCAGTCGGAGATGGACGCGAGGGTCTGGACGAACCCGCCGGCCGGCTGCCCGGCCGCCAGCCCGCCGGCCGGGACGGGGGCGGCGAACACGGCGTCCACGGTGGTCACGTCGAACAGCTCGCCGAACACGGTGCCGGCGCCCTGGCCGCGGACGGTCAGGGTGTGGGCGGTGTTCGGGCTCAGGTCGGCCAGCCGGGTGGAGTACCACGTCGACAGGGTGGAGCCCACCACCCGGGCGGTGTAATACTGCTCCGGCCCGGAGAACTCGTCGGCCCGCAGCGGGCGGATCGAGTCGGCCCCCTGGGCCGGCCCCTCGTACGTCAAGTCCTGTTCGCCCGCCAGCCCCTCGTCGAGGATGAGGCGGACGCGGTTGGACGAGCCGGGGGCGTTCATCAGCCGGGCCACCGCCCCCACCTTCGCGCTGGTCATGCTCGCCGGGGTGGTGAACGCGAACCGCACCCCGCCGGTGCCGGTCAGGTAGAACCCCTGCGTCCGCCCGTCGCGGGGCTGGGGGATGCCGTCGCCGTTCCCGCTCGTCCACTTGAACGCCCCGGCGGTGCCGAGGAACGTGACGTTCGGCACGGCCGGGCTGGCGGTCAGGCCGTCCGACAGGGCCAGTGCCCCGAACGCGCCGGTGAACGTGTTGGTGGTGCCGAAGGCGTTCTCCGGCGCCCAGTAGTCGGCCGCCCCGAGGGCGGTCACCAGCGAGTTCAGCGGCGCGGCGGCGGTCGGCCACGGGCTGGCCGGGTCGCGTTTGGTCACCAGCCGGTCGGCGAAGTCGAGCGCGTCGCGGGCGGTGTTGTTGGCGTTGGCGTACTGCCAGAAGTGGGCCACCCCGAACCGCTTCCCCTTGCCGAACTGGGGGCCGAGGACCGCCTTGGCGGCCACGGCGAACTGGAGGCCGCGGGCGATGGCCGCCCGGGACTGCAGCGTCGTCTCGTTCGCCTCGGAGTCGTACGTCACCCAGCTCGTGAGCTGGGCGTCCCCGCCGCGGCGGAGGTGGATCAGGTGCTGGAAGTCGCAGAAGAACCCGCCGGCGAAGTTCCACAGCTCGTTGCCCACCTCCAGCAGCGCCCGCAGGTTCGGGTTGAGCGGCGGGAACGCCGGGTTCGCCTGCGGGCCGGGGTACGGGTTGGTCCCGTCGCTGCCGTACAGGAGGGTCTGGCACACCCTGGTCACGTAGTCGGCGTCGGCCAGCACCGGCAGGCCGAGCAGCAGGTGCGACCCGGTCTCGTTGCACCACTGGATTTTCCGCTCCAGCGACGGGCCGGACTCGAACGCGAACACCAGGTAGTCGTTCGGCGGGCCGGCCGGCAGGGGGCTGGTGTTGGTCACCCCGCGGTGCTGGTTGGCGTAGGCGCCGCGGGTGCGGGTGGCCCAGGTCGACTCGCACGACCCGGCGCACTGGAACCGGCACCCGCTGGCGTACTCGTAGGCGGCCTTGGCGGCCGGGTCGAAGGTGACGCCGGCGGCGAACGGGGTGCCGCTGCCCGGGGCGGACGGCTTGCGGATGGACAGGTTGGTGACGCCGGTGAACGTGGCGTCCGCCGGGAGCCGCTTGCACCCGACCAGGGTGAACGAGCCGGCGGTGAACGCCGGGTTCGAGTCGGCCACCGTCACGTCGAACGTCGTCGTGTTGGCGCCGGCGTCGTAGACGGGGGTGGTGGCGGACGTCACCTGCTGGGAGACGACGACCGAGTTACAGGTGCCGGTGAAGGTGACCCGGTGGGTGCCGACCAGCCCGGGGTCGACCCGGAGGCCGATGCCCAGGGCCGATGTGAGGTACACCGTCACGTCCCCCGACCCGTCCCCGGTCGGCCAGCCGGCGGCGTCCACCGGCGTGTCCACCCGCTTCGCCCCCGCCCACTGGTCGACGAACGCCTCCGGGCCGGTGTCGGTGCCGGACGAGAGCATCGACCCGAACGGGTTGTTCAGCCACACCTCCCAGTTCAGGTCGACCGGCCGCTCGGGCAGGCTCGGGGCGGACCAGGCGAGCTGGAACGTCTTCGCCCCGGTGCCGGCCCGGTACTCGACCTCCACCTCGTACAGCGAGCCGGCGGTGAGGGCGTGGTCGCCGGTGGACACGCCCGGGGCCGACTGGTCGACGACCGTGGTCCAGGCGGGGCCGCCGTCCGGGCGGATTCGCAGCCGGGCCCGGCCGTTGCGGGTGGTCAGCTTGAACGCGTGCGTCTCGGTGACCCCGGCGCGGAGGGTGCCGAGCGAGCGGGCCGACCAGTCGTCCGCCGGGACGGACTGGTAGGCGGCGTCCGGGCTGCCGCCGGGCTTGCGGCCCGCCTCCCAGGCGAAGTCCAGGAGCGGCTCGCGGCGGGCGAACGCGGCCGGGCCGGTGAGGTCGGCCGTCGGGAAGTAACTGGTGAGCAGGCCGGCGGCGGCCAGCCCGCCGGGGGCGGGCCGGGCCGGGCTGGCGACGCGGGCGGGCCCGCCGCGGCGGCGGGGGGCGAACAGGCCGAGTCCGGGGGTGAGCACGCGGGGCACCGGGCGGGGGGGGTGGGCGGCGGCCTTTACCCCGCCCGGCCGGGCCGGGCGATTTTAAAAGGGGAAATTCACCGTCACAGGGCCACCGCCTTCCCGCCGGTCAGCCACGCCCGGGTGGTGGCCCCGGCCGGCATCAGCTCGCCCCCGGTCGCCCGCCCGGACGCGGCGAACTCCTGGGCGTTCGTGCGGCCGGCCGCGGTCGCCCCGTACTTCGTCACCCCGGGCCCGCCGAACGTGATGTCCGCCTCGTACACGGCGGGGGCGTCGGCCGCTTGGCCGTCCCAGTACGCCTGAAAATCATCGGTCGACACCGCCTGGTGGTTGTGGACGAACACCTGGGCCAAGGCCATCGGAATGGCCGTGGCGTTCAGAGCGCCCGGGTCCGACTGGAGCGTCACCACGCCGGCCGTGGACCCGCCCGGCTTGACCAGCACGCAGTCGGTGAGGACGAGCCGCTGGCGGGTCTGGGCGATGTCGCTTGTCGCTTGCGGGCCGCTGCCGGGGAACGCGACCAGCACCGGGCGGGGGGTGCGGACGGTGGCGGTGGTGACGACCAAATCCTTGTTGCGGTCCGCGCCGCCGCTCAGCCACAGGCCGATGGGCGTGAACCCGCCGGCCCAGGCGAACGTGTCCGTCTGCACGTCGCCGTTCGTCAGTTCGATGCGGGCCCCCCACGTGTCGATGCTCATGCCGGCGTACACGAACTTCCGCAGGGTGAACCCCCGCAGGATGTACGGCGCGGCACCGCCGTAACTGCGACAGAATTCGTGCGTGTACGCCCACATCGACACCGGGCCTAACTCCATCTGCGGTTGGTCGGCCACGGCCCAGCCCGGCCCGTGGTCGAAGCTCATCCCCTTGAACGTCGCGTACCCCTCGAAGCTCAGCCCGGCGAACGGTATGGTGCCGAACGACACCGAGCGGTATTCGACCCCGTCCGCCCCTTCGCCGACGTTCGCCCCGCGGTACAACGGGACTTTCACCAGGGCGCCCCCGCCCGGCCGCACCCCGCCCCGCTGAAGGTAGTCGGCGTGGATCAGGTGCCCCAAGTATTGCAGCCCGGAGTCCGGGTTGGTCGTGTACTGGCCCACGTTGGCCAGCACGCACCGGGTGATGCGGTGCCAACCGAGGTTGAGCATCCAGAGCCCGTTCGCGACCGCATCATCCGGCCCGCCGTGCACGTCGGTGAACGAGCAGTCGACGAAATCACACCCCACTTCGGTGCCGATTTCCAGGCTGAGCGCGGCAGCCGTGCAGTCGTGGACGTTGCACTCGTCGAACCGCACGAAGCTGGTGTCGTGGACCGCCACCCCCCACTTCCGCCCGTCGCGGAGGCCCAGCCCTTTGAACCGGTACTGGTAGTCGCCGTGGGCGTCCGCGTCCGTGCCGGTCAGCCGGTTGAGCACCGCGACGAACTGCGGAACGGTTCCGGCGCTCGTCAGGGTGAACGGGCCGCTCCCCGTCACCGTCACCTGACCGGCCCCGAACAGGGAATCGAGGGCTGCCTGAATGTTGGTCCGGAGGGTGGCCGGAGTCGCGCTCCACGCGATTTCGGCGGTCTGCTGAGACCGCCCGGCCGGGCTCACGTACATCAGGCGGAACGTGCCGCCGGTGACGGTGCCGCCAAACGTGAGCGTCGATACTAGCGGGTCTGTGGCAACCGGCCCGGAGCAGTGGTGCAAATGCCACGCGTACCGGCCCTTCTGGTTCGGTCCGTACTTGGTCAGCAGCCCGTTCGCGGCCACAGCCCCGGAATCCGGCTCGGGTCCGGCGTGATTCGCGGTGCGGCCCAGGCTGTCCAGAAACACGTACTCGGCTTCGACCGCCACCCGGCCGGTGAACAAGACGTGCCCGCGGGTGCCGGCCGGGTTCGCCGACCGCACGACGACGTTGCGGTGCGGGTTGATGACGTGGCACCGGAACCGGGGGGTGCCGTCCAGGTCGTAGGCCCCGGCGTGGTCGTCTTCGAGCGGGGCGGCAAAGCTCACCACGCTCCCGCTGATCCCGGTGATGGTCCTCTCTTCCGGGCGGAACGGGAAGCCGAACGACTCGCTGTGCCCGAAGTGGTAGACGGGCTCGGTGGACAGAATCGCGATGCGGTCACCCACCCGCCACCCGGTCGGCTCAAATTCCAGGGTGACGCTCGTGTGCCCGGCCATCGGGTCGGTCGTGACCCGCAGCTGGTCGGCCCGCGTTCGGCGGGCCGCCCCGCCGAACCGGACGGTCGATGTGTCCATGGCGATCAGCCCGCGGCCGAGTTGCAGCGGGTCGACGTACCGGTCCGGGAGGGCGGTGTCGCGGAACGTGAGCGTGGCCGTGTGCGAGGCGTCGACACGGGCCGACGAACTGCCCATCTCATAAACGCCGTCGTCGAGTACGAACACGTCGTCGGCGACCAGTTCCGTCGTGGCGTCCGTGGCGAACTTCAGGTGCCCGCCGGTGTACACCATGACCGACCGGCAGGCGGCGTTCGTGTTCCGCAAGGTGACGGTGTGCCCGGCAATCACCACGTCCGTGCCGGCGGTGGGCACCACACCCCCGACCCACGTCGTGGTCTCGTCCCAGAACCCGGACTGTGCGGACAGGGTGCGGGCCGCCCCCAGCCGCAGCGGGAACCCTTCCCCGTGGTGGGCCATGCCGAACGGCAGCACGTCGGCGGTCAGCGGGGCGTTGCCGACGCCCGCCGCGGTGGCCGCGTTCGCCGTCAGGGCGAGCGTGACGGCCTCCGTCGGGGACACGCCCCGGGACAGCGTGTACTGCAGCACCGCCGACCCGGAGCCGGCCGAATAGGTGGCGGTCACGGCCCCGCCGGTCGCGGTCAGCGTCGGCACGGCCGCGTGGGTGACAGACCGGTCGAACGTCAGCCGCAGGGTCTGCGGGTCGCCGTGGTGGGCCGGCCACAGGGCCGCCACCCGCAGCCGCGGGCGGGGCGGGCGCTTGGCTGCGCCGGGGCTGAACGGGGGCACGGGTCAATCTCGCAGTACGAGTAGGAACCGGGCGATGACCACGAGGCTGTCCGCCATGCTCTGCACGGCCGTCAGGGCTTCCAGCTTTTCCGGCGAGTCGGGGGTGGCCATCAGCTCGGCCACGAGGTCCGGGCTCGACACCTCGGCCGCGTCGGTTGGTCCCCACGCCGTGGCGTTGGCCGGACAGGGCGTGAAGGACGCGGTGTACTGGTTCGTCGTCCGGTTCACGTCGATACAGACGCGGCGGACGCCGAGCCGGTCCGGAACGAATCCGGTGGACGGCGGGACGGTGTACGACTCGGGGTTGGGAATCGGAATCACGGGGGCTCCGGTCAGCGGATGACGTCGACCATCGCCTTGATGGGCGGGGCGGTGACGCCGGCCAAGTCGGCCGGGGTGAGGAAGGCGGCATCGAGCACGTCCATTGCCGCCAGCAGGCTCTGTACCTTTTGGGCGGACAGGTGGTTCAGGTCGCCGGCCCCCTGGTAGTCCGGGTCGGTCAGGGTCGCCACCCCGAGCGACTCCAGCCGGGCGCGGGTGGCCTTCAGGTCGAACACGGTGTCGTACAGGGCGCGGATTTGCTGCACCTCGGTCGACAGGGCGTTCATCTGCTGGGGGGTGATGGGCACGATAGCCTCTGTGGTTGGGGTTAGGTAAGGGTGACGGTCCCGGTGCGGACGGTGCCGCCCGAGTCCTTCAGTTTGATGACAAGGTTGCCGCTACCGTCGGTGTAGAACGCGACGGAGCCGTTCGGGAGTAGGGCGTTGTCGGGGGCGGCGGCGTGGGCCGGGAACACCGGGTACCCCCGGCTGCCGTCGGTGACGCCGCGAAGGTACTCGCGGGCAGCGGTGTCATTCACCTCATGGACGGCCCGGCCTTTTCGGGTGGCGTCGGTCGATTCCGCCCACTCAGCCCGCCACGCGGCCTGTCGGCGGTTGGTGGTGGACGAGTCTTCCCACAGACCGACGGTCGAACTGTTGGCCGGAACGCTCACCCGGTAGCCGGTGCCGCCGGGGGTCATTACGGAGAAGGCGGGGAACGTCTGAGAGTTCGCGGGCCAACATTCCACGGACGTTCCGACTGCCACATTGCTATCAGAATGTCGGCGACCGAACTGAACCCGGTAGTCACCGCCCCCGCCCGGATTCGGGGTGAGGATTATATTCTGGCCACCGCCACCGGCGTAGAAAACGAGATGACCAGTCACGGCACCGATAATCGTCTCGTCGCTATTCGGGGTGACGTCCAACCCGTTCCCGCTGTCACTGCGACTGATGCGGAACCGCCCGCCCCCGTCGTCGGTCGTGAAGGCATAACTTCGTCCGATTGGGCGAAGGACTAGCGACGGGTTGTCACCCCCGGTTATCTCCAACTTGTCCACCCCGTTCGCGACCGCCCGGAGCAGGGGAGCCGTCTGCCCGGTCGCGGCCCGCAGTTCCAACGGCACGTCGGTCGACGCCTGCGCCGTCGCGGTCAGGTGGACGCCGCTACCGGCGTAGACCAGAGCGGCGGCCCCGCCGAACGCGCCGGAGTTGTTGAACTGAACTTGTCCGCCCGCCCCGCCGGCCACCCCCACCGGCAGCACTTCCCACCGGCTCATCGCCCCCCGGTACCGAAGCAACACCTTCCCACGGGCGTTCAGGGTCAAGGCGGCCCCGCCCGGAATCAGGAACCGGTTGGCCGCCGTGCTGGACGCCGAGTCGTCGGCCAGGACGAGGGGGTTGGTGCCGACGTTCCAAATTTCCGCAATCTGCCCGTCCACCTGCCCGATGCTCAGGCCGGTTAGCGTGCGGCTGGCGTCGGTGGATACGGCGTAAAACATCGCCACCGGCGGCGCCCAATCGTTCTGGTCGCTGGTGATTTGGGCCGGGGTGAGCGGGACGGAGCGGAGGGTGCCGCCGCCGGTCCCCGCAAAATTCTCGATGCTCAGCACCCGTGGGGCCACCCGCGAGAGAGCGGTGTCTACCCCCGAAATGGTGACCCCGTTCGACCACTCGATCCGGCCGTCCGACGACAGGGATAAATCGGAACCATTTAAACAGGTGATGTGGTCCGTCGGCGTGACACTCGGCCCGACGCCTCCCCCCGTCACGCCGAGTACCCCGCCGTACCCGACGCTCACGCCCTGTGTTCCGGCCGTGCCGTGGATGTAAACCACGTCAAGCGATGACGCATCGGCACGAGTCACCCCAACGGCGGAACCGGTCGCGTGGATAAGCCGAAGAACCCCGGACCTCGACTCAACCTTTCCGTTCGTCCCATCGTGACTGATTTCTAACGTGTCCGTGCCGGGTGCCCCGCCCGGCTGGTCCACCGCCAGCACGCCGGTGTTCGCGTTATACCGCACGTCACCAGTCTTCGGCCCCAAGTCGCCGGTGGCGTCCGGGAACAGGCCGACGTAGCAGGTGGTGTCGGTGCCGGCGTCGGCCACGGTGATCTGCGTCGGCACGCCCCCGCCGCCGCCGTCAACAGCGGCGTATTGGCTGATATACCAGCGGGTAGCCCCCACTTTGACCGCCGTCGCCCACTCATACTGATTAAGCGTGATACTCCCGGTCGCCCCGGTGCCCACCGACACCAGCGCGTCACTGGCGATCGCGACTGTGACCGCCCCGACCGAGTCGTTGGCGAACGCCAACACCGCCCCGACCGGGTACGCCACCGAGGCGTTCGCGGGGACGGTGAACGTGCGGGCGCTGACGTCGCTGGCCGGGTGGTACAGGCACTTGCCGTTGTCGGCCAGCACCGCCGTGTAGTCGGCCGACTGGCTGTTCAGCGGCACCCCGCGGAACCCGACGGCGGTCGTGCCGTCGGCCGTGCAGTTGGTCAGGGTGCCCGAGCTGGGGGTGCCCAGGGCCGGCGTCACCAGCGTCTTGTTCGAGAGCGTCTGGGCGGCGGCGGTGGTGACCACCCCCATCCCGGCGAGGGCGTCGTCCAGCGACACCTCGTTCCGGGACCCGCCCTTGGAGCACGGGAAGACGGTGGCCCCGGTGACGGTGGACGGGGTGAGCGGCGTCGCGGTGGGGAAGACGGGCATGGGCGACCGGGGTTACGAGGGCCAGGACAGGGGGGTGGCGTCCGGCCACGCGGCCGGGGTGGCGTCCGGCCACCCCAGGGCGGCCGGGGCGGGGGGCGACCCGCCGCGGCGGCGGAGCAGGGTGAGCAGGAGGCCGAGGCCGAGCATCAGCGGATTCCGTGCAGGCCGGTGGCGGTGGTGCCGGTGGCGAGCACCCGCCGCACCCGCACCGGCAGGAGGAAGGCGTCGGGGACGGTCCAGGCGTCGGTCAGCCCGTCCACCCCCTCGAACGCCACCGCCCCGCCGGCGGTCACGTACACGCTCCGCAGCGGCGGGTCGTAGGTGGTGGCGTCGCTCGGGGTGACGGCCACCGACCCGAACCCGGGGGACTCGGGGGCGTTGCCGGACACCTGGTAGTCGGACGGGGAGAAGGACATGGGGGCCTCGGGGTGGGGTCGCCCGCCCCTACCCCGCCCGGCCGGGCCGGGCGACGTGAAAAGGGGAACGCCCCCCACGAAAAAGGGGAGGGCCCCTGCCCTCCCCCGTCTCAACCCCGTGCGGGCCCCGCGGGCGGTTACGCCTGGCCGAGGAGCAGGTGCCGCTCGTCCAGCGCCCCCACCCCCCACTTGGCCCGCCCGTACCACCCCTTCTTGTCCTCCTTGTGGAGGGTGGGGTCCTCGTGGATTTCGATGTTCATGCCCACCGGCATGACCACCTTGTCCTTGTGCCGGGTGTCCACCCCGACCACCAGGTTGGTCTTCGAGTTGGTGAACGTCCCGCCCAGGGTGTCGTCCCAGTACTTCTGGTACACCCCGTCCGGCCCGAGCTCGTCGATGTCCACGTACTCCACCTTGGCGAACCCGAGAATCTTGCCGTCCTCGGCGTCCAGGATGTCGGTGCGGTACATGTCCCCGATGTCGGTGGCGGCCAGGTACAGGATGGTCTCCCGCAGCTCCGGGCTCATGTACAGCCGGTTCATCCGGTACCCCCGCTTGGAGGTGTACTTCTGCCCGGCCCGCCGCATCTTCGTCTGCATCTGCCCCTGCAGCTTGAGGGAGAAGGTGCCGGCGGTGGCGGCGGTGTCGACCACCAGGAACCCGCGGTCGTGGGCGGTCTTGAGCACCAGGTGGAACACGTCGTCGTTCATCGACATCTGCCACCCGGCGGCCATCCCGTCCAGGGCCCGGGCGATGACGTCGAAGTCCCCCCGGCGGACGCTCTCCAGCGGCACCCCGATGGTGTTCCCCCGCATGCTCATGGGGATGCGGAGGTTGTCGCTCTCCACCATCCGCTGCGGGATGTCCCCGATGCGGGGGATGTAGAACGCCTTGAACTCCCCCATGTCCTTGTTCCAGAACAGGTCCTTGGGGTAGTACACGTCGGCGAACTCGTCCGTCGGGCGGACGGTGGCCAGCTCGCCGAACAGGGCGTCCTGGAAAATCTGCTCCTTCACGTACCCGCCGACGGCCTCGGCCACGGCCGGCTCGGCCGCCGCCGCCACGGCCAGGTCGGCCGACGCGCTGTCCTTGAGCAGGGCGATGAACTCTTCGGGTTTCTCGAACACGGGGGCTCCGGGGGCGTGAAGCCCCTTCTGTGTGGGTGGGGCGGGCGGGGCCCGCCGGGAGGGTGTGTGACTTCGCTCTTTTAACGCGGGCGGGTTCGCCGCCCGGGGGGTGCGGGGGCCGGCCCCCGCTTAGAAGGCCTTCACCTGCAGCAGGGCGTACCCGTCGCTGTCCTTGGTCGACTTCCACTTGCCGACCACCCCGTTGCCGTTCACGCTGGCCGTGCCGAACGTCGAGTCGGCCGCCAGGTAGGCGTCCCCTTCGAGGGCCGGGGTGCCGGTGATTTTGTTCGTCCACACCTCGCACCACTCGCCGATGGCGACCGGCTCGCCGACGTTCGTGTCGGTCGGCTTGAAGCTGGACCGCGGGTAGGTGGACAGGTCGACGTTCTTCACCTGGTTCAGGGCGACGCCCAGGAACTTGGTGCCGCTCGGCGGGGCGCCGGCGTACGCGGCGGCCACCAGCCGCTGGCCGTCCAGCGCCTGGCCGACCCCGCCGCCGGACGGCTGGGAGGCCTTCAGAATCATCGCGCAGCCGTCGTCGGCCACGGCGTCGGTGACGTACCGCGTGTTCTCCGGGGCGAACGGGCGGTAGTGGGCTTTGCGGGCCATGGGGTGCGGGTCCTTACTTCTTGGTGCGGGTGGAGGGTTGGGCGGCGGCGGCCTTCTGCTTGCGGGCGTAGGCCAGGATGCTGTCGCGGGCGGCCTGGCCGCGGGTCGGCTTGGGGGCCTCGGCGGCGGCCGGCGGGGGCGGCGGGGCGGGCGGGTCGACCGGTTCGAGGGCGGCCAGGGCCGGGGGGTCGGCCGGCTTCGCCGGCGGCTCGGCGGGCGGGGCCGGCTTGGCCCCGGCGACGGCCGCCAGGTTCTTCTCCACCAGGTCGTCGGTCAGGGCGGCCAGGGTGAGGGCGATGGCCCCGGCCTTGTCCGCGTCCACCCCGTAGGCGGCGGCCACCTTGGCGGTGAGGGCGGCCAGCCGCCGCTCCTGGGCGACGGCGTCCAGGTCGGCCTGGGCCCGGGCCAGGTCGGCCCGGGCCTTGTCCAGCTCCGCCTGGAGCTCGTCCCGCTTGCCGGCCAGGGCGGCGGTGGCCGCCTGCTCGGCCGCCAGCCGGGCGGTCGCCTCGGCCAGCTGTCGGGCGGTCGCCTCGCCGTCGGCCTTGGCCTGGGCCAGGTCGGCCTCGGCCGCGCCGGCCGTCTTGTGGGCGGCGGCCAGCTCGGCCTTCAGCTTGTCCAGTTGTTCGTCCATTGCGGTTCCCGTGGGGGGTTCTGGGGGCGTGTACCCCGCCGCCGGCGGCGGGGCGTCGAGGGCGGCGGAAATTTTTCCGGAAAGTTGCTTCCCGTCGAACGAGTAGACGGCCGACTTCGGGTTGGCCGGGACGGGCACGAACCCCTTGCCGGCGAAGGTGATTTGCCGGAGCACCTGCCCCAGCCGCTTGCCCTTGTACGTGTTCGTCGCCCGCGGGTTGTACCGGCTCAGGTGGGCGGACAGGAACGCCGTGTCCTTCGTCCGCCGGACGAACTCCACCTGTGCCAGGTCGACGTCCGTCCACTCCGCCCCGGCCGGGGCGAGGGCGTAGTCGAAGTCGTCGTGCAGGGCCTCCATGCTCGCCCACCAGGCGCCCTGCTCCAGCTCCTCGATGAACGTCGCCATTTCTTCCGTCGCCGCCTTGTCCTTGCCGACGCGGTACAGGACGGTGGTGTCGAACAGGTGGAACGAGTCGGGCAGGTCGGCCGCGGCGGTGTCGAGGGGCAGGTCCGACCCGTCGGCGGCGGCCGCCCGCACGGCGGTGGCGTGGCCGACGATGTCCGCCCGGTCGTGCCGGCGGTTGGCCGGCTTGTCCACCGGGGTGAACCGGGCGGCCCACGTGTCGGCCGCCGGGAAGAAGTGGCCGTTGCGGTTGAACCCGGTGCTCACCAGCAGGGTCTGGCAGTAGTACAGGTCCTTCTGGTTCAGGTTGGTGGCGAGGGCGAGGCCGCCCTCGCCCGGAAGACCCGGGGCGGGCAGCGGCCGCACCTCGCACACGGCGTCCACCCGGGCCGCCGCCAGGGCCGGGCCGAGGCCGGCTTCCAACTCCGCCGGGAACGGCGTGATGCCCATGGGTTATTTCACCTTTTTAAAATCGCCGCCGGCGGCGGCGGACGTGTGCTCGGACGTGTGCGTCTTGTTCGCCCGGTCGGCCACCCGCCGGCACAGGCTCATCGAGTACACGGGCGGCTCGCCGGCCGGCCCGCAGCAGCCGTAGGTCGAGAAGCAGACGCTCTCCAGGTCGGTCACCGGCACCCCGTCCCGGGTCAGCGTGAACGCCTTGGTGACGGTGTCGAAGGTGGCGGTTATCTGGGCCATGCTCGCGGGCTCGCGTTCTCGGGGTCCGCGGGGCGGAGCCCCGCGATTTTAAAAGGGTGAAAATACGGTCGTCAGTCCTCTACCCCGCCGGCCCGGGCGGCGGCCAGCAGGGCGAGGCGGCCGGCCCGGTCCTGGGCGAGGGGCAGGCCGGCCAGGGCGGCGCGGGCGGCCCGCAGGTCGTCGGGCAGGGCCAGGTCCCCCTCCAGGGCGGCGAGCACGTCCGCCTCCCCCGCCCCGGCCGGCAGGCGGGCGAGCACGGCGAAGTGCAGGTCCTCGTACTCCGCCACCTGGGCGGTCGACAGCTGGCGGAAGGTGGCCTTGCCCAGGGCCCCCAGGTACAGCGGCTTGAGCACCTCGTCGGCCACCTCGGACGCGGCGGCCAGGGCGGCGGCCGCCCGGCCGAACGGGACCACCTTGCGGGGCCTCCGCTTCACCTTGTCGGTCGAGCCCGGCGGGCGGCCGGTCCGCTCCGGCGGCTTGTACGCCGCGGGGTCTTTCGTCCCCCGCTTCTTCCGGTTCCGCCGCTTCGGGTCGGCCGGGTCGGCCGGGTCCGGCTGCAGGGCGGCGGCGTGCTCGGCCGGGGTCTTCTCGCCCGCCTTCGGCGGCGGGTAGTCCAGGCCCACCTGGGACGGGGTGAGGTGCCCCTGGCCGACGAACGCCCGCTCGTTCATCACGTCCCGCTGGTACTCCAGGGCGAACGGCCCGGCCTTGGGCGGGGCGGCCCCCCGCTCCCGCGCCGCCCGCTCGCGGCGGAGGCGGACCTGCTCGATTTCCGGCACCGCCCCGAACCGCTCCTGCAGGAACTCCAGGCTCAGCCCCTCCCGGTCCATGAGCTCGATGAGCAGCCGCTTGAGCTGGGCGTCCTCGCCCAGCGGGGAGCCGTCGAACACGACGGTGAACGGGTGGCGGAACCCGAGCGGCTGGCGGACGCCGAGGTCGAGTTCGGCCTCCCAGAACCCCTTCAGGACGTCCCGCACGTACTGCAGCCGCTCGACCAGGCTCTGCATGGACACGGCGTTGTTGGTGAACCCGGCCTGCCCGCTCGACGTCCCGCCGGTGAGCGTCGGCGGCACCCCGTACCCCTGGAAGATGGCCTCCAGGGTGGGCACGTACTTCTCCTTGCCGAGGAAGTGGTGCACGTCGGTGGTGATTTCCTTGCAGTCGATGAACGGGTCCCAGATGATGTCCAGGGTGCCGCCGTTGACCGACTGGGTGACCAGGTCGTTCAGCCGGGCCATCATCTCGCGGGTCGGGTAGATGATGTTCTCCGGGTCGTCGGCGTCCTTGCCGAGCGTCCAGATGCGGGTGCGGGTGACCGCCCCGTCGGCCGCCATCTCGTCGGCCAGCTTGAGCTTGCCCAGGGTGCGGAGGTCGCGGAGCACCGAGTAGGTGATGGGCACGGGCACCGCCTGGTGGTCGGCCCGCTTGTAGAACAACAGGACGTTGTCCTTGGCCGTCAGGCGGACGGCGTCCCCGGCCGGGTCGACGGCCGCCCGCTGGGGGGCCGGGCGGAGCCACGCGAACAGGCGGCGGCCGGCGGCCGGCGGGCCGACGGCGTACCCGCTCAGGTCGGGCGTCTGGCCGGGGGCGAACTCGGCCGGCAGCCGCAGGGTGCGGGGGTCGAGCACGTCGTACCCGACCGGAATCTGCCCGGGCGGGAGCGGGCTCTTGACGACCGGGCGGACGGCCGCCGGCTTGAAGCCGTCCGGCAGTCTGGCCAGCCGCCGCTTGAGGGGCGCGGTGCCGGCCAGGTACAGCATGTGGGCGATCCGCTCGGACCGGTCGCGGGCGTTCACCCGCTTGAGCCACTCCCGCCCCACCTTCTGGGCCCGCACCCCGCGGTTGAGCACGTCCATCCCCTTGGCGGTGAAGTCGGCCATCAGGTCGATGATGTTCCGCACCAGGGAGAACTTGTGGTACGCCTGGAAGCAGGCGTCGATGACGTGCACCGGGTCGGTGGGCAGGGCGGACTCGGGGCGGAACCAGTCGCGGTCGCCCTCGTCCAGCCCGTTGGTGACGGTGGTGTTCGGGTTGGCCGCCGGGAACAGGGGGGCGGCGGTGGCCGGGCGGGGGTCCGGGCGGCGGCGGCAGACGGCGTGCCCGTAGTCGGCGGCGCGGGCCAGGTCGGGCGGGGTGCGGGTGTACAGGGGGGTGGTCACGCTGGAGTCCGACTGGAGTGGGGTCACCCCCCACTACCCCGCCGCGGCCCGCCGCCGGGCGGGCGGGCGGCGAACCCGCCCACCCCGCCGCCCAGCTTGGCGGCCATCCGCCCGGAGCACACGTACAGCACCCCGGTCGGCTCCCCGGTCAGCCGGAGGGCCCCGGCCCGCCCGCCCAGGGCGACCGGGGCGGGCAGGGAGGCGGGGGCGGAGTTCACCAGCCGGGCCCCCCAGTTGGCCATGAGCAGGGCGGAGTACCGGTCCTTCTTGAGGGGGCCCTTCCGCTGGCCGGGCACCTTGGCCTCGGGGACGTCCCACCGCTCGGTGTTGTTCGACGTTTGGGTGTGTACAATAGTACACATCTCATCCTTCAATTCCTCAATCTCGTGCAACACACTCTCGAACGCGTCCTCCAGGGCGTCCCCGTCGGCCCCGACCCGGCCGGCCGCGACGTCCTGCTCGTGGGCCAGGGCGAACCCGATTTCGTCCACCCGCGGGAACAGCAGGACGCGGTCCTCCAGGTCCTTCCGCATGGCCCAGTTGGCGTCCTTCAGCCACTGCTGCTTGCCGAAGTTGACCGGCCGCAGGAAGTGGTCGCCGGCCATCCAGTCGGTGTCCCGCGGGTTCTCCTTGTCCGGGATGGGGTAGACGGGCCGCTCCCCCTCCTCCAGCTTGGCCGGCTCGCTGAACGCCTCGAACAGGGCGTTGCCCGCGCCCCCCGACCCCTCGTCGATGACCACCTCGGTCGGCGGGAAGCGGCGGAACATGTCCCGCAGCTTCCGCACGGCGTACGCGTAGAAGTCCATGGGGATTTTCCCGCTCTTCCGCTTCTTGCGGTGGTCGGACTTGTTCGTCGTCCAGCAGAACACGACCCGCCGGTGGTCCGGCCACACCTCGGTGACGACGACGGCGAAGTTGTCCCGGTTGAACGCCGGGTCGACGCCGTACGCGTACTTACACCCCTCCCGCCCCTGCATGGCCGGGCCGAACTCGACCACCCCGCAGGACGGGAACTCGGGCGGCGGCACCGGCTCCTCGGTCTGCCCGCCGATGGTCGCCCGCTCGATGAGGCTGCGGCGGTAGAAGCCGTCGGAATCGGTCACGAAAATCGTCAGGTACTCCGACTGGTACGCCGCCAGGGAGCTCATCTGCCGGGCCCGCTCGATGGTCTTCTCGTCCATGAACCGGCGGGGGATGCGGTCCCACGGCAGGCGGATGACGGAGTAGTCCCGCCAGTCGAAGCTGTCCGGCGGCGGCCCGCCGAGCACCTCCCGGACCCGGTCCGGGTCGCCGCGGGTGGCGACGATGTCGTGGTAGTTCTGCCAGTACTTGAAGAAGTGGTTGAACTTGTACGAGGCCGTACCCGACAGGACGGACTGGTTCCCCCGGCGGCCGGCCGCCCCGAGGGCGTCCAGCTCCGGCGTCCACAGGTTGAGGCGGCGGAGCAGGAGTTCGCGGTTGTACTCGGCCGCCTTGGCGACCGGGTTGGCGGACACGGCCCCGAACCCCTGGACGACGACGCTGTACACCTCTTCCGTCACCGACGCAAACTCGTCGCAGATAACAGTTTGCGCCCGGATGCCCCGGATGGTCTCGCCGGTCGGCCCGAGCGGCAGGAACAGGGCGACCGAGTCGCCCACCCGGAACTCGCACCGGTCGTTCCCGCCCCGCCGCGGGCCGTTGTCGTACGACCCGTGGCCCTTCCCCACCAGGTCGCGGAACACGGGCGAGTTCGACCAAATCCGCTGGCAATATTCCCATATCACCATCGACTGGCGGAGCGACTTGGCCACCACCGCCACCTGGGAGCCGGGGCAGAAGGTGAGCTTGAGCAGGATGAACAGGGCGAGCAAGCTGGACTTGGACCCACCCCGGCTGAAAATCAGCATGGGGAACTGCCGCCACCACAGTTCGAGCAGGGTGACCGTCTGGAACGGGGCCACCCGCAGCGGGTCCACCCCGTCCATGCTGAACAGGTGGTAGCAGGCGAACGGGAAGTACTCCGGGTTGGACAGCACCCGCAGCAGGCTGATGTCCGGCCGCTCCAGGGCGAGGGCGTCCAGCCGGTTCGGGCTGAACGGGTGGTCGGTCACGTCCGGCGTGTACAGCAGCCGCTCGATGGACCGGGCGGCCTCGTCCGGCGGGCACGGGGCCCCGTCCGCCCGCGGCTGGATGGACAGGATGTCCTCCTCCGTCAGGTAGAACATGGCCTCGTCAATCAGGTGCTTGAGGCGGTCGTGGGCGTCGGTGAACGCGGGCAGGTGTTTCTTGGCCACTTAAATGTGCCCGTACCTTTCGAGCACCCGCTTGAACAGGCCGCGGGCGAACGCCTGGGCCTTCTCGGGGGTCTCGCAGAACACCCACTGGACGGTCGGGTGGGCGAGGGTGAGTTCGGCGAACCGCTTGTGCAGGAGGGCCGGGGTGACGCGGAGGCGGCGGCGTTTGGACTGCGGGATGCCCGAGTTTTCGGGGAATTCGTCGAGCCGCCGCCAGGGCGATTCGACCACGACGTACGGGTGGGCGATGGCCCGCATCCGCCCCAACTCCCGCTCGAACCGGTCTTCGAAGAAATTCCCCGCCAGCTCCGCGGTGTTCCGTTTGCGCTCGATCGCGACCAGGTGCCCGAGCCCGTCCAGGGCGTAGTCGCCCGTGGCCACGGTGCCCGGCCGGCTGCCGGCGCACCACGAGTGCGGGGTAAAAACCCACGGGGTTTGTTCCCTCGTGTCCTGAATCACCCAGAACGTCGGCTTGGCCTCGGCCATGGTCTCCCGCGGGCTGACGCCCGCGATTTTAAAAGGGTGAAATACCATTAGGGCACCGGGGCCGGGGCCGCTTCGGGTAGCGGCTCGGCCGGCGGCAGGGCTTTGAGGACGGTGTCCGGGGTGAACAGCGGGCTGTCGACGGTGCCGTCGGCCAGTTTGATGGGGCGGGCGAGCCGCTCGGCCTCCCGCCTGCCCACCTGCTTCATCAGGGCCGCCCGCTTGCCCTCGGTCTCCCGCTTGTCCTCGGACAGGACGACCTTCATCAGGTCCTGGAAGGACATCGTCTTGGTCAGCCGCTCAATCCGCTGCTCGCGGGTCGACTTCAGGGACTCGAATATCTTCCGGTGCTTCTCGTCCAGGTCGGAGTGCTCGCGGACGAGGGAGTTCAGTTGACTCCCGAGTTGGCGGGCCCGCTCCTGTAAGCCTTCCATCGTGCGGACGGTGGCCTCGTCCCGCGCGATGGGCTGGCCGGGGGCGGCCAGCGGCCACAGCTTGTTGATACGCTCCCACTCGGCCTCGGCGTCCCGCCGCCGCTCGATGGCTTCTTTCTGGGCGGCCAGGTTGCGGTGCTTGAGCACGCTCAGGGTGACCGCGTCGTGCACCTGCACCCGCTCGGTGGCCAGCACGTCCCCGCCGAACTGTTCGAGCATGTCCGCGTACTGGTCCTCGTAGAACCGCTGCTCGTGCGGGAAGAAGGACGACTTCACCTGCCGCCACAGCTCGCTGTTGTGCAGGTCGGCCAGCAGCCGCTCGCGGGGGGCGGCGGCCGGGCCGCCGAGGGCGGACTGGGCGGCGGCGGCGGCCAGCTCGTCGGCCGTCGCCTTCGGGAACAGGCGGGCGACCGCCTTGGCGATGGTCTCCGCCGGCCGGCCGAGGGCGGCGGCGATGTCGGCCACCGGCTGGCCGAGCTCCACCCGCCCGCGGATTTCCCGCAGCTCCTGGGAGGTCATCCCCCGCTTCGGCTTGTCCCGCCTCGGCTTACTCACCGCCCGGTCCCCCCTCCCCCGGTTTTTCCGGAAACCCGAACGACTCCAGTAGACTCGGCGCGTGGTCCCGGATAATTATAAGTATGGTTTCTCGTATCTTCTCCCGGCGGTGGCGGGCGACGGGCCGCCCGGCCCGCATGCGGAGGTAGTCGGTGCGGAGGGCGGCGGGCAGGCGGGCGTCGAGCAGGGCGGCCAGCTCGGCGGCGGCGGCCGCGTCCTCCTGCTCGGGCGGGCGGGTGCCGGCGTCCGGGCAGGCGAGCACCGCCTCGTCGTACCCGGCCGGGGAGAGGAGGCCCTTCTTGGCGTCGTTCAGGGCCCGCCAGGCGGCGTACGGCCGGCACGCCGCGGCCACCCCGGCGGCCGGGCACGGGGTGCCGGCGTGGCACGCCCGGCACGGCGGGTCGTTCCGCTGGCACTTGGCCCGGTACAGGTGGCCGAGCTTGTTGTGGAAGTGGGCGCGGAGGAACGGGGTGGGCGGGCGGGAGCGGTCGTACGCCCCGTCCCGCCACGCCTGCAGGGCGAGGATGCGGGCCTCCTGGGCGATGTCCTCGCCCTCGAAGTACCCGAACGCCATCTGCCGGCGGATTTTGGTGATGAGCCCCTCGGCCGCCGCCCAGTACTCGGGGGACGGCGGGTCAGCGGGCGATTTTGCACTGTTCAAGGGCGGCCTCGGCGAGGACGGGGTCCTCGGGTTCTGCGGGCGGGTCGACGGCCGGGCCGACCAGCAGCGGGTCGGCGGCGGCGACGAGGACGAGCGGCTCGTCCGGCGTGTCGGGGGACATACGGTTTCCCTTTTAAAACGGAGAACGGTCCTCCGTTCTCCCATACCCCGGGCGGGCCCCGTGCCCCGGAGGCGGCGTGCTGGACACCTTCTGGGAGGGGCTGCTGGGCGGGCCGGGGGACGTGCCCGGGGTGGCCGACCTGATGCGGCTGCACGGGCTGAAGGAGGAGGCGCGGGCGCTGCCCGTGCTGGCCGACGGGCTGCGCGTGCTCCCCGGCCCGGCGTACGGGCGGATGCTCGTGCGGGCGGTGCGGAGCCTGATGGCGTACACCCCGGCCGAGCGGGCGGCGTGGTTCGCCGCGTTCGACGCCCGGGGGCTGGACCTGACCTGGTAGGGGCGGTAGGGGGAATCCGCTGGACACGTCCGGCGACCAACCCCTACCGCCCCCACGGGCGGGGGAGACCCCCACATTATTTTAAAAGGTGAAAAATGTCCGCGAACCCCCAGGCGGGTCCCGCGAGCCTGCCGGCCTTTTGGGAGGCGGTGTTCGCCGGGGTGGAGGGCCCGGCCGACGTGCCGGCGGTGGCCCGCCTGTTGGCCGCCGCCGGGTTCCGGCGGGAGTCCCTGGTGCTGTCGCTGCTGGGGAAGCGGCGGTTCGGGTGGGAGCCGCAGGCGGCCGGCCCGGACGGGGGCTGGCTGCTCCACCACCTGACCGCCCTGCGGGCGGACGGGAGGGGGTACGGGGAGACGCTGCTGGCCGGGCTGCGGCTGGCGCGGGGGTGGGGGGACGGGCTGGCCCGCGAGCTGGGCGTGCGGACGCGGACCCTGGACCGGCGGGGCGAGCCGCACACCTGGCTGAGCCTGGTGGTCCCGTTCTAGCGGGCCCCGCCCGCGGGGGTACGGGCGGTTCGGGCGGGGCGAACGAAGCGAAGCGACCATCTTACGGGGACGGTAGGGGTTGGTCGCTGGACAAACGGGGCGGAGGCCGCGGGGTGTGAGGTCGCCCCCCGCCCCCCGCCCGCCCCCCTGGGGGGGGTGCCGTTCGGGATTGGAAAACCCCCGCGCCCTCTGGTGGTGCGGGGCGACCCGCGACGAACGAACCGCCCGCCGCGAGCGAATCGCGGCCGACCGAACCGACCGCCCGCCGGGAAAGGCGAGGGGCACGGGCCGGGCCGACAACCTCAACCACCCACACGGGGGAGACGCCATGTTCACGAACGGCTTAACGGAAGACATGTTGGTTGCGACTCGGGCGAACGTGGCCTACGCAGTGCGAATGGTCGCCAAACGGCTCGCGGAAGGAAATGAGCGGTCGGCGACGGATTGGTCGGAAATGGTCATCCGCTATCAGACGGTAGCGGCCTATCTGTCCGACCGGATTGCCCGGAACGACGACTAAGGCATTCGCCCCGCGCCCTCTGTCGGCGTGGGAAACGGGCGGAACGACCCTTCGCCGGGATAGGCGGGGGGCATGGTCCGGCCGACATTCGAGACTAACGCACCGTCCGATCCGGACGGGACGGGAAACCGGTCTCGGCTCACAGTGCGGGCACCGCCCGCGTTCTTGAGGGGTTACGCCATGAGTCTGTTCAACCGGATGACGAACAAGGGGTTCAAGCGGGTTCACGGGATGCGAACGAAGGAGCGCATCGTCGGCACGGTGGACGGGGTGGAAGTGAAGTACCAGCTCGATGCCGGCATCAACGCGACGGACATCGCGGAGATTGCCGAAACGGTGGCGTCGGAAGGGGTGAAGGTGACGGCGACGGAAACGGTCGAACTGACGGGCGCGGCCGCCGACCGCTCGCGGAGCATGGCGTTCAAGGGCCGCGCGGCCGCCGTCGCCCTGTTGCAGCTGACGGGCGAGACGGAAGGGGATGAGGCGACGGCGGACGACGCGGAGTTGGCGGAACTGGCGTCGCGAACGAAGTGACTCCGATGGGTGGGGCGGTCGTTCCGCCTCATTAAGGAAGGGGTCGCATCGTGCGGCCCGCGGTCCAAACTCCGCGTTCGCTCCGCTCGCACTCAAGAGGGGTCTGTCATGCCCACTAAGCAAGTGGTCCGCGCCGTCAAGAGCGGGCGGATTCGGGTGGCGACGAAAGAGACGGACGGGTTCGACCGCGTGGTGATTCGGAACCACGGCATCATCGTCTACGTCAAGGCGACGAGTAAGGCGGCGCGGGAGTTCGACCGCTACCTCGCCCGGTTTGAACTGCACGCCGAACAGGTGTCGGAAGGGCTGGACTACTGGTGTCGGGCGGACGGCGGGTTCATCGCCTACGTCGGGCAGGATGAGGTGTGCCCTCCCCTCTACTATGAGGCGGGGAAGGAGCGGCGGGCGGAACGGCGGAGCGAACCGACGGCGTGGCACGTCATCGGGGACGACGCGGAGATACTCGCCCGTCTGACGAACGAGTGGTACGTCGACGGTCGCGCTCATGACGTGTGCCCGGTTCGGGTGACGGGTCAGGCGGCCGGCGGCGGGGAACTGTCCGAAGGGGCGAAACGGCGGATGCGGGTGCAACGGGAGTTGCGGCTGAAGGACGCGGAAGCGAAACCGAGCGAACGGCAGGCGGACGAAGCGTTCCTCCGCTCCCTGCCGTTGGTCGAACGGGCGGCCGTACTCGCCCGGCGGGAACGGGAGTTGTCTTACCAAGCGGAAACCTACGTGCCGACCGGCGACGACGAGACGGACGGGCGGGCGCTAGCCGCCATCGAGCGGAAGCAAAAGCAGCTCGAAAAACTCGCCGAGCGGATGCTGGGCTGACGGGTGAGCGCGGCGAACCCCCTGGATTTCCAGGGGTTTTTTCGTGCGCGGGCGGGCGGGCGCGTGGGCGGGCGGGGTCCGGGGCGAACCCCCTTCGGACCGCGAGCCGCCCGGTTCTTTTAGTCGGGCCGTCCGGCACGCCACAGGTAGCCGCCGCCGCCGCCGCCCGGGGGCGGACCGGCAGGACGGGCCGAAACCCGTCCCTTTGGGGGCGCCCACCCCGACCGGCCCGCCGAACGCGGATTCAGTGTACAAAATAACACAACCGTGTCTAAAAAAGCGCACAACGATTGAGTTTCCCTTTTAAAATGACGGGGCGGCGCCCGGGTATGTGGGGTGGACCCTCCCTCCGGACCCGCCCCCGTGCACGAGCCGCAAGCCTTCTGGGATAAAGTCGCCATCACCGACGAGGACGACGACCGCTGCTGGGAGTGGCAAGCCAGTAAAAACGAGAAAGGCTACGGTCAGTTCCGCGGCCACGTCGCCAGTCGCCTCGCCTACCGTCTCACCCACGGCCCCATCCCGGATGGTCACTACGTCTGTCACCACTGCGACAACCCCGGCTGTTGTCGTCCGTCCCACTTGTTCGCCGGGACACCGAAAGACAACTGGGACGACTGCGTCAATAAAGGGCGGGCCCACACGCTTCCCCCACGCCAGCCGAAAGAGATTCCGCAACTTCTTGTGGAACAAATAGTTAATCTCGCTAACGCGAATCTGACAAACCGTCAAATCGTGACAGAAACCGGACTAACTTACTCAGCCGTCGCCTCTCGCGTGAGAAAACTCCGCGAGGCCGGCGTTATAACCACAAAACCAAGGACGCGCTGGGACGGAATCGTTGTAAACCGGCACCTCGCAAGCGATTAATTCAATGATATCACTACGCTATCAGGGGTGAGAGGAGGGCGGGGCAAACTCGCCCTTTCGAGCGGCAGCCCGCGACCGCGAAATCGCCCCTCCCGACCCCGCACCCGCCCCCGAAACCCGCCCCGGTGCGTCCGCCTACTCCCTTGACTACCTCTAGGTCTAGGACCACACCCGGGCAAAAGAGTGTTTGTACTAAAACCAAACCCAGCAACCACTTAGGGTGAGCTTACCGGCCTGCATTCCCGGGCCGTCGGCCCCCTCACTTACCCAAGGAGTCCGCCATGAAAAAGGTCGCCGCCGCCACCGCCCGTGAGCAACGCACTACGCGTCGCCGCAAGATTCTGGCCCGCCGCCGGGCCGAGTGGGACCGCCTGAACGAATGGCGGGCCGACTTCCTGGCCTACCAGGCCGCGCATAACGGGGAGATGGATAAGCGGATGACCCGGGCGTACGAGGAAGAACTGCTCTCCCTGTAAGTTCACTATGTTAAAAGGGTTAAGTCACCCCATACCATCGCACCCCCATCCCGCCCCCGTGGGCACGGTAGGGGTTGCTCGGAGGACAGAAATGACCGACCGGAAGACCGGGCGGCGGGTCCGCGTCTACGCCCTGCCCGACGTCATCCCGACGGAACTCTGCCAGTACAGTTCCACCGGCCCGTACGCCGAGGGGGAGGAGCTCGCCGGGAACGAGCACGCCACCGTCCTGCGGGCGGCCGGGGTCGACGGGGCCCGCGTCCTCGTCCTCAACAACCGGTTCGTCAAGTGCGTGGCGTTCGAGCCGGACGACGGGGGGAAAGAATGACCCCCGAAACCCCAGACCCCCGCCTCCGCGACCTGATAGCCGACCTCGGCCACGTCCTCCGCCCGGCCGTGGTCAGCCTGTGCCACGACAAGCCGCCGGACGCCGCCCCCCTGGCCCACGCCCTGCTCGCCTGGGTCCGCCGGTACGGGGTCGGGCCGGCCGACCTGGACGCCATGACCGCCCTCCGGGCACGGTAGGGTTTCCTCCCAGGACAAAAAATGACCACCTACGAAGCCGAGGAAGAAATCCGCGAGGGGCCCGCCCCGGGCGAAGAGGAGGCCTTCTGGGCGGCCATCGAGGCCCGCCCGGAGGACCACCTCCCCCGCCTGGTGTTCGCCGACTGGCTGGACGAGCGCGGCCGCCAGGGCGAGGCCACGGCCTGGCGGGAAACGGTCGGATTCGCCCCGCGTCGGTTTTACACGCTCAACGTCGTGGCCTGGCACGACGCCTCCGTCTTCACGAACGGCGCACCCGACGACCTGCCTCGGCGGGTGTTCCGGCGCATCGTCAAAGACCCGAAAAACAAGCAGACCGCCGTGTACTTCGACTCCTTCCGCGAGGCGATGGAGGCTCTGTTCGACGTCTGGCGGGAAGAAGGCTGACGGACGAACCCCGAAGCCGCGTCAGGGGAACCCGGTGGGTTAACCTCCCGTCGCCGGGCACGGCCCCTCCCCCGGTTCGAGCCCGGGCCGCGGCACTGGTGTGATTTCCCCCTTTTAACATCGCGGGCGCAGCCCGCGGAGGCCCCGTGACCCCGCCCCCCAAACCCCCGCTCGCCCACTGGCTGCTCGCCGCCGCCGCCGTCCTGTCCGCCCTGGGCGGGGTGGCCGCCGCCGCCCTGGCGTACGACCCGGCCGCCCCCGTCCGGGGCGCCGAGTACGGGGTGCTCGGCATGCCCCTGTCCGCCTTCCTGTTCGTCCTGCTGTTCTGCCTGGAAGAGTAAAAATCACTATTTTAAAAGGAGAAATACTCATGTTGGGCAAAATCGTCGTCTACCGGAACAAGCCCGCCCTGGTGGTCGCCACCTTCGCCTCGGGCGCCCTGCTCGTCGAGGTCGAGGGGCGGCCCGTCCTCATCCCGTGAGCGACCCATGAACGGACTCCAGATGGCGGCCGTCACCCAGGCCGTCCTCTCCGCCCTGAACTACGGCGTCCGGTCCGAGCGGGCCCGGGGGCCGGACCGGTACGAGCTCGAAAACGACGTCCGGGCGGTGGCCGCCGCCGCCCTGCTCGGCGACCCGTTCCCGTTCGACTGGGACAAGTCCCGGGACCTGGAAGACCTGTACGACCACCTCCGGGGGGGCCGTCCAAATGGGGGACTGAATGAGATACTACCAACAGGCGTTCGAACTCGCGTGCGAGGGGGCCAAAGCCCCCGAGTGCTGGTACGTCGCCCTGCTCGAACACGTCCCGTATTACGGCGGCCCCGAGGAAGGGGGCTGGTGGGGCACGGACGTGGCCGTCTCGGCCTACCGCGAGTACCTGACCGAGCGGGACGCCCGGGCCGCCGCGGCGAACGTGGAGCGTCTGGCCGGAGAACTCTCCCTGCGGGCGAAGCGGGACTTCGGGGAACAGTGCCTCCGGGAGACCGACTGGCTCGACGCCCGCGGGCTGGACGCCGACTTCCTGCCCGAGCCGGACGGGGAGGCCCGCTACAGCGTGTACGTCGGGCGGGAACTCCCCCAGCCGAGCTACGGGACGAGGGGGTACTCGTGACCGCCTGGCTTTACGAGCGGGACTTCCCGCACGTGAATGCCCTGTACGAAACCGCCGAACGCCTCTTTCGGGAGGGGTTCAGAGTGTTCATCCAGGGCTACTCGGCCATGGACTGCAAGGAGATTGTCCGGAGTGCGGCACCCAAAAAGTTGCCGCCGCCGAGGGGAGCCAACGAATGACCGCTAAGTACTGCGTGTGTGGCCGTCGCGTTGACGGCCTCCTGCTCTGGGTCATCTGGGACAACACCACCATCAAAAATCCGTACTGGAATTACGAAACCAAGACGTGGGGTAAGGCCCCGCACTGGACGCCCAACCTGGAAGTTCTGCTCGTCGACTTCGCCCGGCACAACCCCGACGACATCCCCGTCGACCCCGAGTTCTCCCTCGTCTTCACGGGGAGTTCTTTGAAACCCTGGATTTTATAAGGGGAGCGAAGCGAACCATGAAATTGCTCAAACAAAAACCCGTCAAAACCCTCACCGTAACCGAGGCTCTAGGTCGGTTCGGGCCGAACAGCAACGCCGGCGGGAAATTATTCGTCCAAGTGTACAAGGACAATGAAGTGAGCATCCTCACCCGCTCGCCCGTGTTGGACGACTGGGGGTTCACCAAGGGCGGCGGCATCTGGAGCACCGTCACCAGCAGCCTGGACCTGCTCGCCGACCGGCTGGTCGACATCGGCCCCAACTGCGAGTACTACCTGTTCGACTCCCTGGTGGAGTTCGCCCGGGCGGTCATCGAGAACAACTGGACATTTGAAGACTAGGGAGAAATCACTTGACCGAAACCCAAGCGCAAGAGGCCGCCCGGTTCGAGGCGACCGTCCGCAAGGGGTACGCCGACGGCTTCCGCCCCAAGCACTTCCGCCTGTACGACCTGGAAGACGACGGCCCGTGCGGGTGTGTGCTCGGCGCCGCCCTGCACGGCAGCGGCGTCGGGGCCGCCTTCACCACGACGGGCGGGGGCGTGGACTGTCTCGCCCGGCAGTTTCCCCAGTTGGGCAACGACTTCATGTGGGGCGCGGTCTACGGCTACGACCGCCACGTGGTGGTCGGTCGCCATACGGAGAATCCCGTCTTCCTGGCCGGGTACGCCCTCGGCCGGAAGTTCGACACGGAGGAGAAGGCATGCGGCACGGACTCGTCGCCCTCGTCGGGGTCTGTCTGATGGGGTGCTCTCATGTTAACACAAAAATTGTAGTACAACCCACCGACGACCACAAACGACTGACCTACAGGGTCGAAGTCTCCATCCCCTAGGGGCCTTCGGCCCAATTTTAAAAAGGTGAAAACGTCATGGAACTGAGAAGCCTGGGATTCGCCGAAGGAATGGCCCGCGGGCTGATGGGCGGGTTTCCGCCCAGTGACACGCCCAAGATGTTCGACTGGGACAAGGCCGCCCAAATCCTGGCCGAGCGGAGACCCGAGAGCGCGGCCGCCGGGTTAGCCGAGGACTGGGGTTGTACCGGCGGCGTCATCTGGGACGACGGAAAGCCGCAGAAGGACAGCTCGGCCTATCTGTCGTCCGTATGGGCCACCCCCGTCCTCGTGATTGGTGACGAGGTCATCCCGTGCTGGAAGAGGTTCGACAACCACGGACACGCCGGCGAACACTGGCCGCCGTCCGCCCTGGCCTTGGTCGAAGGGGGCGACCCCACTCCTCTCGTCGTCGAGAACCCGTCTTACCCGCGAGGGAACCGGGCATGACCGTCGAAGAACTCCTCCAACACTGGCTGGCAGACCGCGAAGCCGTCGTACTCGGTTGGTTCGTCGGCACGGGCCGCGTCCTGATGGAGGACGCGGTCGACCTGGCCGTCGCCTTGGCAGAGGACGACCCGGAGCAGCACATCGCACGGGGGTTTGCTCGGAAACTGAGGGCGGCGATAGCCGCCAAGCACGCCGACTGCCACCCCGCCCACGTCGCCGTCGGCGAGGGGCGGTTCGCCGACGCCGAGCGGGAAATCGCCCGGCTGACCGCGGAATACGGCAGCCAGGACTGCGACGTCCTCGACCTGAACCGCCTCCTCCGCTTCAAGAAGTTCGTGGGGGAAAAGAAGTGAGGCACGCGAAAGGTAGTTCGGCCCAACCGCACGTGTGGAGCCGCTGGTACTGCAACCTCACCCACCTCACGACCGAGACCACCGCCGGAAAGCGGTTCGTCACCGTCCAGCGGGGGTTCGCCGGCGGTAAGGCTCTGCTCACCACTCGCCCCAATGGTCCGGACGGGGGGTTCGTGGACAAAATGTACGACACCGTCGAACAGGCCGTCAGAGCCGGCCGCCGCGCCCTGGGCGTGACCGGTCCGGTCGTCCCACCCCTGGAAAAAGGAGACCCGTCCCCCGTGTTCCCCAACAACCGCCCCGTCCGCACCACCCAGGAACGCCGGGCCAACCAGGACGAGCCGCTCGCCCGCAAGGCTCGCAAGGGGAAGAACCTGCCGAACGCCTGGGACGACCTCGTCAACCGGACCGGGCTGAAAATCTGGAAGCTGGCCATCCGCTGGCTGAAGGACGCCGCCAACAAGGGCCGCAAGAAGGACGACGTCTTCTCGGATTTCAGAAAAAAGCCGGAGTTCAAGACTTTTACCAAAGAAGAGTTCACCCTCCTGTGGAAGTGGCGGATAGACGGGTTCTAACCCCCCTTCGGGGGCTTCGGGGGCAGAGCCCCCGGATGTTAAAAGGAGGAAATCTCCCCGTGCACACGACTGTCGTCTCCCCCACCCGCCCCGAGGCCCGCGCCGCCCCCCGGGTCGCCCTGGGCGACGTCCTCCGGGCCGACCTGCGGGCGCGGTGGGCGGCCGCCGTCGGGCGGGGCGAGCGGGAGGCCGTCCGCCGCTGGCTGCGGGTGGCCGACGCCTGGGCGGCGGTCGGCGCCCCGGGGTTCCCGCTGGTGCGGCTGGCCGCCCGCCTGGCCGACCTCGCTCTGATTCCGGTCCGGGCGTATCGCCAGGTCGGCGGGTAGAACGTCGATGTTATCAGTAGAAATGAGAGTAGCAACCCTAGCCGGGGCGGCGACTTATGAAAAACAGTATGTTTTAGGGAATTTTTCGCCCGCGAAAAGCGTCTGATGGGCCTTTTTGGGGTACGAGCTATGGATGATTCGCTCTCAGCGCATTCTCCTGAAGCCGACGCCCCAACAAGCGAAGCAGTTCGAAAGGTCTGCCGGCCTAGCCCGCTTCGCATGGAACTGGGCACTCGCAATCCGCGAACGACACTGGCGGTGGTTCGGAAAGCGTGAAGGATACCGTCGGCCAACCGCTATCTCCTTGAATAATCTATGGAGAAGGATTCGAAGGTTTAAATTCCCCTGGACGTACGAACTTAGCAACCGGATTCCTGGGGACTGCTTTCGAAAGCTGGATTTCGCGTACCACGCCGCCTTTCGGCGGATGAAGGCCGGGTCCGAAGCCGGGTTTCCGAAATTCCACAAGAAGAGGGACGAGTCCAGCTTCATGGTGGTCCCCGGAAAATCGACGCCGATGAGGCTGAGTGGAACCCGATTCCAAATCCCAAAAATTGGTTTCGTTAAAACTCAATCGAAATTGAGGTGGCCCGGAGCCACCCAAACCTACGGCCGTGTGAAGCGTGTGGCGGGTCGGTGGTGGCTCACCTTGTCGTACGAACTGCCCGACCCGCCGAAACTGCCGGACGGGAGACCGGCTTGTGGTATCGACCTCGGGATTTCGAGACTGGCGACGATTGCAAGCGGTGGCCGAGTGGTCGAGGAGGTGAAGTCCCCTTCCCCGTACATGAAGGCTCAAGAGCAACTGCGGCAGGCGAAGCGGCGGGCGAACCGTAAATCGCGAGGCTCTGCGAATCAGCGGAAGGCACTATTAAAGCTTGCCAAGCTTCACGAGCGAGTCGCCAGCGTCCGCGGCAACTTCCTGCATCAGTTAACGAACCGGCTCGTCAATCGGTTCGGGGTCATCTGTCTTGAGGACTTGCGAGTCGGCGAGCTAGCCGGGAAGGGTCTTGGCAAACTAATCCACGATATGGGATGGGGTATAATCCGCCGGCAAATCGAATACAAGGCAGAGACGGCCGGCACGAAAGTCGTCTTCGCCGACCGGTTCTACCCGAGTTCGAAAACCTGTTCGACCTGCGGTCAAGTGAAAACCAAGCTTGCCCTGGCCGAACGGAACTGGACGTGTGAGGGTTGCGGCACCTCGCACAACCGCGACGTCAACGCCGCGATTAATCTCGAAAAACTAGGGCGGGGCACGCCCGAAGAAACGCCTGCGGAGACCAGGTCTACGCCGAAGCGAAAGCTGAGTTGTAGTCGGTCGAGGAAACAGGAAACCCCTTGCTCGCAGGAGCGGCAAGCTGGGGAAATGCCCACGTCAGGACTACCGCCTATGACGCCGACGCCGTAGCGTCACAATCAAGAATAACGTGTACGACGGGCGGGGTTAACTCGCCCGTTTTTTCTTGTCCTAACATTAACAGTATTAATAACTTAATAAAAGCCGACGGAATTGTGGGAATAAAATGACCTTTCGGCGCATCTAGGACGTACCGACCTTTTGTCCGTCCGCCGGCCCTCCGTCGTCCGCTCTCCCGTCCGGGAAGACGTCAGTCAACGTGAGGACAGGATGTCCGAGCGAAGGCCTCGCCGCCTGAGATTGTCCGGCGGACCGGATGTCCGCCCTCCCACCGTCCGGTCCTACCCCCGTCCGTCCTAGTGTCCGTGGAAGAACTCTGCGCCGAACGGGGTTCGGAGCGGAGGGCGAGGACTTCCGTCCGGGAAGCCCACCCCCCGGCGACCGTCTTCGTCCCGTCCGAAGGACTGGTGATTTTCCCCTTTTAACATGCCGGCCGGAGGCCGGCTGAGAACCAGTCGCATCGCGCGATTCCGGGGAATCGGCGGGACTGGCCTTGCATCGGGAATGTGACTACCTTACAAAATGCGGGGCTTACCCGGGTCCCGAGAGAGGAGCGGACGCGTGACCGAAGACCAACGCCAGGAGTTTCTCGCGCTGGCGAGAAAAGGGTTCGAGACGGTGCCGCCCAAGCCGGGCCAGTGGGTGTCCCGGCGGCCGGGGCACAAGGACATCATCGGGTGCTGCGGGGTGGGCGCCGCCGCCGTCGCCAAGTTCGGCGGCGAGCCGGGCGACCCGGCGGTGGCGGTCAAGTCCCTCGGCCTGCCGGAGGACTACACCTGGGGCGTGCAACTCGGGTTCGACATGCCGAACAACAAACCGCCCGACGACCTGAACTTCGACGAGGACGCGTACGCCCTGGCCCGGCTGGGGCACGCCGACGGGGTGATGCTCCGCCGGGAGGCGGAGGAGAAATGGAGTGGGAAGAAACCCCCGCAGTTTTAACAGGTCGAAATCCATGCCACTCGTGCGAGGATACCGAGCACATGCTGATTGCAGTACCCCTCAACCCGGTCACCGTGGCCAAACGCGCCTTCTGGCTGGCCTTCCAGGCGAGTCGGGCCCAGGGAATGGGCCACCTCCACGCTGAGGCGGCCAAGGCGGCCACCGAAGACGACGTCTGGCGGGTCGTCATGACGGACGAGTGGACGGGGAAGAGCCGGGACTTCCCGTACGGGGATTACGTGTTCGGCCGCATGATGAAGACCCGACTCCAGTGGACGAGCGACGAAATCCAGACGCCGGAGTCGGAGCCGCGGTTCGACTACCAGAGCTGGTGCGGACGGTACGGCGGGTACGGGGAGCTCGTCGACGCCGCCGTCTCCTCCCTGAAGGAAGAGCAGAACCGCTCCCCGAACCCCGAGAAGGAGGCGGCTCGTGCGTAGCGTCCCCGTCGTCTGCACCGCCCTGGCCGGGGCCGCCCTCGGCTTCGGCTGGGTGCCCCTGGCCCTGCTGTTCGCCTGCCTGGTGCCGCCCACCGCGGCATTCGTCCGCTGGGGATCGGCTTCACCGACATAAGGAGTAAGGCGTGAAAAAGGTAGTCGCGTTAGTCTCGCTGCCGGGCGGGGGCAAGACGACGCTCGCCCGCAAGCTCGTCCGCGAAGCGATGCCCGAGGCGTCCGACGCCGCCGTCGACCTCGTCCTGAAGGGGTTCGAGCCTTGCGGGTCGCCGGTGGTGGTGTGCTCGGCCGACCACTACTTCATCGACGGCGAGGACGGGGACAAGTACAAGTTCCGGAGCGAAGACCTGCCGCTGGCCCACCACGAGTGCCAGCGACTCTGCCTGTTGGCCATGACGGACGAAGTCCCCCTGGTCATCGTCGACAACTGCAACCTGACCGAGCGGGACCGGGCGTTCTACGCGGCCGCCGCCCGCAAGCACGGTTATGAGCTGGAGTACCGCCTGCCCGGCACCCCGTGGCAGTTCGACCCCGAGGAGTGCGCCCGCCGCACCACCCACGGCGTCCCCCTCGAAATCATTCGGCGGATGGCGGAACACGCCACCTACCCGCCGGTTAACAACTCTAAACCGTGAGCGGAGCGAACATGGGAAAAGTAGAGTGCGTGTTCGACGGCCCGCAGGCGTACTACGACGAGCTGGTGCGGGCCAGCCGGGCGGGCGAGTTCCCGGCCACCGACGGGTTCTCCTGCGCGTACCTGACCCCCGACGGCCGCCGGTGCGGCATCGGCAAGCTGTGGCCGCGTCGCACGTGCGAGACGGCCGAGGCGCAGGGGTGGGGGGCCGTGTCTTACTGGAAAGACGAGGCCGCGTCCGACCGGCTGCCCGCGTGGCTCCCGGTCGCGGACGCGGTCCGCATCCAGAACGCACACGACGACCAGTTCGACGGCGACCTCCCCACCTGGGACCACGAACAGTTCGTTCGGAGTTTGAACGACATCCCCGTGTTCGCGGGCTGCGCCCGCATGTTAAAAGGGTAAAACCATGTCCGCGACGAAGACCCAGGCGGACCGGTTCGCCCGCAAGGCCCGCGCCGTCGCCACCCTGGCCGACGTGGTGGCCGGGGACTACTTCCCGGCCCAGAAGAATGAGTGGCTCGCCGCCGGCCGGTCCTTCCTGGCCGACGTCCGCGCCCGCCTCGGGGGCGACGGCGAGGTGCGGGTGTGCCGGGGCGGCCCGGCCGTGCCCGGGGAGATTGTCTTACACACGGACAAGTTATACATCATACTCTGCGCCGGCCCGCTCGGCCCGGCGTCCGGGCTGATGTACCGGACCTGTCAGGGGCGGAAAGACTATACGGGCGGCCCCAACCGGTATTACTCGTACCGCGCCCTGGCCGACGACCCGGACGGGTTCGTGGGGGTGCTGCGGGCTCTGCAAGAAAAGGGGGCGATGTGAACAGCTCGGTCGACAGAAAAATCCACAAACTCCTGATGAACGAACGGGATGGTCCGCACGGGGAGAGCGAGCGGAGGTACGCCGCCGAGTGGGCTCTGGATCACCTGGACAACACGGAATGTGAAGACGACCCGATGCCGGTCGAGGACGCCCTGGACTACCTGGCGGAAGCGGTGACGGACTTGGCGGGGCGTATCCGAGCCCTTCGCGACTGATGATTTCACCCTTTTAAAATCACGGGCATAGCCCGTGGACCCCGGAGGTGGGACATGCGGGCTGACCTGACCGTGGGGCACTACGCGTTCCGTGTGGCTGATGAAGATTTTGTGAATCCGGAGGAGTTCGCGAGCTACGCCTACGACCGCAAGAAGCCCTCCGTCTTCCTCTTCCACGACCACGGCGCCGTCCTGGCCGTGGTCGTGGCGGACGACCTCCAGGACGCCCTCGACATCGCGGCGGACGAGGACAAGCTGGACCGGTTTCAGGTCCAGGGGGAGGAGTTAAAAGATTACGAGGACGAAGAGGGCCTGTCCTTCCTGGGCAACGCCGGGGAGCCGTTCGACATCGAGTCTTTAGGGGTGGAACAACTCCCCTTCCCTCCCTTCTCCCCCGTCGCCCTGTACGTGGCGGCCGGCAAAGCCGCCCTGAAAGCCTGAGCCGAAGCATGCGAACGATTGAGGTGACCGTCGGCCTCGTCGTGGCCGTGCCCGACGACGCCATCCTGCCCCTGGTGGACGTCGAGCTGCCGCTCGACCTGCTCCACGTCGATGTCCCCTGTCTGGGTGGGCGCCACCGCGGCGTCCCGCTCTCTTACTACGCGGTCGACACCGTCGACCTGGACGAGGAGGCAAGATATGTTGACCGCAGTACCCCCGAAACCCCGGACGAAGAAGGCGAAATCGTCCTCGACTCCGCCGAAGGCCCCGGAGCCGGTGGCCTGGGCGGAGATTGCGACTGACGGCTACACCCGCGGCCTCACCCTCCGCGAGGGCGTAGCCCTCCAGTTCCTGGTCAACCCCCACGCCGAGCAAATTCACGACCCGGACGCGAGCAACGCTCTGTTCGAGTGCCTGTTCCCCGACCGGGAGCCGGCCGAGGACTTCGCGGCGACGTTATGGATACACGGACAGAAATATTCTCTCCTGTTTTTGATGAACGAGGACGGGAGTAACACCGCCGTCACCCGCCGGGCCGGCCTCCAATCCCGACTGTAAGCAAGGCGAACGTGAGTGACACGACCCACTACCTGGCCACCCTGCCCGACGGCCGCGAGTTCGCCTACGAGTTCGCCGGCGACCGCTGGAAGACCGGGGGCGAGAAGGCGGCCGCGCGGGCCGTCCGGGACGCCGGCCTCACCTGCCGGCGGGGGGACGACGTCCGGACGGTGGCCGTCACCGTCCGGCCCGTCACCCTCAAGCTGGGCAAGGCGGTGCACGGGCACCCGACCAAGTACCGCGTCGACCTGCCCCTCGCCCCGATGACGGAGGAGGAGTTCGAGGCCGACCTGGCCGAGGCGCTGGCGGCCCTGCCCGAGGAGTTCCGCGGGGCCGTGTCGGCCGAGGCCTGGGACCGGGGGCACTGGGCCGGGTACGAGGAGGTCCTTCTTCACGCCCGCGGCATCACCGACTGGCTCAGCCCGGCCGTCGCCAAGTACACCGACGCGGTACTCAGGGACCACTCTTAGGGCTTCGCCGCCCGTTTCAAAAGGGGACAGCGCCGTGACTCTTTCCCGCGACGAGTTCGAACGGGCCCGGGTGGACGCCCTGGCCGCCCTGCCCAGTCAGTTCCGGCAGTTCGTGGCCAACCTGGGCACCGAGCCGTGGGACCACGACGCCGGCGTCAGTTACGAGGCGGTTTTAGCCAGGACCGAGACCATCGCCACCGACCTGCTCATCGCCCTCCGGGCGTACAACCTGTGGCGCCTGCGGCCGGAATAAGGGCGAGCCGAAGGCCCGCATTTTAAAAGGAGAAAGTCATCTATGGACGACGTGAGCGTGACGGAGTGCGAGGCGGCCGTCGAGGGCCCGGGCAAGTTCGAGGGGGAGCGGCCCTGGGTGTATTACTACTGGGCGCTCGCGATGGAGGGCGGGGCGGACGAGGAGTACGAGGACCGGCTGATTTTCGACGTGAAGCCGGAAGACGTGGCCCTGTTCGAGGAGCTGTCCGTGTACTCCCGGGTGGTCATCCGGGAGACGGGCGACGGGTTCGTGCGGGGGTACGGGTGGATTCCGGCCGAGCGGATAACGGAGGAGTGAGCCGCGCAAAAGGTGTCGCCCCTTCTCACCGCGGCGAAGCCGCCCCACAAACTCTTTTGCGAGCAGAGCGAGCGAATGGGATATACACACTACCTCCGCCGCCGCCGGGCGCTGCCCGAGCGGGCGTTCGCCGCGGCCGCGGCCGACTGCAAGCGGGTCTGTGAGGCGAGCGGCGTGCCGCTCCAGTTCGAGGCCGACGACCCGATACCGGCCGTGTTCACCTCCGAACTCATCCGCTTCAACGGGGTGGGCGAGGACGGGCACGAGACGTTCTACGTCGGGCGGGATTTCGACCCGGAGCCTCACCAAACCGCGGAGCGAGGGAAATATTTTGATTTCTGTAAGACTGCCCGCAAGCCCTACGACCTGGCCGTCTGTTCTTCGCTGATTGTTCTCTCTCACCATCTCAAGAAAAATGTGGCCATCAGCTCGGACGGGGACGACGAGGAAGAGAACTGGCCGAAGGCTAAGCTCCTCTGTCAGGAGGTGCTCGGGTACGGAGCCGACTTCACCCTGTTCCGACCCGACCCGATGACGATGGACGGGCTGCGGGTTGGGAGCCGCTGGTGGAACGGCCCCCGCTGCGAGCACATCCTGGCCGACGGCTGGGCCCTCCACACCCGCGAGCGGCGGCGGTTAGTCGCCGTGACGAAGTACCACGAGTTCCAGGGTGAGTACCGGAGCAAGAAGGAGGCCTTGTGGGCGGCCACGGTCGGGTGGTGGCGGGACCGACTCGAACCGTACCCGACCGAGGACCGGGAGGCTTTTCTGAAAAACATGTCGCAGGCCCGCGAGTGGCTGCCCCTGCTGGTGCTACTGGACCAGGTGGAGGAGAAGTACGGCTGTCAAGTCCGCCTCCGCGGACATTTACCAAAGAAAGTAATCCAAGGGGTGAGTACGTGAGCGCAGCGAACAAGAAGTCTTACACCGAGGAACGCGTGAGCGAGGTCGTCGCCGAGCTGGAGCGGATGCACCGGGTGATGGAGGACTGGACGTGCCTGGCCCGGGAGACGGGACCCGTCACCAACGACCTGGCCCTGGCCGTCATGAGCGGGCGGGCCGAGCTCGTCCTGATTCCCGAGAAGGAAGTGACCCTGCAGCAAACGCAGTCGGCCTACCGCCTGGTGAAGGCACTGCTGGAGACGAATGCTGCGCTCCAGCGGCACGCCGCCCTGCTGGCCCAGCTCGCCGAGCAGCAGAAAGACGCCCTGTGGGCCGCCTTCCGCAAGAGCGCCGACGTGGAGGCCCTGGCCAACTTCCGGTCGCCCGAGGGCGACGAGGGGGATAACTAATGGTCTCGAACGTCTACGTCGCGTACCGCTACGCCGACGCCGAGGGGCGGCGGGTGGACGACGTCGCCGCGTTCCTCTGCCGGGAGGACGCCGAGAAGGCGGCCGCCCTGGTGAACGACGGGCACGGGAACCCGCCGTCGGTCGGCGTGCTGGCCTGCTACCACACGTTCGCCGCGTTCGAGCGGGCGTACCGGGACGAACTGAGGCAGAAGGCCCTGGGCAAGCTGACCCCGGCCGAACGGAAGGCGCTAGGTCTGTGACCAAATCTTGCCCCGCCCACCACGCCCCGCTGGTCACGACCGCTACCCGCTTCGGGGCGAGGCTGGCCTGTCCGGTCGTCGGCTGCACGGTCGCCTGCTGGGACGGCCCGACCAGTTCGCCGGCGGACGCCGAGACGCGGGCGCTGCGGTCGGCCTGTCACGCCGCCTTCGACCCGCTCTGGCAGACGGGCGTGTTCCCCTCCCGGAACGCCGCCTACGACTGGCTGGCCCGGGTGATGTTCTTGGACCGTGACGAGACCCACGTCGGCCTGTTCGACGCCGACCAGTGCCGGGAGATGTTGGAGCAGGTGGCCGCGTACGCCGCCCTGAAAAACGTGAGCGACCGGAGGGAGTGAACACATGAGCGAAAACACCGTCTCGCCGCTCGGGGTGAGACTGGCCGAACTCGGCCTGGGCGTCACGTCCGAGTTCGTCCCCACCACCGCGGAGCGGACGAAGGACCTGAAGGTGCGGTGGCGGGTGACGCTGACGCGGAACGGTAAAGATGTGTATAGCACAGAGTACACCCAAGGAATCGGCCACCTGGAGGGGGCCAACAAATCCCTCACATCCTTGTCCCGCCTGAGTATGGACGGGGAGCAGTTACTCCGCCTGGCCTGCCGGGAGGAGAAACACCCCTTCCGCCACCAGCTCCGGGCCGTCCCGCCGAAGGCCTCGGACGTCTGGGCGTGTATCCTCTCGGACGCGGACGCCCTCGACCACCCGTCGTTCGAGTCCTGGGCGAGCGACTACGGGTTCGACGAGGACAGCCGGAAGGCGGAGCGGATTTACCAGACCTGTCTGGCGGCCGGGCTGGCCTTGAGGTCCGCCCTGGGCGAGCCCCTGTTCTCCGAACTGAAGGAGCTGGCCCGCCGGGAATAGCACGCCCGCCCTTGGCGCCGCCTGCTAATTGACTATCTTATAGATTATCGGCGGGGGCCGTGGGGGCACCACCCCCACATGTCCAAAGGGCGAAACCACACACACTCCTTGCGAGCGGAGCGAGCGATGCGGTACCTGACCATCTGGGCCGACGCCAAGGGCGGGGCGGCCGTGCCGGCGTGCGAGGCCGACCTGGACCGGCTGATGCGGCGGTTCGCCGGGGACGAGTCGCCCGACGGGCGGCTGTTCTGGGGCCGCGGGGCGACCAAGTTGAACCCGGCGGCCACGTCGTCGCTGGACAAGTACCTGCTGTTCCTGCGGGCGGAGCCCGCCACCCCCGAGGGCGAGCGATGTCACGCGTAAAAACCGTGGTCGTCCCCACCGGCGACCGCCACGGGAACGCCGTCCTGCTCCGCTGGACGGGGTCGGTCGGCCTGTCGAAAATCCGCGACGTGCTGAAGGACGCCGTGGCGGCCTGGGCGCTGTACCCGGACGCGCGGGAGTCCTTGTCGGGCTACGACCACCCCGTCACCCTGGAGCAGGTGCTCGCCCACCGGGACGACCACCTGGACGCCATCCTGCGGAGTAAGGGCGTGTACGACTTCGCCGACGAGAACGTGGCGTTGGCGGGGGAAGACCTGGGGTACCACGAGGTCCTCTGGCGGTCCGGCGACCGCGTCACGAAAGGATGAACATGTCCGACGAAACCAAGACGGTTTACGCCTGCACGTGGGTGGAGAAGCTGGCCGAAGAGGACGACTTCGTGCACGGGGTGAGCGGCCGGCCCACCCTCATCCTGTCCGAGCGGTGCGACCTGGCGGCCCCGACCTTCGGGACCCTGTTGGAGAAAATCAAAACGCGGTTCTTCCTCGAAGAGGTGTCCGACCTCTTCCTCCCCGGGGACGACGACGGGGTCTCCCACATCGGGGTGAGCCAACTAGAGACGGCCGACGGCAACCTGCCGTCGGACCGGGAGCGGGACCTGTGGCGGGAGGGGAAGTTCAAGCTCTTCCTGTGCGACTACACGTTCGGCGTCGAGTCGCGGCAGGTGCGGCCGCTCACCCCGGACGAGGTGGCCGCCGTCGCCGCGACCCACTAGTGGGGCTCCGCCCCGCAGTGAGCAGGCTACGCCCGCATGTTAAAAGAATGAAATCCACCCCCTTGCGAGGAACGACCATGCCCCTGTGGTGCGCCCTGTCCGACGCCGAGCTGTTCGCCGAGTACGAGTTCTGGCTGGCCAGCGACAACCCCCACGCCGGCCGCGTCCTGGCCAACCTGGACCTGGAGCGGCAGCGGCGGGTGGACGAGTGGTTCGGCTCCGCCCCCCACGAGTAACCAGGATGGACGTCCGGGAAGCCGAGGGCGCGGACCTGGAGGCGGCCCACGCCCTGGTCGCCTCCGCCTACTCGGCGGCCGGGCTGGGCGAGCCCTCCCCCGTCCCGGGGGCCGTCACCTTCGTGTTACTCGACGGCGGAGCGGTCGCCGCCACCCTCAGTCTGGTCCGGGATTCGGAGGACGGACTACCCTGTCAGACTTTGTTTTCGGAAGAGATAGACGACCTCCGAAACCGGACCAGACGCCTCGCCGAGTTCACCCGGTTTGCCTCGGTACAACCCCTTTCCCGCTCGGCCTTTATGTCCTTGTCCGGGGCCGCCTTCCGCCACCACTTCCAGGCCGGCGGGGACGCCCTGGTGGCCTGCGTCCACCCGGACCACGCGCGGGTGTATCGCGCGGTGTTCGGGTTCGAGCGGCTGGGGGAGACGAAGGCCCACGCCGGCATGGGCGGGGCGCCGGCCTCGCTCAACGCGGTGACCGCCGACGCCCTGTGGGAGGGGCGGCGGGCGGTGTGGTGGCGGCTGTTTCCCCCTTTCAACATGCGGGCGTAGCCCGCCAGGTGACCCGTGCTCAAAGTGGTGGCCAGTCGGGCCGACGGGGTTTCCGTCGGCGAACTGTTCGGCCAGGGGGCCGGCGACCGCGGCCTCGTCGTCCGCGTGAGCCAGGGCAAGGTGTGGTTCCTCACCCTGACGGACCCGGCCGGGAAGTGGATATTCAGCGGCCTGGACTCGTGGACCGCCATGCACTCCCTCTCCCTCGACGAGATGGAGGGCCGCGTCCGCGCCAAGCTCCAGGCCGGGGACGAGTTCTTCGCCTTCAAGAGCCTGGAGGAGTTCTGCCAGACCGCCATCGAGCGGAAGTGGAAGGCTTGTTTCCAAGGTTAACCCCGGAGATGACATGACCGAGCAAGAACTGGCCGCCCTCCCCCGCCACCCCGACTGGCACCTCGGGCGGTGGCTGTACTGCTGGGCGGTGTTCGACGGGCTCCGCGCCGAGGTGGCCTGGTCCGAGTTGCCCTCCCTCGCCCCGCCCTGGCTGGTCGTCGGCCTGGACGGGGGCGCGCCCCGCCACGTCGAGGTGACCCACGCCGAGGCCCGCCGCATCCTCGCGGCCGACCCGCGGGACCTGCCGGCCGCGTACCCGGGCGAGTGGGCCGCGGCGGGGGAGGGCCAGGGATGACACTGACGATTCTGCGGGGCCTGTGCCTGTTCGGGGCGATCGCCCTCACCCCCGCCTGGGGGAGTGCTGACCCGCAAGCGGTCGCCTGGGGCGCCCTGATTGGCGGGTTCCTCGCGTTCAACGTGTGCGACCTGATTCTGCTCTTCGAGAAGAAGAAGTTCGCCCGGGAGGCCGGGAAGTGAGCCACGCCAAAAGTTCGCCCCCGGTCTCGTACGAGGTGGTCCTCTCGTGCGTCGCCGGCTTCGACGCGTACTTCCACCCCGTCGTGTTCGTCGACGAGGGGAACGCCCGGGAGTTCGACCGGTACGTGAACTCCTGTCTGGTCGACGTGAAAGCCGCCCTCGTCGAACTCCCCAACGGGTTCGACCGCCACACCGTCACCCGGGTGGAGGGGATTTACCGGGTGGAAAGGAGCTTACTCGGATGAGTTATGAGAACGCTTTCGACCGCACGATTGACGAGGTGTCCATCACCCACGACCTGAACTGGAACGACGACAGCAAAATCCGCCTATTCGCCCGGTTCCTCGGGGATAACACGCTGAATCACGACCTCGCCGGGTGGGAGAAATTTCTCGAAGTTCAAGCGAACGACGAGATTGTGGCCGCGTCGCCCAAGGGTGAAGACGAACGCGACCCGTGGGGCGAAGACCCGGACTACCCGCGGGCGGACTGGCGGTACCAGGTGGCCAACGGGGACACCAACCAGGGCTACTGGGAGTGGGTCGAACACGAGAAGGAAATTCACGAGGACGCCGGCGATGATTAATCTTCCGGACGACTGGTCCGAGTGCGAGCGGGGCAACACCCTGCTCGTCAACACGGACGGCGACACGCCCAAGTGGGTGGCCTACGTCGACCTGCCCGGCGGCAGGGTGATGGAAATCGCCCTATCGCCCGAGAATTATCCTTCTTTGGAAGTGATGATTCTTTCCCAAGAAAACCAAGACAACCTGTCCGACCACCTGGACGCCCTCCAGGACCAGGGGTGGTACGTCCGCAAGCGGAACCACGGGGAGTACACCCCGGCCAACGTGCGGCTGACCGCCCTGGCGAAGAAACGCGGCTGGGACGTGCCCGCTCTCACCACCGCGTTCGAGATGGAGTTCGTTTACGCCGAAGGGTTGACGGTGGAACAGACCATCGACTTCGTCCTGAACGAGCACTGGGACGTGGAGTCGGTGCGGGAGAAGCTGATGGCGGGACCGGCAACGTCGGCCGCCTCGGACGACTAACCCCGCGGAGAAGCCGCATAAAAGGAGAAAGCAATCACCATTCAAGAACGCGACGCCCGCCTGGAGCGGATGACGGACTAGAGTATAATCCATCCTATAATTGTAATTATGCACCGCTCCCAGCGATTCCTGCTTAAACCCTCACAAGCTCAAGCTCGGCTATTAGCCGGGGCCGCCGGCCTATCGCGTTTCGCTTGGAACTGGGCGGTCGCCCTGTGCCAGCGACACTACGAGTGGTACGGGAAGTTGCCCGGGTACAAGCGGTTGACCGCGTACTCGCTCGGGAAGCGATGGAACACGGTCAAGGACCGGCACTTCCCCTGGGTGCGCGAGTACAGCAAATACATCCCTGAGGAGAGCTTCAGGAAAGTGGACTTGGCCTACCGGGCCGCCTTCGCACGCCTGAGGAGAGGGCAGCCGGCGGGCTTTCCTAAGTTTCACAAGAAAGGGGTGAATGAGTCTTTTCAGGTGGTACCCTCCAGCCATTTCCCCCTCACCCTCAACAGGAACAAGTTCCGCATTCCGCGGGTCGGATTCGTCCGGACGGAGACGACCGTGCGGTGGCCAGAGGGAAAACAAGTGTACGGCCGGGTGAAGAAGCGAGCAGGCAGGTGGTGGCTCATCCTGAGCCACCACCTGCCGGACCCGCCGAAGCTCCCGGAGGGGCGGCCGGCGTGCGGGGTGGACGTGGGGTGCACCACCTTCGCGACCGTCGCGAGCGAGGGGGTGGTCGAGGAGGTGGCCCCGCCCAAACCGTACGCGAAAGCCCGGCGGCGGCTGCGGCGGGCCCACCGGCGGGTGAGCCGGAAGGTGAAGGGGTCGGCCAACCGGAAGAAGGCGGTCCTCCGCCTGGCCAAGGCGCACGAGCGGGTGGCCAACATACGGGATAACTTCCTGCACCAGTTGACCAGCCGACTGGTCAAGAGGTTCGGGGTCATCGTATTAGAAGACCTGTCCGTGAAGGGGCTGGCCGGCGGAATGTTGGCCAAGACCGTTCACGACATGGGCTGGGGCGAGTTCCGCCGCCAGGTGGAGTACAAGGCGGAAACGGTCGGCACGAAGGTTGTCTTCGCCGACCGTTTTTACCCATCTTCGAAAACCTGTTCGGCCTGCGGTCAAGTGAAAGCCAAGCTTGGACTGAGCGAACGGGAGTGGACGTGTATGGGCTGCGGCACCTCGCACGACCGCGACCACAATGCCGCCAAAAACCTTGAAAAACTAGGGCGGGACACGCCCGAAGTTACGCCTGCGGAGAGTGGAGGTTCAGGCTCGTGCCGAAAGGTAAGGGTCGGTGCCACTCAGGGAAGCAGGAATATTCAGGACGCGATTGATTCGTCAATCCCGCTTGAGTAAAGTCCGGACTACCAGCGGTTTGTTGTTCTTCAGAGAATCCACAACGCCCTCTTCCTTGTCTCCGACAGGGGCGAGAGCAGGCTCGACCCTGATAAAGAGTGGACCCCGGACACCCCGAACGAGGTTGCGGTCGCCTTCGGGGCGACCGACATTGGCTACCTCGAACTGGGCGGTATACTCGGGCATTAAGAAGCAGGTCCGGGCGGCCTCACCCGCGGAGACTCGACATGCCCGTCTACCAGGTCGGCAAGCCGTACAACCCGGCCGCGACGAAGTGGCCCCAGGGCGCTCAGTACAACTTCCGCTCCGGCCAGCACGAGTTGTTCCTCTCGTGGGAACGCCCGTCCAAGAAGGAGGTCCGCTCCGTCCAGTCGGCGCGGGCCGACTTCGGCTTTCTGGAGTGGGAGCACACCGTCTTCCTGTTGTACAGATTCGCACTGGGGCCGTGGTCCGACCAGCCCTTCTCGTACCACCTGGTCCCGAAGGGGGAGCGGGAGTTGCCGCCCGAACTGGACGGGGAGAAGGGCGAGCGGACGCTCCTGACCGTCCTGCTGGTCAGCTCGGAGGACGGAATTCTGAGGGCTATCCGTGCCTTAACTCTGAGCCCCGAAGTTTCTTCGGGGCTCAACAAGGCGATTGTCCGCAACGCCCTGGCCGACTGGCCCGGGCCGGAGGCGTACGAGTTCGCGGTCAAGCGGGCGTACGCCAAGTACCCGTCGGCCGACCAGATGGCCGCCGCCGCCCTCACCTGCGTGGGAGGCTCCTGAGTGTCCGGCAAACACCCCAACCGCGTGGCGGCCGGCCGGAAGGCGGCGTCGAAGGTGTGGCCGCGGGCCTGCCCGCGGTGCGGCCACCCCTTCACCGGCACGGCTAAGCAGGTGTACTGCTCGCGGGTGTGCAAGGATGCGGCCGCCGCCGCGGCCCGCGAGGTGAAACGGTGCGGCTGGTGCGAGACGCTCATGCCGGCGGCCCTCGCCCGCCAGCGGTGGTGCTCGGACGCCTGCCGGAAAAAGGGGCGGTACGCGGCCGAGACGAAGGAGTGCAGCGAGTGCTCGCGGCCGTTCACTCCGGCCCGCGGTCGGGCTAAGCGGCTCACCTGCTCGCCGGCCTGTGCCACCGTGCGGGACAGCCGGCTGAAGTACCTGGAGCGGAACCCGCACGTGGGCGCGGCCGACCTGGCCGCCAAACTGGGAGCGAAACGGTATGACAACCCTGGCGACCCCGGCCCCTGACCTGACCGGCCTGTCGGTGCCGGACCTGAAGCGGGAGCTGGCCCGCGGCCTGCAACTGTCGGCCGACGCACTGCTGTACGTGGCGGCCGTGTGGCGGGAGCTGGAAGCCCGCGGGGAGGACCTGACCGAGTTCAAGACCGGCATCGGCCGGGCCATCCCGCTCATCGCCGCCGGCCGGCTGGCGGCCGAGGCGGTGGTGGCGTTCGCCGGCCGCCCGGGGGTGCTGGACGCCCTGGCCGGGCTGCCCCTGGCCCGCCAGCGGGAGCTGGCCGCCGGCGGGACGGTGAGCGTGCTCACCCCGGAGGCGGCGACGGCGACGGCCGTGCCGCTGGCCGCCCTGCCCGCCCAGGCGGTCCGGCTGGTGTTCGCCGACGGGGTGGAGCGGACCCCGGAGCAGCAGCGGGCGGCCCTGGTCGCCCGCCGGCCGCGGCGGGAGCGGGGGCCGGCCCGCCAGTACCGGGTGAACGTCGACCGCGACCGGCGGGTGGTGCGGGTCGGCCGCATGGAAATCCCGGTGGAGACGGTGCTGGCCGCGTTCGCCGAGGCGGCCGCCGGGCTGGACGGGGCCGACCCGGCGGTCGCCCGCGACCGGGGCGAAGGGCTGCCCATGGCCTCCTGCTACCTGACCGCCGACGAGGACGAGCGGCTGAAGGCGCTGTGCAAGGCGAAGAAGCTGGACCGCGGCGACGCGGTGCGGCGGGCGGTGGTGGCGATGCTCCTACTCTGACCTTCCCGCAATCCCGGCGGGCCGCGCCCGCCATTTTAAAAGGGAAAATCACATGCCGACCATCACGATTGACATCGACGACGTCCGGAAGGCCGGGGGTGTACGGGAAGCCCTGGCGAAGAAGTGCGAGGGGTCCGACGCGGTGGCCTGCGGGGTCATCGGGATGGCGTTCGCCACCAGCGGGCCGGGCCACGGCTGGTCGCAGACGTTCGGGGCGGAGGACTTCGCCGCCCGCGCCCTGGACGAGGGTTGCGGGGCGCTCGCCTACCTGGACCTGGACGACGGGCGGGTGGCCGCCCTGGAGGACGGCGAAGTCGTCTGGACGGACGAGAGCGACGTGCGAATCGAGTGCCCGGGCGTCGAGGACGCTCTGGCCCACCCGGAGGTCGCGGCCGAGATGGCCCGGGCCGTGCGGGACTATCACCACCCGGAGAGCGACGTGGCGGAGTGGAAGAAGTTGGTGGTCGCCATCAAAGCGGCCGGCGAGGCGTTCGACCGGCTGGACCCCGAGCGGTTCGACGGCTAACCCCTTTTCTCTCTTACCGCGAGCGGAGCGAGCATGACGACCGAAATCGGCGAGGTGTGGGAGGAGGTGCCGCTCTACCTGGTGAGCTTCCGCCCGACCCGGCACTTCACCGACGAGCAGGTGGCGGAGCTGACCGACGAGGAGGTTTACGGGGCCGAGTGGGCGGGCGACGGGCACGGGAATCACTGGTCGCGGGGGCACGACGCCGGCAGCCTGCGGGACGTCCGCCCCACCCCGGTCCTCACCTGGCGGCTGAAGCCGGGCGACCGGCTGATTCGCCAGTTCCGGATTCGTTTCAAGCGGGCGGTGGTGCGGGACGACCGGGGCGGGGAGGCGCCGCCCGTCACCTACCTGGGCCGCGTGACGGAAGCCCGCTGGGAGGACGAGACGTTCTTCGACCCGCGGGCCGCCGGGGACGACGCCAAGCGGCTGGTGGCGGTGACCACCTGCGACCCGCACCCGCGGTTGCTCGGCGACGACTCCGACCCGCACGCGCCGACCGACGCCGTCCGCCTGATGGTCGAGACGTACCCGGACGACATGAGATTCATGGCCGTGAGGCTCGAACTGCGGCCGCCGGACCCGGGCGGCCGTGAAGAGCACTCGTTCACCTTCTGAGGCCGCCCGGTTCACCCGGGTGAACGGTTACCCCTCTCCACCACACGGGAGACATGATGGCCGCGAACACCCAGACCCGCCGCGAAGCCGTCGAGATGGTGCTCTCCGTCCTCCGCGACGGCGCCCGCAACGACCGGTATTTGCGGCAGGCCGACGACGGGCACTACTACACCACCCCGGACCACACGTTCCTCGGCGACGACGGTCCGTACAGCCCGCCGGGCGTCACCATCCCGGTCGCCTACGACACCCCCGAAGAGCAGGAAGAGGGGTGGGCCGAAGCTCTGCTCGACGAGTTGGACGAGAAGGTTGCCGGCGGGGGCGACGAGTGAGACGCCGTCACCCCGGGGGTGATATCACCGAGAGGCCGCCCGGGTGGGCGGCCTCTTTCGTTTGGCGGGCCGAGCCCGCCGGACCAACTAACTTCCGAGCGGAGCGAACAAGATGACGAAGTCCAAGCCTAAAACCAGCCGGGACACGACCATCACCCTGGCCCTGGCGAACCCGTCCGAGCGGGCGACTCACCTGGAAGTCTCGGTGTCGTACGACAAGGGCGGCCCGAACTACTTCTCGGGCTCGACCGTGGCCCGCGGCTACTATCTCAGCGTCGGCCCGGTGAAACTCGCCCGCGGGATGCGGAGATTCGAGATTATGTCCCACCGCGCGGTCCTGCTCGAAACCACCGGGCGGAGGTCGGACAAGCGGCTGGGCTGGCACTTCGAGCAGGCCAAAGCCTCCGTCACCGCCCAGTCCGGCCAGGCGTTCGAACTGCTGCAACGCTTCCGGGCGGCGGAGGCCGCCAAGGAGGGGGACCGGCGGCGGGTTTATCACGTCTGCTGGGACGCCCCTTTTATCAAAATCGACCACTGTTGGTGCTCCGAGAGTGCTGTCGCACTCGCCAAAGTGGTGACCGCCGGCGGGGCCGACAAAGCGCCGCTTCTGGCCGACGCCCTGGAGGAGGCCGGGTGCGACTGCCCGCTGACGCTCGCAGAACTTCGGCGACCGGACGACGAGGTGGCACGTCGCGCCGGCGAGCCGGGCGTGGCCCTCGTGGTTGCCCGGCACGTGCTCAGTCATCAGGCGTCTTACTGACGAAGTCTATTTCACCCTTTTAAAATCGCTGGGTTTCACCCCGCGGACCCCGAAAGTACAGTGAGGTTAGAATGTCCGCGACCCTGGAACGCGGCCGGGTTCCCCTGCGCGTGTTGGAAGAGCGGGTGGGCGGGTTGAGCACCCCGGGGAAGATGCCGTTTTACGGGTTCTCCCTGCCGGCCCAAGCCTGCAAGACCGGCTCGAAGCTGCGGGAGGTGAAGGGGTCGGTGTGCGAAAACTGTTACGCTCTACGTGGCAACTATTTGTACACTAATGTACAAAAAGCCCTATGGAGGCGGTTGGAAATCCTGGAGGCCGACCCGGACGCGTGGGTGGATAACCTGGTCGCCGTCCTCAAGCGGCGGTGCCGCCAGTTCACCCCCACCCCGGACGACCCGTGGCCGGCGGTCCGGGCTCACGACGCGGGCGATTTGCAGGGGGTGTGGCACCTGCGGGCCATCTGCGAGGTGGCCCGGCGGCTGCGGCGGGTGAGGCTGGCGGACGGAACCCGGGCGGCGGCGAGGCTGTGGCTCCCGACCCGCGAATACGGGTTTGTGAAGGAGTTCCTGAACGGGGGCGGCGTCATCCCCCGCAACCTGACCGTCCGGCTGAGCGTTCACATGGTGGACGAGGGCCCCTCCCCCGGGTTGAGGAAATGGGCGCGGGAGAACGGTTTGGTCTTGTCCACGGTCAGGAAGAAGACTATCTTAGAAAATCACGGGGAGTGGGTGTGTCCCGCCCCGAAGCAGGGCAATGTTTGTGGAAAGTGTAGAAGTTGCCATGACCGAAGAATCGCCGTCATCTGCTACGGAAAGCACTGAGCAGTGGGAATTTAATGACCCCGGCGTCATAATCCCGCTGACGAATGACGGAAGCGTTGTGGTTTCGCCGGAGGATGTAGAGCTCGTGTCTACTCACCGGTGGAGGCTTGCGAGATGCCGCAGAAAGCTCTACGCCGAGTCGACGGAAAAGGTAAATGGAAAATGGAAGAAGATATTACTACACCGCTTTATTCTCCGCCCTCCGTCCGATATGCTCGTCGACCACAAAAATAACAACGGGCTCGACTGTCGTCGTTGTAACTTGCGGCTAGCCACACATACCCAAAACCAAAGAAATGCTCCCTCTAGGATCGGGTCTTCAAGCAAGTTCAAGGGGGTTTGGTTTGCTGATAAACCGGCCAGGTGGCTAGCCCAAATATGCGACATCTATCTGGGCACATTCTCCGACGAGGTATTGGCGGCAGAAGTTTATGACCACGCCGCCGTTCATATTTTTGGAGAGTTTGCTTGGCTGAATTACCCCAGCCGCCGAGACGAGTATGCCGCACAACCATTCTACTCAAACATGATTCGCGTCCGGCGAACGCGTGGCGAAAACCCCTACGTAGGGACGCAAAAGCGTGGGAACAGTTGGCTAGCTGATTGTAGCGGCTATCCGCAGACTTATAGGGGTAGTTTTGCCACCGGCGAAGCTGCGGCGATGGCTTACGATTTGGCGAAAGTTCGTCAAGCAGGCACGACCGCTAAGGTCAACTTTCCAGAACGTATGTCCTACTACCTCGACGCCATACTCGGCGGCGTCGCCGAATCGATGTCAAAAACCGAGTTCAAAAAGTACGTGCGAGATAAAGTCCGTGACTACCTAAAAGGTAGATGGGTCGAAAAGACACGGTGGATGGGAAGCCGCGGTAAGCAGGATAGATTTGCGGGACTCGGCTGGTACGCAGAGGATGTGATAGCCATTATGCCGAGTCTCACGGACGTGGAAGCCGCTAGTTGGCTAGCTCGCAACGATGATGAGATACGTGAGCGAATTCGCGCGTTAGGTGCAGACGTCATTAAGTCTATGCTTGAAACGGAATTCTCCTGAACTTGTTCCCATTATGCTACGCCCGCCACTGAGCGGGCCGGTGGCCCGCGATGTTAAAAGGGGAAAATCGTATGCCCGTGAAAATCACCGTCGGCCCCTCCCCCGTGCCGCCCGTCCGGTACACCCCGCTCTCCCTCCTCCTGAAGCCCGGCATCTACCGCCCCGAGGACGAGCCGAACGACTGGCGGGTGGTCGTCTACCGCAAGGACCAGGCGCTGTACGTGGACCTACAGGCCGACCAGATTGAGCCGTACGACCCGGCCTTGTGGACCGGGTACTTCGTGCGGACGGGCGAGAAGCGTGTCACCCTCACGTTCGAGGACTAACGCCCTCGTTTTCGAGAAAGGTCGCAGCCCATGCTGTTCGCCGAACACCACCCCCTGTCCTGGCCCGACGCCTTCGCGATGGCGGCCATGTTCGCCTTCTTCGCGTTCTGCATCTGGTGTCTGGTCCGCTATGGAAATCGGTAACTACTTTATAAGGACTTAAATGTCTGAAACCAAGAAAACGACCCACCGGGTGGACGTCGTCCCCTTGAATCTGTCGCCGTGTCCGAACTCGGATTTTCTCTCGGTCTGCGCCGTAGACGGGTGGCAGTGCGTCACCCAGACGGCCCAGTGGGCGGGCAAGGACCGGGCCGCGTTCGTGCTACCCGACACCCTCGTGCCGGTGTCCCGCCCCGAGTTCGCCTTCCTGGCCAAGGACGCCAACGCCGACGGGTACTACCGCATCCGGGCGAAGAAGCTGCGGGGCGTCCGCTCGTTCGGCCTGCTCGTGCCCGCCCCGGACGGGGCCGAGATTGGGCAGGACGTGAGCGACCTGCTCGGGTGCAAGCACTATGACCCAGCTATCGCTGGGTCGAGGCCGAAGGGTGGACTATTCATGGGCGGCGAGGTGGCCCCGGCCCCGGACATATTCACCGTCAAGTACGACCTGGAGCCGGGCCGGAAGTACGCCCAGAAGGTGTTCACCCCGGGCGAGCCGTGCCTGGTGACGGAAAAGCTGCACGGGGCAAATAGTAGATACGTGTACAGTAAAGGAGAGATGCACTGCGGCAGCCGCACCGAGTGGAAGAAGGAGTACCCGTCCTACGACCACGTGACCGTCGAGTACCTGGTCGAGAAGGGCAAGACGCCGGAGGAGGCGGAAGACATCATCGCTCGGCTGAAGACGAAGCCGAAGACGCGGAACATGTGGTGGCAGGCCCTCGACGCCACCCCGTCCCTGCGGGCGATGTGCGAGGCGAACCCCGGGATGGTGGTGTACGGCGAGGCGTACGGCGCCGTCCAGAACCTGAACTACGGGTGTAAGAAGGGCGAGGTGAAGTTCGCCGCCTTCGACCTGATGAAGGACGGGCGGTGGCTGGACGCGGGCGAGGCCCTCGAAATCCTCCGGTTCTGGGACGTGCCGACGGTCCCCATCCTGGGCGAAGCCGTCCCCTTCGACTTCGACGCCCTGTGCGAGATGGCCGAGGGGCGGTCCACGGTGCCGGGAGCGGGGCACGTCCGCGAGGGGATTGTGGCACGCCCACTGAAGGAGCGGACCGACCACTGCTGCGGCCGCGTCGTGCTCAAGTTCGTCGGCGTCGGCTACCTGGAGAAGTCGGTGGACGAGGAGGTTAATTGTGAAGACCTCGCAGAGGTCTGAACTGACGGCCGAAGGGCGTCTGGAGGTGTGCGGCGGCTGGGCCCGGCTGGTGCCGCCCGAGGGGTTGGGGAAATACCTCCGGCACCTGTTCCACCTGTGGACGCACCGGGTTCACAAGCTGCAAGCCCCGTCACGCGGGGCCCACATAACCGTGGCCGAGCCGGGACGGGCTTCGCCCGGGTTGCTCGCCCTCGTCGGGCGGGAGTTCGAGTTCACCCTGGGGCTGGACCCCCGGACGAACGGGAACGCCTGGTGGCTGCCCTGCGGGTGCGAAGCCCTGGAGCCGCACCGGGCGACGCCGACCGACTTCCACCTGTGCCTCGGGTACGAAAGAGAGGGCTCGCATGCAAGACACCCCCGCCCTGATTAACGCCCTGCTCCACCCCGACTTCGTCCCCGTCAAGCGGCGGGCCACCACCCCGGACGACGTCCGGGCGAAGCGGAAGCGGGTGGCGAAGCGGCGGGCCAAAAAGAGGAACGCTAAACGTTCCCAGAAACTCAACCGAGGAAAATCGTGAAAAAAGCCTACCAAGTTACCGTCCTGTGCCAAACGCAGCTCAACTACCTTGTCGACGCCGAAACCCCCGTGGAGGCGGAGGTCGCCGCTCTTAACCGATGGGTGGGCGGAGACAAGGGCGAGACACTCGGGGACGAGTGGACGCGAATTGAAAAGTACACCACCGTGGAGAAGGCGACTTCGTCGTCGGACTGAGCGGTCCAGCCGCTCCGGGGTATGGGCCTCCGTGCAATACCGCACGGAGTGAGTCATGCCAAAGGTCGTCCCCGCCGAAGTCGCCGCCGCCCTCTGCCCGGAAAACTGCGTTCTCGACGCCTCCTCCTTCAAGGCGATGTCCCAACCAGCCCGGTTCACCGACCCCGATTACGGGGAGTTCGAGGCCACGCCCCACCAGGTCATCCGGGAGAACCGAGTCCACCGCAAGCGGGCCCTGGCCGAGGGGCGGAACGTGAAGCTGACGGCGGACGAGGTGCAGGAAAGGCTCCCTCCGCACGTCACGCTCGTGGCGAAGACGTTCAAGGGCTGCATGAAGCCGGCGACCTTCATTGATGCCGAGTACGGCAAGTGGAAGAGTACGGCGCACCACGTGATGGCCGGGCACGGCCACCCCGAGCGGGGCAAAGAGAAGAGCAAGGAGACGTGTGTCGCCCGGTTCCAGTGCCGGCACCCGATGCAGAACCGGGACATCCTGATTAAGGCGGCGAGCAAGAAGAAGAACGCCCACTTCGTCCGCCACTGGCGGACGCAGGAGCTCGTCGTGGCCGTCGGGGGCTACGAGCTTGCCGTGGTGAACTGGTTCAACCGGAACGCGATCGACTTCGAGTGGCAGTGCCCGGTCAAGCGGGCGGACGGGACGGTGTACTTCGTCGACTTCCTCCGGAAAGACTCTAACGTTTACTTGGAGATTAAAGGGAGGTGGATGGATGACAACGCCAAGCGAAAGTGGCGGGAGTTCCACGCCGAGTACCCCAACTCCGAGTTGTGGGACTACCGGCGGCTCGTCGACAAGGGCATCATCGAGCCCCGCTCCCGCGGCGGGCGGTAGGCCGCCGGCCGACCCACCCCGGGAGAATCTCGCGACCGGCCTGCGACCCGGCGACCACGTGTTCCGCGTGGACACGTACCACGACCCCGGCCCCCGCCTGAAGGCCCGGCTGACCGTCGGCGTCATCGCCGAGCACCCGGACGCCGACCGGCTGCTCGTCGTGGCGCCGAACCTGGACGGGGTCGGGTTCATGGTCTCCAACTACCTCGACTTCCTCTGGTTCCGCACGCCGGGCGAGGCCAAGACCGAGGCCCTGAACCGGGCGAGCGAGCACCACATTGACGTCGCCAAGGCGGTGAGTGGGGTGCCGGGATGAGAGTTTTTATTAAAAACAAAGCCCCGCCCGGCCATTTTCTGAGTCTGGATGAAGTCTTATCTCACCCCGGCGTTTACTCGCCCGTCGGCGAGAGCGGGTGCGAGGGAGAACGCCTGATTACCCTGTCGCCAGGGGCGACCCTGTGGACGGACGGGGGGCGGTTCGAGGCGGTGGACGAGGACTTGTGGTCGGAAGTCCCCTTCCGACGGGTGAAGACGGGCCGGCTGGTGGTCCTGTTCGGACAGTGATTATTTACCCTTTTAAAATGTGGGGCTCCACCCCACGCCAGGAGGAGGTAGCGACCGTGAGCATTCAGCAAGTCGGCCAGGTGCAGGTGGTCAAGCCGTCGGACGAGGTGGTCAACCAGTTCGCCACCCTGGAGCAGACGACCCTCGACCGCCCGGTCAGCCCGGCGCGGCTGGAGTACCACCGCCAGCAGCTCGCCCGGGGGCGGTTCCTCCACCCGCCCACCTGGGCGAGCGTGTACTGCCGGCACAACGGCAAGCGGTACCGGGTGAACGGCAAGCACACGTCCCTGGTACTGCGGGAGGTGCCGTACGCCGCCCGCCCGGCGGTCACCCTGGTGCACTACGAGTGCGACACCCCGGACGAGGTGGCCGACCTGTTCAACACGTTCGACACGCGGGAGACGACCCGCACGGTGACGGACGTGAACCGGGCGGTGTTCAACGCGAACGACGCCCTGAAGGGGTACCCGGTGCGGCTGGCCAACGGGATGACGAGCGGCGTGTGCATCGTCAAGGCGGTCAAGACCGAGTGGGCGGAGGGGCGGCAGGTCGACTTCAACAAGCTGACGCGGGCGACGAACGCGGCCGAGCGGGCGCGGGCGGTGGCCGAGTACACGGGCACCGCCCTGTGGGTGCGGGACAACCTGAACACCCTGAAGACGGTCATCTTCGAGCGGGCGGCCGTGCTGGCCGCCGTCATCCTCACCCGCGAGGCCAGCCAGCAGGAGGCCGAGGGGTTCTGGCTGGCCGTGCGGGACGGCACCGACCCGAACCCGAAGGCGCCCACCCGCGTGCTGCGGGACTACCTGCTCGCCACCCGGGTGGCCGCCGGGGCGGCCGGGCGGGGGCGGACCGCCTCCCAGCGGGAGATGCTGACCAAGTGCCTGAAGGCGTGGAACGCCGCCCGCACGGGGGAGGAGTTGCTGCTGCGGTACTACGAGCAGAGCCTGATGCCGAAGCCGCTGTGAGCCGGACGGCGAAAACCCACGTGACAACCCAAGAGGCAAACCGGATGGAAAGCTGGCGTATCGTGTGGCGGGACGGGTTCGTTCCCGGCCTCTCGACGGAAAACCTGCAAGCCCTGGAGAAGGGGCTGGAAGCGGACGACTCGCGAATCCTTCAGGGGGCCACGACCACCCCGCCGCCCCTCATGTGCGTGCGGGATTGGGAGGTGGAAGCCGCTTGCCCGCTCGGCTACTGCGGCGTCCTAGAAAACGGCGGATTCGGCGAAGCTACGGTAGGTGAAACTGAGGAATTTTTTGCGCGAGCGTGCTTCGACGCCGACCAGCGATTGGGAGAGCCGGCCGCCTGCCGATGGTTTTTAAATGCGTGGGACGATACGCCGAGAGACGAGATGAGGCGGGAGCTACTCGCCGAGGTCCGACTAGCCCTGGCCGCCCGGGCCGCCGTCCAAGAAGGAGCCGCCGCGTGAAGCCCACAACCTATCGGGTCGAGCACTACATCCTCTACCGAGACGGGCGGTGGAGCACGGCGGCCGAGCGGGTGATGAGTTTTACGGAAGAAAAAGCCGTCGTCTTGGGTCGCGAGGCTTTAGCCGAGCGATTCCGGACCATCTCCTCGTTCGAGTGCCTGGGGCCGCTGTACCACATCGCTGAGGTGGAGGTGGACCATGAAGACTAGCGAAGTGTACATCTGCTACGCCTTTCACGAAGTCATCGGGGACGGCGAGATTTCCTGTAACCCAATCACGGGGGCGCGGTTCACGTCGCCAGAGCACGCCGCCGAAGTCCTCAAACTGTGGCGAGCGGACAGCGAGCCACTGCCGCCCCTGTTCCTGTGTCAGCACACGGTCCAGCCCATCATCGCCGCTGACGCGGCGAGTAGAGAAGTCGCGTGCGGGCTGGCTCCGCCCGGGGCCGTGGGGCCGAGCCCCACATTTTGAAAGGTGAAAAATGACCACCCATAGAGTGTTCCAAAGGGTCAACTGGGAGCAACTCCGGCTCCAGAAGGAGTGTCTCGTCCGGGTGTCTGGGTATAACGGGCGGGCGCCGCAGGTCGGGGCCGAGGAGGCCAACCTGCTGTGCGGGGTGGTGGCCCTCCTGGACCACTTCCAGGACTGCGCCGCCGAGGGGCTCGGCGAGAAAACCGTGTTCGGAGACCTGTCCGATGAGGGAGAAACGGGCTGAGCCCCAGGCCTATCGCGTCGTCCTGAAAGACCCCACCTGGCTCCGCGACGGCGACCGCCCCGTCCACCTGGTCGAGCGACACGTCCACCTGCTCGGGTTCTTGACCGGGGGCAAAGTCCTCATCCCGCTGGGCGGGCGAGACCTGCGGGCCTCGCCGGATGACGTGCTCGACTCCCGCCCCCTTCGGACCGAGTGGTCCCACGCGGACGTGGACGAGGCGAACACCATGCGGCTGACGTGCCGGTACTGCGGGGCGTGGCTGAGTCCGTCGGACGACGGGTACGGGGGCGAGTACGGCCATTGCGGGTGTGCGGAGTAACCTCCGCACACAGTGAAAGACAGGAATGCGGGCGGCCTTGGCCGCCTCTTTTTTCGTACAGGGAGTTCCTATGAGGCCGAGCCTACTCAAAGAGACGGTGAAGTCGTTCAAATACTCTAAAGTTCCTCTGTGGTTGTGGTCGGGTCCGGGGCTCGGACTTTAGGATTGTGAGTACGGGGTTTTCTTGGATTCGGGGTAGAGGCCTCCGAACCCAAGGAGACCTCAGTTTATGTCAGAGAAATTCGCCCGGAACTGCCCGCAGTGTGGGAAGGAAATCCTCCACACGAACAAGTATTACCGGAACCACAGCGAACGTGATAAACGCCCGTGTCGGGCGTGCAACCTCAAACCACACCAAGGTAAGGGTGAGAAGGCGCCCTTCTTTGGGAAGAAGCACACCCAGGAGACGATTAATAAACTCCGCGAAAGAGACACTAGCCGCTGGAAAACGGACGAGTTCAAGAAGAAGATGTCGGTTGTCACGAAGGGTGAGCGCAATCCGATGCACGGTAGGACAGTGTACGGTGTGTGGGTTGAGAAGTACGGGCAAGAGGAGGCTGATAAGCGATACGAGGCCATGCTGGTGAAGCAGAAGGCTAGGTCAACGGGTAAGAGGAACCCGATGTACGGGAAGCCCTCACCAAGCGGGAGCGGCAACGGTTGGTCAGGGTGGTATAAGGACTGGTATTTCAGGAGTTTGCGTGAACTTTCGTACGTCATCAATCATTTCGAACGGAATGGTATAGCATGGACTACGGGAGAAACGATTCGCATCCCTTACACGGACCCGGTTGGCCGGGATAGGACTTACTCGCCGGACTTCATCGTTGGGGGCACGATTATCGAAGTGAAGCCTCTGAAGCTGCACCCCTCCCCGCTCGTGACAGCGAAGAGACTCGCGGCTGAAGCGTACTGCTCGCAGAATGGGCTGGTTTATCTTCTGACCGACGCTACTCCACTCACTGACGACGAGATTCAAGAACTACACGAGCGCGGGGAAATCGTTTTCCTACCCCGGTACGAAAAGAAGTTTCAAGAACGGATGGCGGTTAGGTCAAAAACGCCTACTTTAAAGGATTCAACTGATGAAACCGAGTTTACTTCTGGAGACCGTGAAGTCGTTCCGAGGGAGTAAGGTTCCGCTCTGGGTGTGGGGGCCGCCGGGCTGCTCGAAGTCCTCTCTCGTTAAACAGGCCTCGCAGCAGTTGGAAATTGGTTTGGTCGACGTGCGCAGCACCCTGATGGACCCGGTCGACCTCCGCGGTCTGCCTACAGTGGACAAGAAGGCGAATCAGACGCGTTGGTGCCCGCCCGACTTCTTCCCGACCGACGGGGAGGGGTTCCTCTTCCTGGACGAACTCGCCCAGGCACCCCCGATGATGCAGGCGGCACTCCTGCAACTCGCCCTGGACCGTAAGGTGGGCGACTACGAACTTCCGCCGGGGTGGACCGTCATCGCGGCGAGTAACAACGCGAACGACCGGGCCGGGGTGGGCAAGGTCATCACTCCCCTGCTGAACAGATTTTGTCATCTAAATTTAGAAGTTAGTACGAGCGACTGGTTGGACTGGGCGTTGTCCGCCGGCGTCCGCCCCGAGGTGGTCGGGTTCATCCGCTTCAAGGAGTCGATGCTCCTGCAGTTCAACCCGGCGAGCGGGGCGAAGGCCTACCCCACCCCGCGGAGCTGGGAGTTCACCTCGAACGCCCTGGCTTCGCTTGAAAAACATCCCGCCAGGGATGCGGTCCTTTTCGACGTCGTCAAGGGGTGCGTCGGGGACGGGCCGGCGGCGGAGTTCGTGTCGTTCGTCAAGCTCATGAACAAACTCCCCACGCCCGAATCCGTTCTCTCCGACCCGCACGGGTCGACCGTGCCGACCCAGATGGACGTGCTCCACGCCCTGACGAGCAGCCTGACCAGCCACGTGAGCGACCACCCGGACAAGCTGGGGGCGTTTTTGGATTACGCGAAACGGCTGCCGAACGAGTTCTACGCGTTCGCCGTCACGGGGGTGACGGCCGCGTTCAAGGGGCGGCAGGCCACCCTCATCAAACACCCCGGCTTTAAAGAGTTCGTGAAGACGGCGCGGGAGCGGGGCATCATGCTCGATGTCGGCGGGGCCGACACGAGCAAGGGAGGAGTCAGTCAGGACTTCAGATGAGTGGGGCTCCGCCCCACAGCCCCGTGGCCCTGCGGGCCACATTTTAAAAAGGGAAACCTGTGACCGTTTCACCCGAACACCCGGCCGTCCGCGCCGCCGCCAGGTGGTGGGCCGACCAGCTTCGCACGCGGCGGGCCTCGACCGTCGGCGACGAGACCATGGACCTGATGATGATGGTGGCAGACGGCCAGAACCCGTCGGTCTCCCCCGAAGACGCCGACCGGTTCGAGTCGGCCCTGGCTCACGAAATCGCCGCCTTCCTCTCCGGCTCCCGGTGGGAAGAGTGGCCGGAGGTGGTCGACGTGGATTACTGGCCGGACCCGACCCTCGGCCGGGCGCTCGGCGCGATTGGTCGTGCCGGTGGGTTGAACGTGCTTCCCGTCAAGACGGTGATGTGGGTGGGGCCGAAGAAGGTCGAAGTCCGCCGCGGCTACCGGCAGCCGGAGGTGGTGGTCTGGTCTTCGGATGTGTAGTATTTTACCCTTTTAAAATCGCGGGGCTCTGCCCCGCGGACCCCGAGGAAACAGCCAAATGCTCACCGAGAAGCAGCAGAACTTGGTGGTGGGGATGCTGGCCGAGCTGGTGGCGTGGTACGGCGAGGAGGACAACGCGGCCTACTGCGCCCGCCTGACCCGGGCGGAGAAGCTCCTCAAGAAGGTCGCACCGGAAACCCTGAAAAGTTTACAAGAATTCATCAAGGACAACTACTCGTGAGCGGAGCGAACATGCCCATCTACACGAAGTGGGGCGACCGGGTGGAAATCGTCGAGAACGCCGGCCGGCACAAGCCGTCCTGGGCCGAGGAGAGCGAGCTCACCCTGGTCCGGCTGGTGTACCCGGACGACGGCTACCGGACGCGGTTCGAGTTCGCCCACGCCCTCCGGGCGGAGGGCGGGTGGCCGGTCATCGAGGCGGCCGTGAACGCGGCCCCGAAGCTCGAACTGGCCGGGGCGGCCCTGGTTGAAGCGTTAAAGGAGGCCGAATGATGACCTGGGAAGAGATTCGAGAGCGGGCCGAGGACGACCACGAGGAACACGCCGACCGCCTCATCCGGGTGCGGGGGTGTCAAATCGGCGGGCTGAAGGCGGACGACGACGGCGAGTACGAGCCGGACCCCGAGTACCTGTACTTCCGCAAGGGGCTCTGGGTTGTAGTCGGGAAAAAGTTTGATTATCTCACAGACACAAACGAGAGCGCCGGGCTGCTCGACGCCACCTGGGAGGCGGAAGCCCTGCCCGGTCAGTTGAGCCCGGGCGAGTACGTTTGCTGGATTGACGGCCCGACCTACTACCTCGACGGGCGGCGGGAGACGCCCTCCTGGATGGAGGTCGGGGAGAAGGTCATCGACCTGACGCTCGCGGACTAAGCGGCCTGTCGGCCGCGTTTTAAAAGGGAGAATCACTGATGAGTTCGTACTACGTCCCGACCTACCTGGAGTTCGGCCCCCGCCAGGCGGACGGGTGGCCCGCCTTCGTCACCGAGGAAGGCAAGGCGTACGCCGCGGAAAAGGTGGCCGAGCTGTTCGACAGGTACACCCTGGTCGACCTGGACATGTGCCACCGGGCCGTTTTCGAGCGGCGGAAGGGGCAGCCCGAGTGCTTCAAGGGGGTCGCCCTCTGGGACGCCATCTACGCCGTCTGCCACCGGGCGATTCTGGACAACCAGGCGGAGCCGGTGTGGCGGCGGACGGGGTACGGCAACCTCCTTCGGGAGGAGAACCTGCGGCGGAAAGCGGCGGGCGAAGCTCGGCCCTCTTGACGAGAGAAATCTTCTACCTTATAAAACCAAAAGCTCAGGGGACTGGCCATGGTGACCAAGACGACCGCGTGGGGCGTAATCAGCTTCTGGTCGCTGTCGGAGTCTTGCGACCGGCGGGTGCTGAACGAGGGGTGGTCGGCGCTCGGTTTGAACAAATACGTTCCGGACGCCCCGAATGATTTCGCCGTGCTCAAGCGGGCGCTCGAACAGGTGTACCCGAAGGCGGGCACCATCCCCCGCCAGCTCCGCACGAAGACCGGGTTCTTCCTGCTCGACGAGACGCGGGGCGTGGACGCCAACCAGTACGGCGGGACGACCACGGTGAAGCTGCGGCCGGGAACCAACGGGCTGGACTTCGCCAACACCGACGGGTCGGAGTTCGTGTACGACGACCGGGCGATGGAGGTGGTGAGCCGGTTCCGCGAGGGGCAAGGGCGGCTGAGCGCGGCCCAACTGGCCAAGGCGATGACGGCGGTGCTCACCCAGGAGTACCACGCGGTGGCCCTTCGCCCGAGCGGCGGAATCTATTGGATGTCAGGTCATCACAATGACAACTGGCGGGCGGCCGCCGAGGTGGTCGAGCGGGCGTGCCCCGGGTCGAGCGTGTACTTCGTCGAGAACGGGGCCGACACGGACTCGGTCCGCGCCGTGCGGGACGCGGTCATCCACTCGGTCGAGGTGCAGTCCCGCCAGATGGTGAAGGAGATGGAGGAGGGCGACCTGGGGGAGCGGGCCCTCCGCACGAAGATGACCGAGATTTCCCGGCTGGCCGACCAGGTGGTCGAGTACGAAGCCATCCTGGCCGAGTCGCTGGAACCCCTGCGGGCCCGCCTGGAGGAACTCCGCCAGGCCCACGGCACGGCCCAGCTCCTCGCCTCGGTCGGCGGGACCGCCTCCACGCAGAAGGAGTACTCGTATGCGTGAGTTCGACCCGCCCGCGGAGGGGTTGGACCCCCTGGCCGCCCTCGACCGGGAGGCCAAGCGGCAGGCCGCCGAGGAGGCCGCCCTGGAGAAGCACCGCCGGGTGGTGGGCCGGTTCTACGTGCTGGGGGCCAGTCCGAACCGGGCGTTCCTGACGGCCCTGGCCCTCCAGCTTGAGCCGAAGGTGGACTGGGAGGCTCAGACCGCGTGGACCGACGGGAAGAACATCGGGTTCAACCCGGACTTCGTCGGGGGGCTGAGCGACACGCAGTGGGACGCGGTGACCGCCCACGAGATTCTGCACGTGGCCTGCCTCCACCACGTGCGGCGGGGCGACCGCGACCCGGAGCTCGCGAACATTGCATGTCTGCGGGGTGACGCACTGGTATTAGGGGTAGACGGCAGCAGTCGTAGAATCGAGAACTTAGCAATCGGCGACACAGTAATTGGGATTCGTGGTGGCAAACTAGTCCGGACGAAAGTCCTAAATGTGACTAGCAAGTATGCACCCGAGCTAGTTAGTGTTCGCTGTGGCGAGGACGAGGTTCTCTGCACGCCGGAACACCTCTTTCTCACCAGTGATGGGTATGTGGAAGCCTCACAGCTCGGTTCCTCCGGCAACGCGCCATGGCAAGTTGTCCGTTTCAGAGAAGGCGTTTCTCTCGAAACATTGCCATACCATGACCAATGTGGAGTTAGCAACGAAACTTGGAAGAACCTACAACTCAATTGCGAGTTACTTCAGGAAGTGCCCAAGGACAAAAATCGTCAAACGCAGAAATGTTGCACCGTTCCTGAAAATGAGTGCCGAGACTCTGGCTTACATGGCAGGTATTATCGACGGCGAGGGGACGGTAACAGTAAGTGGTCGAGGCCAGGCCCAAATATCAGTAGCGAACACGTCCAACAAACTGGCCGGATGGATGGAGAGCAAGGGGTTTGGGCTCAGAAAAACTCGCAATATAAAGGGGCGGCCATACTGGAATATGGTACTGGGCGGGTATTCCATCATCGAGCCTCTGAAGAAGCTATTGCCCTATCTCGTTATCAAGCGTCAGCAAGCCGAGCTGGTAATCGAGTATATCGATCTGCGACTGTCGCAAGGGCATCGCTTCACGCTCTCGGCGCGGATGGAGGAGATTATTCGCGAGATTCGGGCCTTGAACGAGCGGCGTACTCCTGCCGAGTTCAAAAACATCAAGCTGGAGCCCGAGTATATGACATCACCACCTGCTGCGGCTCTTTCATCGCCAACGGATTCGTCGTCCACAATTGCGATTTAGCTATTAACTCCATCCTGGTGGACGCCAACTTCGATTTGCCGGCGTGCCGCCTCCTGCCCGGGGAGGGCGAGTACAAGGACCTGCCGCCGGGCCTGGGTTTTGAGGATTACTATGCTCGCCTGCAGCAGGCTCGCAATGAAAACCCCGGAAAACAGGGGAACGGGGCTCCACAGGGCGGCGGGGCGAAGGGCGACCCCGGCGGGTGTGGCGAGGTGCGGGACGGGGGCTCCGACGCCTCCTCTTTGGCGGAAGCGGAAGCGAACGCCAAGGTGATGGTGGCCCGCGCGGAACAAGCGGCTAAAGCCAAAGGAGAACTGGGGGCCGGTCTGGAAAGAATGACGGGGGCGGCTTTGCGACCCCCGTCCAACTGGAAGGACGAGCTTCGAGACTTCGTCTCCCAGAAGGCCAAGGAAGACTATTGTGTCGCCCCGGAAACACTAGTCTTGAATGCTGAATTAAAATGGGTGACGGCTGGAAGCCTCAAGCCAGGCGACCGTCTGTTAACAGTAGAAGAGTACCCGGCTTCCGGTCGGTGTCATCGTAGAATGTGTGAAGCGGTAGTTCAAGGAGCTTATATTTTTGAAGCACCGCGAATGGTTATGGAGAATGATAAGGGGCCACCAATCGTGTCGACGCTTGACCACAAGTATTTAGCTGCTACGGATGGCTCTGGTAACCGTTGGGTTAAAGCGAAAAGACTGAAAGTGGGGCGGAAAGTCAAGTTTTTGGTCGACCCATGGAGTGACGACCGTTCGGATTCATGGCTCGCTGGCATGTATGACGGAGAGGGATATCTAACCGCAAACCCTCCCGACCGCCCAAGGTCGGGCGTGAACCTTGGTATTGCCCAAACCGCTGGTCCGGTACTCGACCGCGTCTTAGAAACTTTTGATAGTCTTGGACTAAACGCGGGTCAGTATGTGAAGCCTCGACTGTTGGTGAATTCCGCTGAGGCGGGGAGACCAGTCAGTAAGAAGGATTGTTACTCGATTGGGATTAATAGATTATCGAATATCCTTCGTCTGCTTGGTGTTTACCGACCGATTCGATTGCTGACAAAGTTTCAACATATGATGAGAGAAAAATGGTTTACTTTTCCTCGCCCCGGTAAAGCGACCATCACAAAACTTGAACGAGTTGGCGACGGGCCTGTCGTATCTCTTAAAACCTCGACGGGCACACTCATAACGAACGGAGTTGTTAGCCACAACTGCTGGGCCCACCCCAACCGCCGGTTCATCGCCCAGGACCTGTACCTGCCCGGCCTCCACTCGGAGACCCTGGGCACCGTGGCCGTCGCCGTCGACTGCTCGGGCTCCATCGACGAGACCCTCCTGGCGGAGTTCGGGAGCGAGCTCCAGGACATCCTCTCTTGTTTTCCGAAGACGAAACTCCACACCTTTTATCACGACGTGGACGTCCACAAGGAAGAGGTGTGGAGTTCCGAAGACGGGGAACTGAAGCTGAGCCCGGTCGGGGGCGGGGGCACCTCCCACGTCCCGGTGTTCGAGCGGATGGCCGCGATGGACGAGCAGCCGGCGTGCATCGTATGTTTGACCGACTGTTATACTACTTACCCGACGAGTGACCCGGGTGCCCCTGTCCTGTGGGCGTGCTTCGGGAACGACGGGGCGAATCCGCCCTTCGGGAGGGTGATTCACGTGCGGTGACGAGGTCGCCTTGGGAGGGGAGTATGGGTCTCACACGCGCCGAGTTCGAGAGCTTGCAATGCCGGGCCCAACTGTGGGCCACCGGGGCGACCGTCCACGACGTGAGGTGTCTGCTCGGCCCCATCGAGATGACGGTGGCGGGGCTGAAGGAGCGGTGGCACCGCAACCCGGCGATGTTGCGGTGGGTGGACCAGTACCAGGCGGTGCTGGTGAAGACGTTGGAAGAGTTCATGGCTCACGGCGACTACCGCAAGGCCCGGCGGGAGAACCCGGAGCCCGAAGCCCCGAGGGAGGAGAAGAAGTGACCTTAGCCGACAAAATCGCTATTCGCCACATCCCGCTCAAGCGGCTGTTCGACCTGGCGAAGGACCTGCTCGAACCGGGCGAGGAGCACTTGAACCCGGAGTACACGCGGGCCCTGGTCAACCTGCTCGGGGACGCGGCCGGGATGGCCACGGACGAGCACGACCAGGTGGCGGCCGCACTCGGGGCGGACTACGTGAAGCTGATGGAGGCGGCGGACTCGGATTACGAACGGAGACGGGCGGCATTCAGGGGAGGTGACTAAGTATGAGTCACTTCGTCATCGGCCAGAAAGTCGAAATCTTGACCCACGGAAAACCATTCTACCGCGGCGTCATCACCGCAGACCGCGGCCTTCTCGGCCCGAACCGGAGTCGAATCTGGCGGGTCGAGAACAGTTGGGTCTTGGAGGTGGGGGAGGACCAGATGCGGGTCGCCTCCCCCGCCCCGCCGACCGAGTACCGGATTTGCGAGTACTCGGGCAACGTCATCGGGCCGGGCGGGTTCGATGTCGCGGTAGACCGGGAGGACATGGACCTGGACCCGCTGGTCGCGCGGCTGAACCATCTCCACGCCGCCCTGACCGCCTGTGTGAAGTTCGAGACCGAGCCGTGCCGGTTCGACCACGACGGCGTCTGCCAGGCTCACCACCTGGGCAAGCCGTGCGAGGTGGCCGTCGGCCGGAAGCTGCTCGGGCTGCCACACACCCCGCCGCTGGCTTCGCCAGCAGATTAAAGGGCTGTACCCATGGCGGACACTATTGTCTGGTTCGTTGTCATCCTCGCCCTTTGGCTCATCGCGATGAGGGGGCTGAGAAAGGGGGACTGATGCGTGCGACCAAGAGCAACGACGGTAAGTACCGGTTCGACCTGAAAATCACCTACCGGCTGGGCCTGATGGATGTGGTACAGGGGGCGGCCGACTGGGTGCGGTCGCAGGAACCGGAGTGGCCGGAGGAAGTGGAGGAACTCATCAAGAAGATGTGCCGGACCACCGTCCTCAACCACCTGCGCGAACTGGTCAAGCAAGACGGGCTGGGGTGGTCGATGCGGTCGGGTGACTACGTCCGCGAATACCTGGACCAGTACCCGGGCGCGGCCGGGCTGGAGGAACAAGCCGAGGCGAAGGCGCTGAAGCTGTTCCCGGAACTGGCGAAATAGTGGGGCTCCGCCCCACAGCCCCGTGGCCCTACGGGCCACATTTTAAAAGGTGAAAATCATATGTCAGTCGGAACCGGCATCAGCGCGACCGCCCACCTGAAGCGAGACATCACGCTGTGGGCGGGCCAAACGTCCTCCGTCACCGGCGAGCTCATCCAGGGGACCGACAAGGATTCCATCGGGTTCCTGGTCGAAGGGCCCTACTCCCAGAAGGCGGTGGTCGTCGTCCCGAACCACAACATCACCGCCCTGGTGCGACTGGTCGAGAAGTTTCCTGAGTAGTATTTTTCCCTTTTAAAATAGCTGGTGAACCCCGCGGACGCCAAGAGGAAGACGCGTGCGAAAACTCTACAAGTTCCACTGGGACTGCGGCCGGATGGGCGACCTGGTGGGCGTCTTCGCGGCCGAGGAGGCCGCGGTCAGGGCGGCCGTCGGGCGGGAGGTCTACTTCGGCGAGGTGCTCGGGAAGCACTCGGAGATTTACGGGGACGTGACCGAGGACGACTTCGAGGTGCTGACCGACGACCAGGCGTTCATCGACCAGGCGATAGCTTACGGCCTGCTGCCCACGGGTCACAACCCCCTCGACCGCTTACGCGGCGGGGACGAGGAGTAGTCAAAATGGTCGTCCGAGGGAGGAAGCCCTGGTTCGTCGCCCCCGACCCGGCCTGGACGTACCGGCAGACGGCCCGGGCGTTCGCCGAGCGGGAGCGGGCCGAGCTGCGGACGGGCAAGCAGGCCGAGTTCTCGCTCGCCGGCCGGCCGGAGCGGTTCCGCATGGCCCTGGTCCGCTCGGAGAGCGGGTGGGTGTTCGCCGTCGTCCCGGAGGGGAAGTAGTGCGCGTTCTGGTGTACTGGGGGATTATCACTATTTGGGTGATAATTGGATTGTTCGTCAAAGACGAAGACCGACAACTTCCTGCGAGCGGAGCGAGCAGTGGACGAAATTAACCCGCCCGAACCGCCGGCGAGCTTCCGCCTCTCGATAGGCGAATTCCTCATCGCCCAGTCCGCCTGGGAACCGCTGTGGAAAACCCCCCTCGTTGTGGACGGGGTCGGGGTCGCCGAGGTGACCGGCGGCGGCCGCGGCCCGACCGTCCGACTCCCGGACCCGGCGTTCGGCCTGCTCCTGGCCCTCGCCCTCCCGACGCCGACCGGCGAGGGGCCGGGCGACCGGTGGCACGAGGCCCTGTGCCGGGCCCGGGAGGCGGGCGACGCCGTGACCTGGAACGCGTTCGCCGACTGGTGTGACGACGAGGGGCACGCCCGCTGGGCGGCCATCGCCCGGGCGGAGTCCGAGAGGTTGGGACAAAAAGACGGCGGCGAAGCCGCCGTCCAAAAAACGAACTGCGAGGGGGCCGAGCGGTGACGCCAGAGGATAACCCCGCCGACGACATCTCGGAGGAGGAGTACTACCGGGGAATGGTCGAGGCGGAAGACCGCAAGTATTGCGAAGCAATCATGAATTCGCCCGAGTACGCCCAGGGGTACGACGACGCCCACCCGTTCAACCAGGACTGCGACATCTGCGGCGGCAAGGGGTGGCACAGTTTCGATGAGTACATGGGAAGGGAGCAAAGATGTCAGGATTGCAACCCGGAGGGGAAACAGTGAGTGAAGCGAACATCGACAATCTCTATGCGAACAAAGCGAGCGCCCTCTATTTAATGCACGCCGAGATGCCCGAGCCGGACGACGACGACCGCATCTACGTGACCGGTTCGTTCGTCGTGTCCGCGTTCCGGGGCGAGGACGCGAAGGAGCGGCTGGCCGACCGACTGGTCGACATTCTCATCGACAAGTGGAACGGGTGGGTGTGCGGCCGGCAACGGTCGCTGTGCGTGGTGGACGGCGTCGACGGGTTGGGCGAGTTAACCGGGGGTGACGACCTGGTGGAATCCGGCATACGCAGCATCCGGGTGGGGTTCGGGCCGGAGCGAAAGAAGGAGGCGGCGGAACTGGAGGAGTGGCTGGTTCAGCGGGTGCTGGAGGCCGAAAAGACCCGCCGGAAGGAACTCCGAGAAAAGGAAGAAGCGAACGAGCGGGCGGAGTTCGAGAGGCTGCGACAAAAATATGGCGGCGAAGCCGCCACCTAAAACTTTCTGTGAGTGGAGCGAACGAAGTGAGCAAAACGAACCAGCAAATCGTAGACGACTGCAACAAGCTGGCCCAGACGTTTTACGCGATGTGCGGGTACGAGGTGCCGGACGACTACAAGATGTATGAAGCGACGCACCCCCAAGAGACCAGCATGTGGACCATGGCGGTGTACGCCTACGACCACATCGAGGGGACGGACGTGGAGTGCGCCCTGGCGGAGATGGAAGGAGATGAGAGCGATTTGAAAGAAGTGCGAGAACACTTCCAGAAGAACAAACCCGGCCTGGACGAGGCCCTGAAGGCCGCCGGGCAGAGCGAGCCGAAGTCGCTCGGAAAGGTTTTGGAGGAAGCCACCAAGAAGAAGTTGTTAAAGACGACATACACCGTCTGGAACCGGCCGAAGCGGACGAGCGACCCCGCCCACCACGAGAAGATGGACGCGTACGAAGACCTGGAGACGGCGAAGGAGTTCGCGACGGCGAACGTCGAGGACGGGCGGGCTTACGAGTCGTACGTGCTCGGCCCGACCGGGGTGTGCGTGTTCGAGGCGCGGAAGTCGGGCGTCCGCCCCGTTCCGAAGAGGAAGAAATGATTTTCACCCTGGGCAAACGCTCCATCTACGAGCCGCTCTTCGGCGGGCCCGAGCCCCCCTGTATGGCTAGACATAGCAGCGTGTGGGAGACCGCGGAGGCCGCCGCCGCCCACATCGCCGGCTTCGACTATGAGCCCGAGTTCGCCGTGTACGGGGTGCTGGCCGACTGGGACGACGACACCTACGAGGGGGACTACCCGGACTGCGAGTGGCGGTGCCTCGGGCAGTCGATGCCGCTCGTCAAATTGGACGGGGGGTGACACGTGCGACTACGAAAAGTGCGGGCCCACCTCCTCCCCTGCCCCTTCTGCGGGCTGTCCGAGCTCGACGTCGGGGTCCAATCTTGCGATTCGTACGGGGTCCGATGTCCCCAGTGTCGAGTCGGGATGAGCACCGGCCTGCCGGGGAGGTGGCCCCGGGGCGTGTGGCGGAAGGGGCTGACGGCGAACGCCAACATGAAGCGGCTGGCCGAGTGGTGTCTGAAACAGGCGGTGCTCCGCTGGAACGCCAGGTCGGCCGCGGCGGACCACGGGGTGAAGTACGAGTGCGTGGGATACCTCTAGTGGGGGCAAGCCCCCACGCCCCGCGGCCCGAAGGGCCGCATGTTAAAAGGAGAAAACCATGGGGTCATGGAACGAAACCGACACGGTCACACACGCCCCCGTGTTCCCGGGCGACGAGGTGGTGATGCTGGTGTACGCCCCCGACCGCGGGCGGGGGACGGAGTTCTTCTCCCGGGACTTCGAGCTCATCGCCAAGGGGAAGTACAACGATTACGGTTGGCTGGAGAAGACGCCGGGCCAGTGGTCGGACGGGATGAAGTTACGCGCGAAAGGGTTGGACGAGCCGTACGAACGAGCCCTCTTCGTCCACAAGAAGACCTGGGACACCATCCTCATCGCCAGCCCGAAGAAGCTCCGCAAGCTGGCCGACCAGGCCGAGTTCGTGCTCAACTTCTGTTCGCGCAACCGTATCAACCCGGAGGCCGCCCTCGCCTTCAAGGGGATGCAGCACGCGAACCTGAAGGAGTACAAGGCGCTCATCGCCCTGATGGACGCGCGGGCGGCAGCGTGGGAACTCCGCGAGAGCGAGGAAAGAGATGAGTAATCCTGAAACAGGGGCGGCAGACGGGCTCGGCGGGAGCGGAGCCCCTGCCCGCCTGTGGAGCCGCCCCTTCTCCGCGGACCAGGTAGACAAGTTGAAAGAACTCTTCCCGGACCGATTCCCCAAACCTGCGAGGGAACCGAGTGTGACAAGCTGGACAGAGGCGAACAACTACGGGAAGGAGCCCGACGACCACGAAGACTTGTTACCGCCGACCGTCCCGGAGAAGCCGGTGAGGGGGGAGCGGTACATGCGGCGACTCGCGTTCGGGTGGACGGTGTTCGGCTGGTGGAACCCGTCGTGCGAGGCGTGCTGCGAACTCGGCCCGGCGGAGCGGAAGGCGTGTCCGGCCTGCCGGGGGACGGGGGACGGCCCGCCCGAGCCGGACGCCCTGGCCCGCGAGTTGACCGAGGAGGACGCGCGGCTCCTGGCGTTCGGGCGACAGGCCGTTGCCGCCCTGGCCGCCGCCCCCATCCCCCGCCTGGGCGAGACGCTCGACGAGTTCCGCGGGCGGTACTCCAAGTGGTACCGGGAGGCCCGCCACCCGGCGATGCGGGCCTTCCCGGGGGTCGACCCGTTCGTCGGGTGAATTTCCCTTTTAAAATCGCTGGCGTAGCCCGCGGGGGTCTGGGGTTCACCCCAGATGGGTCTGGGGCGCAGCCCCAGCCTGAGCACATAAATCCAAACAACCTCTTCGAAGTGAGGCGTAGCCGAACGTGAAGAAAGGGACACCGACCGTGAGCGTCCGGGCGGCCGCCGCCCGCGACGTGGCGAACATCGCCGAGCTGGAGGCGGACGTCGGCTCGGACTGGACGGCCGAGCGGGTGGCGGCGGCGGTCAAGGCCGTCCGCTCGGCCTCGTACGTGGCGTACGCCGACGGGGTGTGCGTCGGGCACGCCCTGGGGGTGCGGGAGCCGGCCCGCATCCGCCTGCTCCGCTGCTGGGCGGAGACGCCGGACGTGTACGCCCGGCTGGCCCGGCGGGTGGCCGAGCGGGTGGCCCGGGGGCCGGAGCGGCGGGCGGGGGTCGCCCTCCCGGCCGGCCCCGAGCGGTCCGACCTGTACGCCGGGTTCCTGGCCGCCGACTGGACGTACCAGGCGGCGGACGCCGCCGTGGACCAGGGCGGGCGGGAGTTCCGGTCGGAGGACCGGATGGTGTTCATGGTTTCGAAACCGGCCTGACCGAGGGGGTGACCCATGTGGCGGGAGGACGAGGACGACCGGTCCACCCGGGCGTCCAGCCCGTTCGTGTTCCGCCGGGCGAAGGCCCGGCGGATGCGCTTCGACGACGACACGGTGGCGTTCTGCCAGCACCTGGTCGAGCACCAGGTGGACCTGTGGAAGGCGATGGACTTCATCAACCTGAAACTGAGCGAAGTGAGGGCGGGACATGATGTTCGCTGACTACGTGGGCACCCCGGCCGACTACGACCTGCTGGGGTGGGTCATCATGGCCGGGCTGCTGGCCGACACGCTGTACAAGTACTGGCGCGGCTCCGCCCGCTAAACCCCTTCGGAGAGTGCGCGATGACCAAAGCGGAGCTAGTGGCCCGCCTGCCCGAATTGGCTGACATTCGGGCCCGCCTGGCCGCCAACGAGGCTGAGAGGAACGCTCTTCGCGACGAGTGGGAAGAGCTACGCCAGGTTGAGTGGCGGCTGGGCGAGGTGGACGAGGTGTTCGAAGGGGTTCCCATCCGGGCGTACGGGTCGACCAACCTGCAGTTCCACGAACTCGGGGACGACGGCGAACACCGGTCGGCCTACGTGAACCCCTACTACCGGGACGAGGACGAGGGGTGGGACGAGCCGGACGGGTACCTGCTCAGCCTGAGCGGGGCCGAGCGGGGGAGCGTGGAGCGGGAGTGGCGGAGGTACAAGGACCGCGGGACGGCGGTGGCCGCCGCCAAGCGGTTCGTGGCGCACGGGGTCGTCCCCCTGCCCGACGTCATCGTGGGGGCGAAGGAGTAAGACATGGCAAAGGTAGCACCCGTGTTGGAATCGGCCGCGGTGGTCGCTCGGACGGTGAGCGGCCTCCTCCGCCGGGCCGGTCTGAAGGTGGGCCAGACCGTCCGGGGCAAGCGGACCGAGGGGTTCTGGGTATACCGCGTCGGGTACTCGGGGAGGGTGTCGGTGACGTACTGGTTGCCCGGCTACCGCCCGACCCCGGACGAGCGGGAGCGGCGGACGAAAGCTTGCCGGGAGGCGTTCGAGGTCCTGCGGGCGAGGGGCTACCCGGTGGACGACCGGGGGTACATCGAGTGCGGGGGCGAGTGACTGGGCTTGTCAACGCGGCTAAAATTCACTATCTTATAAAAATGCAAGACCTCGCCGGCCCGCCCCGCGTCCGCGTGTACCTGGACTCCACCCGGAAAGTCTGGTCCGTGACCCGCCGGGGGCGGGTGGCGGACAAGCCGCACCGCCTGCTCCTGGGGGACGTGCGGTTCGTGGTGAGCGAGCGGGCCAGGGCCCGCGCCCGGAAGACCGGGCGGAAGACCCCCCACGCGTACGTCGAGGGCGTGGTGCTCGGGCGGGACTGGTCGGCCCTGCGGCCCCGGGGCGGGCGGCGGTTCGGGTACAACCCGTTCGTCCACCGGGGGTTCACCGACGGGGGCGGGCGAGTTCTGGAGGCCGCGAAGGCGGTCTACCTGGAAGTCGGCACGGGCGGGGTGACCTGTGTCGCGTTCCAGCCTAAAGGCCGGAAGCCGGCCGCCTGGAAGGCGCCCTGAACGAGGTGGAGCGGCTGCGGGCTCAGTTGAAAGCCCGAAGGGAGTTTAACTGATGGATTCACAGAAAATGACGGTCGGCGGGCGGGAGATGTATGCCAAGCTGGCCAAGGTGACGGACGCCTGGTGCGGGCTGAACGAGCGGGGCTTCTTCGACTGCTGGGTGTTCCTGGACTACGGCGGCTCCGCCCAGGGGTTCGGCGGGTACTGCCTGTCGCGGTACGACAAGGCGAAGGACCGGCAGGTCGGCACGGCGTGCGGCTTGGACTACGTGCTCGGCATCCTCCGGGCGTTCGGAGCGAGTAAGGTGGAGGACCTGAAGGGGCGGTTCGCGTACGCCCTGTTCGAGGACGACAGCTGGAACTCGATGGTGAAGGGGCTGATGACCACCCCGCAGGAGGGCGGCAAGCACTTCCTCACCAGCGAGTGGCGGGAGGAGTGGAATCTGACCTCTTGAGGGGGCGACCATGGCGGAAGAAGACAAGCCGGAAGCCCTCCGCCTGGGCGAAGCCCTGCTCGCCCTGGAGCGGTGGGGCCGCAAGCACTACCGCTACGAAATCCACGGCGGGCCGGGCGTGATGCCGGGCGACGAGGGGTGGGTGCGGCTGTCCGCCGCGGGGCGGACGGTGACCGTCTCCCACTGCGAGATGGACCGGGGCGGGGAGGACGAGAACGGTGATGACACCACCACCCACTACGGCGACGTCGCCGACTCCATCCGCGAAGCCCTCCGCCTGTGGCACGCCGACACGACCCCGAAGCGGTTTAGTGTGACCGTGTACACGCCCGGCGGGCACCACCTTCTACCCGCGCCCGAACGGGTGAAGTATTGGGTCCACCCCGAGCAGGTCACCGTCTGGCTCGTCGCTGGAACCGAGGCCGAAGCGGTCGAGACGGCGAAAGCTCTGGTGCTGCCCAAGCTGGAAATCATCCCCCGGACGTCGGCGACCGAGAAGTGGGAGGCCGACTCCGACATGGAGCGGTATGTGCCGACCAACGTGTCGGCTACGCCGACATTTTAAAAGATGTGAAGTCCACATAATTGGGTGTTTGACGTGTACTTAACGGTTGATATCAGACTCATCGCAACGTCCGCCCAGGCGGAGTCGCTGGCCCGCACGGCGGTCGCCTTCGCCGCCGCCTGCGACCACGTGAGCGGGTACGCGTTCGAACACAAGCTATTCGGCCGGTTCGCCCTCCAGAAGGCGGTGTACCGCGACGTCCGGGAGAAGTTCGGCCTGTCCGCCCAGACGGCCTGCCTGGTCGTCGCCCGGGTGGCCGCCGCGTACAAGCGGGAGCGGGGCGTCCGCCACGAGTTCCGCCGGCCGACCGCCACCTACGACGACCGCGTCCTCGCCGTCGACCTCCCCGCCCGGACGGTCTCCGTCTGGACGGTGGACGGCCGCCTGAAGGGGGTACCGTTCGTCTGCGGGGCGCGGCAGGCCCGCCAACTGGAGGGCGAGCGGGGCGAGGCCGACCTGGTGTGCCGGGACGGGCGGTGGTACCTGCTGGTGACGGTGACCGCCCCGGAAAAGCCGCTCCGCCCGGCGACGGACTACCTGGGGGTGGACCTCGGGGTGTACACCCTAGCGGCGGACAGCGATGGCGTCCGACACTCGGGCAAAGCGGTCAAGAGCGTCCGCCACCGCCACCGGCGGCTTCGCCGCAAACTCCAGAAGAAGAACACCAAGTCGGCCCTGCGGCGACTTCGCTTGCTGGCCGGGAAAGAAGGAAGGTTCGCTACCCATGTAAACCACGTGTTGTCGAAAAAGTTGGTCTCGGTCGCCGAACGCACCGGCCGCGGGATTGCCCTGGAGGACCTCCGGGGTATTCGCGGGCGGATCAGGGCTAGCAGGGCGACGCGGGCTCAGCTCCACTCCTGGGCGTTCGCCCAGCTCCGGTCGTTCATCGCCTACAAGGCCGCCCTGGCGGGCGTCCCAGTGGCGGTGGTGGACCCGGCGAACACCTCTCGCGCGTGCGCCGCTTGCGGGCACTGCGAGAAGGCCAACCGCCGCGGACGAGAGTTTCTTTGTCGCTCGTGCGGTTTTACCGCCGACCCCGACACCAACGCGGCGGAGAACATCCGTCGGGCCGCAGTAAACCGGCCGAACGCCTGGAACGGCTCCGCCGTGGCCGGGTAAAGCTCATGACAAAAACCTTGGGCGTTTACGTGGCCCGACTTGTCAACGCAGGGCTTATGAGTGACGGAGTAATAGTCACTCCAAGGCTACCACTTGAGAAGAGGATTAGGGGTCTAATTATGAAAATCGAAACAGACTTGACCGTTAAGTGGCCCGACCTGTTCACCGGCGGGCCGGCGTCCAAGGTGTACACGCTCGAATTCCTGGCCGACTGCGTGCACCGCGCCTTCCAGGGCACCCGGTACAAGGTGCTGCTCCAGCAGGGCGGGGCGGTGAAGACGCCCCACCTGCAACTGGACGCGGACGGGACCGTGTACGGGTCGGCCAGGCTGAAGGCCGGGGCCGAGTTCCTCCACTCCCTGCCCGACGCCGTCCGGGCCGACCTGAAGGCCCTGCTCGACCCGGTCCGGCTGTTCGTCGGGGACGGGGCGGACCTGCGGGTTCGGTGACTTTCCCTTTTAACATGTGTGGGGCTCCGTCCCACGACCCCCGAAAGAGAGTAAGCGTGAAACTGCAGGGATTCATGCGGGCGTTGAGCGACGTCGTCGCCCGCCGCAAGTCGAAGGCGACTCATTCGCCCGCCGGCGAGGGGTCCGCCCTCCGCCTCTCGCTCCGCGTGGACGGCCACGTCTGCGAGCTCTGCCCGGTGACCGCCGTCGTGTGCGACCGGACCGGGTACGTGTACCACCCCGAGCACTACCGCGAGGCGGCCGGCCACATCCCCCTGGACCAGGACGACGCGGACGCCGTCGCCCGGGCGGCGGACGCGCTGGAGGGGCACGACCCGAAGCTGCGGGCCCGGCTGCTGCGGACTCTGCAACCGCCCGCGAAGCCGGCGGCGAAGAAGGGGGCAAAAAAGTGAGCCACTCCGAGTCGCCCGCGGCGTTCCAGTCGCCCGCCCCCTTCGTCGACTGGGGCGTCGAGTACGTCACCCTGGACGGGCTCCGGCTGGAGGACGGCGAGCCGGTGCGGGTGCTCTGGCCGGACGGCTCCGAGACGGACGACGTGGTCCGCGTGCGGGAGGTGGACGCCCCGTTCTACGACCGCGGGCACCGCTGCCCGGGGAGCAACTTCGTGGCGACCATCCCCCGCGTCATGCGGGGCGCCCCGGTCGAGGTGCCGGTGCGCATGGTAAAACTGAAACGGAGGACCAGGTGACACGAACCGAACTACTATTGGTGAAGCTCTGGGAAGAGTGTGACGAGGTCGGCCAGCGGGTGGCGAAGGCCCTCCGCTTCGGGCTGGACGAGGTGCAGCCCGGCCAGGGGTTGACGAACGCGGAGCGGTTGAAGGACGAGTTCCTGGACCTGTGGGGCGCCTGGGGCCTGCTCTGTCGGGCGGGGGCGGTCCTGCCCATCGCCCCGATGGACGACCCCCTCATCCTGGCGAAACAGGAGAAGTTCGAGGAGACACTGGACTACTCCCGCGAGTGCAAAACTCTGAACTAACCACGGCCGGAGGGGGCGATGGGTGAACGAGACGCCTTCCTGGCGGCCATCCGGGCGGCGCCGGAAAACGACTTACCCCGCCTCGTCTTCGCGGACTGGCTGGACGAGCACGGGGAGCCCGAGCGGGCCCGGTTTATCCGCGTCGGGGTGGAACTGGCGAAATACACCCCGCCCCGCAAGGTGGTCGGGGTGCCGCGGAACGAGCGGATTGTCGGCAGCCGGGGCGAGGAGCGGGGCGGGGTGACGACACTCCGCACGGGGAAATACGAACGTCCCGAGATGGACTTGGTCTGCTCTTACCACTGGTCCGAAGGCCTGGTGATGGGCGACCTGGTCCGGGTCGAGAGGGCCACGTCCCGGCTGACCGGGGAGGACCTGGGCGACTGGGTCGTGGTGGGTCGGGCGATGAACCCGGACGACCCGGCCGGGGTGGTGGAACTGACCCTCCGGCGGACCGACTGGCCGCCCCGCGAGGGCTATGACGCCCTCCTGCGGGAGCAGTACGCCGTCCTGGTGCGACACCTGGAGGAGACGGCCGACCGGCCGCAAGACTGCTGGGCGTTCCGGGTGGCCGAGTGCGCCATGTGGCACGAGGGGGTGCCCCGTTCGACCGTGACGCCCGCCCCCGGCGACCAGTTCCCCCGCGTCCTCCTGCCCGGCACCCGCGTGTTCCAGACGTTCCGCCGGGGGTTCGTCGAGCGGGCCGAATGCCCCGTCGACGAGTGGGAGGGGTTGCGCGGCGTGGTGAGGGACAACCCGGTGCGGCGGGTCGAGTTCGCCCTCGCCCAGCCGGCCCAGATGATTCGCCGGCGCGGAAACGGTGACGACTGGGCGCCCGCCTGGGCGTGGCTGAAAGACTCGCCGGCCGGGCACGACCCGGCCGAGCTGCCGGCCGAGCTGTTCGACGCCCTGCCGGGGCAGCCGCGACTGACCGACGAGGGGGAACTCCCCTGGATGAAGTTGTTCCCGTCCGAGGGGTCCGCCCGGACCGCCTTGTCCGACACCGCCCTCCGGCTGGTTTCCTGATTTGACGGCCCAGCCCCCCTGCCGTTTCTCACCTGGGGGCGCAGCCCCCTGGAAAATCCCGTTTCCTTAAAGTAGGATAGACGGCGGAGGTGCGGCTATGGGCACAGTCAAATGGCAGCGTGCGGAATACCGCGTGCTCGGGCACGGGTGGTACGCCCGGAAGAGCGTGCGGGACGGGCGGTGGCGGCTGTACTACGGCCCCAACGCCAAGGGGTCGGACGTGCCCGGCGTCCTCAAAGTGTTCGCCGGCGAGAAGGCGGGAGAACCCCTGTCGTTCCCGACCCTGGAGGCGTGCCGCCAGCACCTCGACACCCGAACTGGAGGAGGGATTTGAAAACCGTTAAATGGCACACGCAGGAGTACCACGTGCTCGGGCACAACTGGTACGCCCGGCACGTCGAGCGGACCGGCACCTGGCGGCTGTACTACGGGACGAACGCCAAGGGGTCGGACGTGCCCGGGTACCTGAAGGCGTTCCGCGAGGGGGGCGAACTGGTCGCCCTGCCCACCCTGGCCGCCTGCCGCGAGTACGTCCAACTGCGGGCCCGGCCCGCGAAGGCGGGCCGATGACCGACACCCAGACGGAGTACTACCTGTACCTGCTCAAGCACGTCGAGGACCACGGGTACCAGCCGAGCTACAAGGAGATGGCCGAGGTGTTCGGGGTCACCCCCAAGTCGGTGAAGGACATCTTCCTCAACCTGGAGGCCCAGGGCGTCCTGGAACTCGGGGACTATCGACAGGAGCGGTCGATTCGGCTAAAAGGGGTGAAGTTCTGGGCGTACGACGCCCGCCTGTCCCGCCCCCCGTGCCCGAAGTGCGAGAACGCATGACCCCGCCCAAGCCGAAGTCCAAGAAGGAGTTGGTGCTCCAGGCCCTGGCCGCCCTCGGGGCGGACGCCGGCCTGCGGGAGGCCCAGGAGTGGGCCAAGAAGACGTACAAAGAGAGCTTTCCCCCCACCGCCTATTTCGAGGTGAAAGAGGAAATGAGCAAACGCCTGGCGGCCGTGGCCGCGTCGAAGCCGGCGGCCGTGATGTCACCAACCGTTCCCCCGGTCCCGCCGACAGCACCCCCCTCGCCGCCGGCGCCCCCGACCGTCCCGCCGTCGCCGGCGGGCGGCCCCTTCCTGGCCCAGTTGCAGGAGGTGATGGACGCCGCCCGCACGCTGGTGCGGGTGTGCGGGTCGAAGGAGGAGGCGGTGAAGGCGGTGCACCTGTTCGGCGGCTGACCCGCCGGGCGGGGAGGCCTGGTCTTCCGGGGGGCGAAAGCCCCCTTGTTTTTTACCGCCACACACCTATCTTATAAAAATGTGGGGACACCCCACAGCCCCCGCGGGCCGGTGGCCCGCATGTTAAAAGGGGAAACACACTTCCCGCGAGCGGAGCGAGCCCATGGCGGTGAGTCCGAAAGAACTGAACCAGAAGCGGGCCGAGGCGGTCGCGAAGGCCGCCGCCGAGAAGGCCGCCCGCGTCAAGGCGGAAGCCGACGGAATCGAGAGGCACGTCGACCAGGTGTTGCGGGAAAGGTACGCCGGCGGGGAGGTGGTCGTGCCGTACGCGGACCCCGTCCCCCCGGACGTGTTGGGCGAGGTGGGCCGGCGGTACGGCGCGGCCGGCTGGAAGGTGGCGTACGGCAAGGAGGGGTTCTCCCTCACGCCGAAGGAGGAGTCGCCCCCGTCCCTCCTGGACCTGCTGAAGGACACCCTGGACGCCCAGAAGGCCGGGTCGCGGGACGGGCAACACCGGACGCCCCCGTACCGGCGAATCTACTGCCTCGTTCCCGGGGAGTGAGCCGTGACCAAGGTGCTGTTCGTGTACGGCGGCCGGCGGGTGGAACTGGCGAACGAGTTCATCCGTCACCACTGTGTGGTGACAGGTTATGAAGCGTCCGAGCGAGTGCCGCTCGCGTCGATCGCCGAAGTGGGCGTCGGCCTACCCTGGGACCACCCCGAGTTCGCCGACGACGTGGCCGGGACCGCCGAGGAAATCGGCGCCGACCTGATTGTCCCGCTCGGGTGCGGCGCGGCGGCCGTGCTGGCCGGGGCCGACGTGCCGTGTCCCGTCGTGGCCCACCCGCCCGGCACGGCGAAAGTCTGCCACGACAAGCTCGCCTTCGCCGAGGCGATGAAAGCCCTGCCCGACCTGTACCCGTTCCCCCGCCAGGGGAAGCCGTGCGTCAAGAAGCCGCGGCTGGGCTTCGGGGGGAACGGGGTCGTTTACGAAACCGAATACGACCCGGTCTTCGCTGACAAGGCGTCGGTCTACCAGGCCCGCTTGCGCGGGCCGGAATATTCGGTCGATGCCTACTTCAACCGGGACGGCAGCCTGGCCGCCGCCACCGTCCGGGAGCGGCTGCGGGTGGCGGGCGGCGAGGTGATTGAGAGCGTGACGGTCGAAAAACCGGAGCTCGCGCAAGCACTCGCTCGTGTTGGAAACATCCTCCCCTTCCACGGCCCGGTTTGCGCCCAGTTCATGTGCGGTCCTGACGGACCACAGGTGTTGGAGGTGAACGCGCGGTTCGGCGGCGGCTGCACCCTGAGCGTCGCGGCCGGGATGGACCTGGTCGGGGCGACGCTGGCCGACTTCGTCCGCGGGGAGTCGGTCGACCTCAAACCGGGCGTGCCCGGGGTGTACCTGACGCGGTCGTACCGCGACCATGTGTTCCAGCCTGAGATGGCCTCTGCGTGATATTTTACCCTTTTAAAATCACGGGGGCACCCCGTGGGCCCCGAAGACAAGGAGTCATCAACATGACCGTTTCCGAACTCATCAATAAACTCCAGACCTTCCCGCCGAACGCGGATGTGATTTACCAGTACCACTCCGACTGGAGCCCACTAGAGGAAGACGAGATTACACTCATCACGGCCGAGGAATCAAAGCGGCGAGTGGACGCCAGCAGCAGCAATTACATCGTGGAACGAGCTATTTGCTTCCGTGGCGGGCGGTACTGCGAGGCGTACTCGCGCGCCAACTACCCGCCGAGCGAGACACCGGTCTACCGAGACGTGGTCACCTTCCCGGGGAACTAATCCGGGGCTCCGCCCCCGACCCCGCAACCCGTGAGCGAAGCGAACTCATGACCGTTATCGACCGGCTGAAAGCCCTCCCCCACCAGCACCCCGACTTCTCGGTGTGGCTGGAGAACGAAGACCATTACTCTTTCTATTATAAAATTTTCCAGGCCCTGAACCCGGACTCCGTCCTGGAGCTGGGCACCTGCCTGGGGTTCTCGCTGGCCGCCGCGGCGATGGCCCTGCCGGCCAAGGACCTGCACCTGTCCTGGGTGGACGACGAGTCCTACCTGCCGGGGTCGAACGAACTCGCCTGGGAGAACATCTGGGGCGTGTTCAAGGGGCGGTTCGAGGGGGAGAGCCCGTTCCACCCCCTGCGGTACTGGACCTCGCCCCCGCCGGCCGGGCGGGTGCGGGGCCTCTACCAGTTGGTCCACGTGGACGGGGACCATTCTTATGACGGGTGTCTGAAAGACCTGGAGTACGCCGAAGCCGTCCGGCCGCAAATCATCCTCGGGCACGACTACCACCTGGAAGAGGGCGTCCGGCGGGCCGTTTCCGGGTTCTGTGCGAAGCACTCCTACGCGCACTTCGTCCTCGACCGGTTCAAGCACGGCCTGTTTTGCGTCGACCGCACCGCCCGCGCCCCGGACACCCTGTGGCGGCTGGCGGCGGCGGACGTGGGCGGGGTGCGGGTGGTCGTCCCGGGGGCCGTGGGGGCGTAGCCCCCACATGTTAAAAGGGGAAAGTCATCAAGCGAATCGCGTTCGACATCGACGGGGTGTTGCGGCCCGAGGGCCCGGCCGGCGACCGCTACCTGCAGCGGCCGGACGTGCGGGTGCGGGAGGCGATGCGGCGGGCCAAGGCGGCCGGTCATTTCGTGATGGCGTTCACGGCCGCCCCCTGGGGGGACTACCGGCTGACGAAACTCTGGCTGGACGAGCACGGGTTCCCCGTGGACGTCCTGATTTGCGGAAAACCTAACTACGACTGCTTCTACGACGACCGGACGGTCAACTCGCTCTCCGCCTTCGAGGAGTTCCTGGATGCCCATTAAGGTCGCGGTCTGCTCGTCCTTTCGGGATTCCATGGTCTGGCACGGGCGAAAAATCAACCAGGTCGGAAGGTACTTCCGACAGACGGAAGCGAACGCGGCGGCGGCCGGCGTGACCCCCTCGTACTACCTGGTCGAGGGGAACAGCGCCGACAGGACCTCCGGCTGGCTGAAGCGGCATCAGCGGCGACTGTTCCCGCGCGAGATTCGCCTGTTCCACCACCACGTGACGGGCTCGGGCGTCGCCTCGGTGGTGAGCGACACCCGGTTCCGCAACCTGTCCGCCGTCGGGAACACGGTCCTGCGGCCGGCCCGGGACTCGGGGGCGGACTTCGTCCTCTGGATTGAGTCCGACTTCATCATCTCCGACGACCTCCTGAAAACACTCCTCGAAGCGACCGAGCGGCCGGACTGGAAGGACACCCTGGGCGTGTGCCCGGTCCCCCTGGCGGGGGACCAGTTTTATGACACGTGGGCGTTCCAGGGGTTAGACGGGCGTTGGTGGTCGGGCGGGGAAGCCGAATTCTTCAAGACCTATCCGGACCGGTACCTACCCCTGGCGACCGCGGGGAGTTGCATCCTTTTTAATGGGTCCGCCCTCCGGGCTCACGATTTAGACTTCGGCGAGGCCGGGTGCCTTCCTGGTTTGTGTGGAGGAGGCCAGGCCGCAGGCCTGAAACTCCTCTGCGACACGTCTATCGTCATCCAACACCCGAACACCGAGAACGTCGGAGGCCGCCTCATATGATTCGCCAATATACCCCCTGGGTGGCGACCAACCAGAAGAAGTATGTCAACGACTGCCTGGACGAGAACTACCTGAGTCACCGCGGGAAGTACGGGAAGCTCTTCGAGGCCGGCCTCGCGGCCGCCGCCAAGAGGAAGCACGCCGCCCTCACCGGCAGCGGCACGGCCGCCCTGTTCGCCATGTACTACGCCGAAGGGCTGGTGGGGAAACGGGTCCTGGCCCCGACGCTCACGTACGCGGCCACGATAAATCAGCTGATTTTAATAGGTGCGACGCCGGTGCTCGTGGACTGCGACGAGCGGCACCAGATGGAGATTAACCAAGTGCGGGAGGGGCTCGCCCGGGGGTTGGCGGACGCGGTGGTGGTCGCCCCGCTCTACGGCGACGCCCCCAACATGCTCGCGTTCGAACTCGCCTGCCACGACTTCGGCGTGCCCCTGCTCGTCGACGGGGCCCAGGCGTTCGGAGCCGACTGGAACGGACGTCCGGTGCTCAGTTATGGCCGCTCGGCCACCCTGTCCTTCTTTGCCGGGAAAACGCTCGGGACGGGGGAAGGCGGGTGCGTGTTCACTGACGACGAGGAGGTCGACCGCCGCGCCCGCGACGCGGTCAACCACAACACCTACACGAATTACCGGCACGGCAGCCCGTACTGCACCAACTCGCGGATGACCAACCTGCAGGCGGCGGTCGGGCTGGCCCAGTTGGAGGACGCCCCCGCCATCCTGCAGAACAAGCGGCGGGTTCATACCGAGTACGCCCGCCTGCTCCCGGCCGCGGTCCTCCGCCCCCGCACGGGTCTGGCCTGGGTGAACGTCGTCCGGGTGAAGCCGGGACTCACGTACGCGGAGGTCGAGGCGGTCGCAAGAGCGGCCGGCGTGGAACTCCGCCCGATGTTCGCCCCCCTGCACACCCTGCCCGGGTACGCCTCGCGGGTGGACACCCCGTTCCCCCTCCGGGCGAGTGAGGTGGCGGCCGCCACGCACGTCAGCCTGCCGAGCGGGCCGACCCTGACCGCGGAAGAAATCGGCCGGGTGGCGGACGCGGTACGGCCGTTCCTGGTTGACTAAAACTTGTCTATCTTATAAAATAACCGGACACCCCGCGAGCGGAGCGAACATGAGCATCGCCGCCGACTGCCTGGACCTGGACCACAGCTTCGCCGACTGGCTGGTCCCCAGGCTCCGCCACCTGGCCTGTGACACCGACTGCTACCCGGAGGAGGTGGGCTCGCTGGAGAACTGGCAGCGCCTCCTGCACCGGATGGCCGACGGGTTCGCGCCGGTCGCCGTCGGGCACGAGCTGTCGCTCGCCGAGGGCGTCGCCCTGGACGAGGCCCTCGACCTGTTCCGGAAGCACTTCCGGGACTTGTGGCTGTAGGTTTTCCCCTTTTAAAATCCGGGGCTCCCGCCCTCCCCGACACCCGACCCCGCGAGCGAGCCGAACCGTGCCGAACCGTAGCAACCCGACCACCGACCCGACCCGCCCGCCCCGGCACGGGCCGTGGGCGGACCGCGAGTGGAAGCCGGACGAGGGCCGCTGGCGGGTGTTCCTGAACGCCGCCGGGCTGGCCGAGTTCGACCGGGTGGTCGCCCGGTTCGGCGGGCGGCCGCTCGCCTGCCTGAAGAACACCCGGCACCACGGCCTGTACGTTCGGGCCACCCGCCCGGGCCGGGCGGAGGAGGCCGGGCAGGCGGCGCTGGTCGGGGTGCTGCACCACGTCCGCCTGTACGACCCCGCCCGCAGCCCGTGCCCGACCGCCTGCCTGCGGCAGTGGGTGCGGACCGAGGTGGCCACCGCCCTGTACGGCCGCACCCGCCGGGACGCGACCGGCCGGTGGACCCGGACGGCCCGCCCGACCGAGCGGCTGGCGGCGGACCCGCCGGCGGCCGGCGGGTGGGAGGCCGAGGTCGACGGCCGCCTGGACGCGGCCGCCCTGCTGGCCGCCCTCCCGCCCGGCCGGGCGGCCGCCGTGCGGCTGGCCTTCCTGGAGGGCCGGACGTACGCCGAGGCCGGCAAGAACCGCGTGAAGAACGGCGTCGCCCAGCTGAAGAAGCTGGTCGGCTCGACCGCCCCGAACCCGCGGTCCCGCCGGGTGTTCGCCCGCGACCTCCGCACCGGCGAGGTCCGCTGCTACGCCACCATCGCGGACGTGGAGGCGGACGGCTTCCTGCGGAGCTCGGTGAGCGACGCCTGCCGGGGCGCCAAGAAGTCCCACCGCGATTTCCAGTTCTGGTACGAACAATCCTCCCACTGACGGAGACCCCCGTGTCCCAACCACCCGACGGCAAGTGCTACTTCTGTCAGGACGACTCCGAGCCGATTGCTTTTTCGGTCGAGTTCGACACCCACGTGCACGAGGCCTGCCTGGCCGCCCAGTCGCCGGACGACGAGACGGCTGCTGCCATGCGGCGGGAGCTGTACGGAGAGCCGAACTAAAGGTGGCGTGGATGCACCTCCGCCCCGAGCTGGAGGCCCTGAAGGCGGCCGTCGTGGCCGTGTTCGTGCGGGACGCGTGCAACACCTGGTAGTGGGGGCTGGGCCCCCACACCCCCCGTGGGCCCGCGGCCCACATCACGAGGAGAAATCATGCCGTTCGACAAAGAGGAGTGGGTCCAGGGGGACTACGACGACTTCCTGGGGATGGGACCGGACGAGGTGGCCGTCGTCGAGGCCCGGGGGTTCGCCGACGAGCACGGCCCGGTGATGAGCCGGCGGGGGTGGACCAACGCCCAGGTGAAGGCGTTCTTCCGCGAGGCCTTGCCCCGATTTCTAGATGAGTACCACCGCGGGCTACGCCCGCGATGTTAAAAGGTGAAAATCAACCTACCCCCGCGAGGGCCCCGAGCCGTGTCACCCGACCTGAAGCGCCGCCTGTCCGCCGCCGTCGGCGGCGTCATCGAGGCGAACGAGGCGGCCCGCGCCGCCCACAACCGGGCGGCCGACGCCCGGGCCTGGCTGGAGCAGACGTTCGGCGACTGGACGGGGAAGGTGGTGCTGGAGCACAACGGGAAGCAGATTCTGGTCACCCGCACGAGGGACGAGGCCCGCCTCGCCCGCTGGTCTTGGGAGGAGATAGAGTCAACCACCCCACGGCTAAAGCCGGGGGCTTGCGGCTGACGGGGCGGACCCCGTCGCCACCATAGGCCGGTTGGCGGCGGCCCGATGAGCGATGTTGAGGGCGGCGTTGTGGTCGGCATTGGCCGTGCGGGAGCACGACTTACACCGAAACCGAACGCCCTTGCGGTTGGTTTTGGCGACGTGCCCGCAGGCGGCACACGTCTGCGAGGTGTAGGCGGGCTCGACCGCCCACACCGGCACCCCGGCGTGAATAGCCTTGTAGGTCACGAACGCCCGCAGTCGAGCGAACGACCAGGAGGAAAAAGCGTGGCGAACCGTTTTCTGAACCCGCCGCCCCCGCCGCCGAATCCCGGTCAGGTGTTCGAGGGCGATGGCGTGGTTCAGTGCCTTGGCCTTGCTCACAATCTGCGAACTGACGACGTGGTCGACGCCCTTGCGGAAGCGGGCCTCCCGCCCGCCGTTCTTCTTCAACCGCCGCTTGGCCGACTTCGTGCCGACCGCCTGGAGGGCCGCCCGGCGGCGGGCGTACCGCCCGACGACGGTTTTGTACTGGTCGTGCCCGAGGGCGGTGCCGTCCGACAGGGTGGCGAGGGTGCGGACGCCGAGGTCCACCCCGAGAACGCCGGTCGTCGGCCGCTCCGGTCCCGCGGGAACGTCGACGGCCACCGCCAGCCACCAGGACGGGCCTTCCCGGATGAGTTTCGCCTCCCGCCAGCCGTGGGCGAGCAGGGCCGCCTGGTAGTCGCCGCAGGCGAACGGGAGTTTAATCCGGCCGGCGGTCGCTGTGGTGATTCCGACCTCGCCGGACTTGCGGTCGTCGGCCGGTTTCAGCTTGAACAACCGGCAGTCCACCGGGACGGCCCCGCCCGGCTTGAACACCGGGCACCGGCGGCGGTCCCGGGCGAACACAGCGGCCGCCTTGGCCACCGCCTTGACGGCCCACTGGGCGGGCAGGCCGAACCGGTCTCGCAGGGGCCGGTAGACGAGCTTCTGCAGGCGGAACCCGTTGAACTCCTTCTCCCGGAACCCGACCGCGGCCGCCTCCGACGCGGCGGCGTTCACCGCGGCGAGGGTGGCCGTCAGCAGGGCGGCCTGCTCGGGCGTCGGTCGGAGGTGGAGGCGGACGGTTTTCACTCCTAGTGAGTACCCCGAACGCCGCCGCGGGCGGTGGGGATTTTTTAAAATCGTCCGGCCGGCTCCGCCGGCACCCCGGGGCTGAAGCCCGGGGCCTCCGGACGAGGAGGAATTTCGGTGACCGAAATCTACGTGTCGACCGACGTCGAGACCGACGGGCCCATCCCGGGGCCGCACTCGATGCTCAGCTTCGGGTCCGCCGCGTTCACCGCCGAAGGCCGGATGCTGTCCACCTTCGAGGCCAACCTGGAGACCCTGCCGGGCGCGTCCGGGCACCCGGACACCATGCGGTGGTGGGAGACCCAGCCCGAGGCGTGGGCGGCCCACCGGACGGACTTGCGGACGCCCCTCGAAGCCATGACGAGGTACTCGGCCTGGCTGAAGGGGCTGCCCGGGCTGCCGGTGTTCGTGGGCTACCCGGCCGGGTTCGACTTCACCTGGATATATCATTATCTAATTATGTTTACGAATCACTCCCCGTTCTCCTTCTCGGCGGTGGACATCAAGACGTTCGCCATGTGCTTGTTGAAGAAGGACTACCGCCAGTCGACCAAGAAGAACATGCCGAAGCGGTGGTTCGGGGGCGTGAAACACTCCCACAAGGCACTGGAAGACGCCGTCGGCCAGGGGGAGCTGTTCATCAACATGCTGAAGGAAAGCCGAGGCGAGAAGTGACCCTCTTGGATTTCGTCAGTCACATCCCCTTCCCCGACGGGGGCTTCTCCCCCAGTACCAGGGAAGAGGTACTCCAAGCCCTGAAGACGTTCTACTGCCGGTTCTTCGCGGAGGACGGGCGGGAGGGGAGCGTGTTCGACGGCGAGGTGCTGGACGCCCTGGACGCGGTCGGGCGGGCCAAGCCGGACTGCCCGGACCGGCACGCCGCCGGGCCGTGCGCCTTCTCCGAGGGGCGGTGCGTGTACTGCTGGCGGCCGAAGTGATTTGTCCCTTTCAACATGTGGGCCGCAGGCCCACGAGGCCGTGGGGGTGAGCCCCCACCATGTTAAAAGGAAAAATCCAACTACCCCCTGTGAGCGGAGCGAACAGTGACGGAGCGAGACGCCTTCTTGGCCGCCATCCGGGCGACGCCCGACGACGACCTGCCCCGTCTTGTGTTCGCCGACTGGTTGGACGAGAACGGGCAGCCGGACCACGCAAGAGCCATCCGACACTACATCCACCGCCGCACGGTCCACACGAGTGCGGCGGGGTACCCCGCCGAGTTGTGGTTGTTGGAGGGGGAAGACGGGTGGGCCAAGGAGATTGCTCCGGCTGTCCCGGGGGTGGCGTACACCGTCCGCCGCGGGTTCGTCAGCGGCGTCGAATGCCGGTGGGCTGACTGGTTCGGCTGGCCATGCTCATGCGAGGCTCGCGACCGGCGGTGCGATGGCGGGTGTACGGGCGGACGCATCGGCCGCGGTCCCGAATTGGTGAGGACCCACCCGATTGAGCGGGTCCGTTTTAGTGATGTCACCCCGCTCTCCGTTCACAACCCCACCGGCCCTCCGTACTGGACCCAGGGGCTGTACCCGCATTTAGTCCCGTGGGGGTACGCCCCGCTCACCTTCGAGAGTCCCGAGGCGGCGGAGGAGGCCACCTCCCGGCAGGCGCTGGCCTGGGCGCGGGGGCACCCCCCTTGTACTTAATATTTTTAGCAGTATAATTACGGCTAGTGACATCCCACTGCCTAGACCTGTTGGCCGAGACGGTCCTCACCCTGCCCCAGGCGGCGGCGGTGCTGGCGGTCGACGCCGCCACCGTCGGGCGGTACGTGCGGGCGGGCCGGCTGGAGGGGGTGCGGGTGGGCGGGCGGTGGAAGACCAGCCGGGAGGCGGTCGCCCGGTTCCTGGCCGGCACCCAGCCGCGGGCGAAAGCCGACCCGCCCGCCCGGACGCCCGCCGGCCGCCGCGGGGAGAAGGCCCTCGCCCGGCTGCGGGCGATGGGGGTGAAGGTCTAGCCCGACTTCTTGGCGGCGTCGACCGCGTCCTTGTCCACCGGCCGCGAATACCGCTCGGTCGTCCGGGCGTTCTTGTGCCCGAGCAGCTTCTGGGCGACGTCCAGCCCGTGCTCGCCCCGGAACTCCACCCCGGCGGCGTGCCGCAGCTGGTTGCTGGTCCACTTCGCCACCCCCGCCCGCCCGCACGCCCGCTCGATGGCCTGGTTGTACGTCGCCGTCGTGTACCACAGCCCGACCCGGGCGGACGGCCCCTTCTCCGCCTGCTGCCGCTCCTTCACCTGGGACGGGTACCTCGGCCGCCGCTCGGCCCGCCGCCGGGCGAGCTGCTCGCGGGCGGAGGTGCGGGGGCGGAACACCGGCAGGTCGGGCTCGGCCCAGTCCAGGTACGGGGCGAGCACCGCCTGGGCGGCGGGGCCGACGTACACCTCCCGCGTCTCCCCGGCGTGCGCCCGCTTGTGCCGGTCCGGCCGGAACACCCACACCGCGGCCCCGCGGTCAATCAGGCCGGGCGTCAGCCCGCACACGTCCTGCGGGCGGCACCCGGTCAGCCGGTGGAACCGCACCATGGCGGCGACGGTCGGGGTGAGGTGCGGGAGGGTGGCCTCCACGTCCGCGTCGCCCACCGCCTCGACCGTCCGCTGCTCGGGGGCCCTCGTCTTCCCCTTCTTCAGCCCGTCCACGCTCCGCAGCTGGAACCACTTGCCGGCGGGCACCAGCTCCATCTTCTCCCCCCACCGGAACACCGCCCGCACCCGCCGCGCCTGGGCGTTCACGTGCTCGCGGGTCCACCCCTTGGCCACCATCGCGTCCCGCACGCGGATGAGCGCCCGCGGCCCGAACTCGGCGGCCGGGTCGAGCGGGCAGACGGTGCACAGCACCCCGACGGCCGCCTTGTAGTACTTCGTCTCCGACGCCGAGTACCCGACCAGCTCGGCCGCCAGGAACGCCTCGGCCAGTTCGGCCACGCACACCCCGCCCTTGGGCGGCCGCGCCGGCCCGGGCGGGGCGGGGGGCGGGGCGGGCGGGGCGTCGGGGTGCCCGGCCCGCCACTCGGCCAGGAACGCCTGGTACGCCGCCTTCGACTCCTCGCTCCCGTACCGGCCCAGGTACACCCGCACCCGGTCCCCCTTCTGTTCGTCGTACACGAAAACGAACGCCCGGTCGGTGGCGCGGTGGCGGCGGTAGGTGGGGACGACGTTGCGGGGTCGGGACACGGGGTTTTGGGGTCAGGTTTTCGGGGTCGGGGGGTTTTGGGGTCAGAAGTGTACCGCGGATATGCCTGCGTTTCCAGCCTTTTTTCGGTTTTCCCCTCGCGAAGCGAGTCGCTTATGAAGCGATTGCTCTAACCACTGAGCTACCCCGCCTGATACCCTCATCTTAGGCCCCCGCGGCGGGCCGGCAAGGGGAATCGCCCCGCGACTTTTCCCTGGGATTTCAGGCTTCTTTTCCTGGGGCCCGGCGGGCGGGCGGGCCGCCGGGGCGGGCCGGCGGCGGGGGACGGGCCGGGCGGCAGACCGGGCGAACCGGGCGGTGTTTTGGGGTCAGCGGCGGGGGTTTTGGGGTCAATTGGGGTCAGCTTGACCCCAAAAGGAACGGGGCGGGTTTTACCCGCCCCGGAGGGAATGGTCTGACTTTGTCTTCACGGGCGAGCGGAGCGAGCCCAAGAAAGGAGCCCCTCCGAAACCCAAGACGTCGCCTCGGCGGCGGTCGCGGCGCCGACGTAACGACTGGTGAACGAGTGTTCCCTGGAAGATGAGTCCGCCAGGCCGGCCCTCAGAACGCACTCGAACACGTCGGCCGGCAGGACGGCCGACTCCGGTACGCCGTCGCTCGGCCGGGGCCGGTCTGCCGAATAGAAGCAGTAGTACCGCCCGTTCCAGTGCGGGGCCCGGTCGGTCGCCCGCACCGACTCGACCGGGTGGGCCCGCGCGACCCCCGGTCCGAGGCCGGGGGTGAACAGGGTGGGCACCCGCCGGGTGCCGGGGCGGTCCATCCGGGACACCTCCGCCGTCTCCCACGTCCCGTACCAGTCGGCGAACCGGCACACCGCCGCGCGGACGAACCCGCGGCGCCAGAACAGTCCCTCCCCGCTCTCGTCCCGGCCCTGTCCAATTCTCTGCGGGACACCTCTGGTCTCCACCCAGGTGTGGTCCAGCAGGTGCCGCAGGGCCCGGTCGTCCAGGCCGAACGCACAGTTCGGGTCCGGGCAGTCCCGCCGGGACCAGGCGGAGCACTCCCGGCACGGCGTACACCGGGCGGCGTGGACTTGGGTTCGGATGAAGTCCGCCCTCGCGGCGTTCGCGTTCGGGGCAACCGCCTTGCCGCGGCAAACCCCGCACTCGTGCCCCCAAACCGGCTGGGTCACCCCGAGCCGCCGGGACAAGTCACAGACGCCCGTCCCGCCGCACTTCTCGCACCGCGTCGCGGCGGCGTTCTCGTCCAACCAGTCCGCGTACACCAGGCGTTCGAGGTCCGACGCCGGGTTGGCCCGGATGGCGGCGAGCAGGGCTTCTTCCTCGGTCATGCGTTCGCTCCGCTCACGTTTCGGGTCTGGGGCGCAACCCCAGGGGGTGTGGGGTGCAACCCCAGGGGGTGTGGGGCAAAGCCCCACATGTTAAAAGGAGGAAGTCATCCGGGCCTCCGCCAGCAGCTCGGCGCTCAAGGCCGCCCGCGCCGCCCCGGGGGACTCGAACGACTCGGTGAGGCACCTCGGGCTGGTTGCCCCGGCCATGAAAATCCTCCCAATCCCCCGCGGGGCGTTCTCGCGGACAGGCACCAGGAAGACTCGGTCTCCCATCCGGTGGGTGGCGATATCGGTGACGTCCACTTTGGTGGCAAGCGGGTAGGACGGGAGATTTTTCCGCAGCCAATCCAGCCGCCCCTTCACCCGGTCGACGAACCCGCGGGCGAACGTCACGCCGGCCGCCCCGTCGTGACCGAAGTTGCCGCAGTACGTCGCCACCCGCCCCGACCAGTCGTGCCAGTTCCGTTCGAGCAGGTCTCGCTCGCGGGAGAGCAACGCCCGCACCTCCCCGCCGAGCGGCCGGATGTTCGGGCCCGTCATCGGGGCGTTGTCGCAGCACTGTTCGCACTCCGCCGAACAGAGCGACCACCCCTTGTCCTCCGGCCACTCCACCCAGAGGGCGCCGCACGCCGCGCACGAGTGGGTGGGTGCGGGGGCTCCGTACGGTAGCACGACGCCGCGGCGGTGGAGCTCGACCTGGACGCGGGCGAAGTCCGCCCTTTCCCCCTCCCCGGTCTCGTCCAAAAAGTCGGCGTACACCAGGCGGGGCAAATCGTCGTGCGGACGTGCCACAATGGCGGCCAGGAGGGCGTCGGAGTCCGTCATGGTTCCCTTTACCACACGGCCGGCGTTCCGCCCGGCCCGGAAGTTTTCGCCCGGCTAAAAAGCACCTTAAAAAACCGACTCCAGCCGCTTTTTTAAGATACCGCACCGGCCCGGTGTTGGTTAGTATGGGAGCGTGAACTCCCGTTGACGCCACCCGCGGTTCCCATTATTATTAATACTGGAATTAATACTAAGAAGGCCCGCCGAAAAATGCAAGTCCGGAAGTTAGACCCTCACGACCTGCCCGCCCTCGCCCACGCCACCCGCGACGCCGCCCCGCTGGCCGACGCCGACCTGCCGCCCCTGCTGGCCGGCGGCGGCCGGCTGCTGGTGGCCGAGGAGGGGGCCGGGAACGCGGTCGGGTTCGTGCACTTCGTGGCCGGGGACGGCGGGACGCAAATCCGCCGGGTGACGGTGGACCCGGACTACCGCCGGGCCGGGGTGGGCACCGCCCTGGTGAAGAAGGTGCTGAAGGGGGCGGCGAGGGCGGGGGCGGGGGTGACCGCCCTGGTGCACGAGGAGGACGCCGACGCCCTGGAGTTCTACAAGGAGGGGTTCGGGGCGTCGTCGCGGCACGTCCGCGGGGCGTTCGGCGACCGGGACGGGGTGGAATTCACCCTCCCCACCTCTTGACGTCTGTACACCGCCCACGTTATCATCCCATACCCGTCCGACGGACCCTACTCAGGAATGCTCGCATGTCGAATGCCGACCGTGCCGTGATTTTGGCCCAGGTGGCGGTGGCCGACCTGGCGGTGGTGTGCGACCCGCTGGAGGCGCTGGACCTGTTCCTCACCCGCCTGGCGGCCGAGCCGCCGCCGGCCGGGCCGCTCGCCCGGTGGGTGCGGGAGGGGCTGGCGGCGGCGGGGCTGGAGCTGGCCGAGGCCGAGTGAATTCGGCGAATCGGGTTGACAGTTGGGCACGGGGAATCCTATTATCGACACTGGAGTATAAACTCCAGTACCGAAAGGGGTGCCACCCGTGGCCAAGAACGAGGTCCTGACGAACGAGCAGTTCGTGGTGATTTGGGAGAAGCACGACAACCTGGAGGCGATCGAGCGGGAGATGGCGGCGGTGTACAAGGCGGCCGGGCTCCGCCCGCCGGGCCGCCCGACCATCGCCGCCCGGGCCGGGCAGCTGCGGGCCAAGGGGGTGCAAATCTCCCGCAAGAAGGCCGGGCCGAAGGCGAAGACCGACCTGGCCCGGCTGAACGAGCTGGCCGAGACGGTGCGGGCGGCGGTGGCCGCCGGGAAGGCGCCCGCCTCCCCCGTCGTCCCGCCCGTCCCCCGCCCGCCCGAGCCGCCCGACCAGTCGGACGTCATCCGGCGGATGCTCGACGAGCTGCACGCGGCCGGGTGAGCGCGGGAAGGGGGCCTTGACGGGGCCCTTTTTTCGTGGTTAAATTGATATAATTAACAGTACAAATACCGGGGGCGGGAAGTTGGTCAAATCACCGTTAAAATTCCCCGGGGCGAAGAGCTACCTCGCCGACTGGCTCGTCTCCCTCCTCCCCGAGCGGGGCGGGTACACGACCTTCGTCGACCTCTTCGGGGGCGGGGGCTCGGTCTTGCTCGCCCACGACCCGGCCGGCAAGAGCGAGGTGTACAACGACCTCGACGAGGGGCTGGTGAACCTGTGGCGGGTGCTCCGGGACCCGGCCCTGTTCGCCGGGTTCGTCCGCCTGTGCCAGGCCACCCCGTTCTCCAAGCCGGACTGGGAGTACGCCGACCAGTTGGAGTCGCTCATGGGGGTGGACGCGGGGACGGACAAGGCGGTGTCCGACGAGTTCCGCGTCCGCTGGGCGTGGGCGTACTTCGTCACCGTCCGCCAGTCGATGATGGGGCTGGGGAAGACCTTCGCCCCGCTGTCCACCGGCCGGGTGCGGGCCGGGATGAACGAGCAGGCGAGCGCCTGGCTGTCGGCCGTCGACCACCTGCCGGCCGTCCACGCCCGCCTCAAGCGGGTGGTGGTGCTGAACGAGGACGCCACCGGGCTGGTCGCCAAGTACGACAAGCCGGGGGTGGTGCTCTTCGCCGACCCGCCGTACGCCCCGGACGCCCGCACCCCGGACCTGTACCGGTGCGAGATGGGCGTGGACGAGCACCGGGCGTTCGTCCGCGCCTGTCTGGGGGTGAGGCACGCCCGGGTGCTGGTGTGCGGGTACGACTCCCCCCTGTACACCGCCCCGCTCGAAGGGGCGGGGTGGACGCGGCACGCCAAGGAGGTGGCGTCGGCGATGACCAAGGGGAAGGTGAAGCCGAAGCGGGAGGAGATTTGTTGGACGTCGTATTAGAAGAGGTGCTGGCCGCCGCGGTCGGGCTGGCGACGCTCGCCGGCCTGGGGGCGGCGGCCGCCCCGGTCGCCCTCGCCCTGGTCGAGCCGCGGGTGTTCACCCCCCGGCGGGCGGCCGCCCTGGCGGCCGGCGGCCTGGCGGTGGCGGCGGCGGCCCTGGCCGCCGGGTACGCGGGCGGGCTGCGGTGGTCCCCCCTGGGGCCGCAGTAAACGACCGCCGGCTTCAGCCGGCGGCTTTGTGCCTCAGCGGTCTGGGCACTGATATGGGTGGTTTACGGCACCCCTAGCCGCGATGTTGCGCGCGGCGTTCTGGTCGGCGTGGGCGGCGTGCCCGCACGACGTACAGGAGAAGCGGTCTTGGGACTTCCGGCTCGCCTTGTCGATGTGCCCGCAGGCGAAGCACGTCCGCGACGTGTTGCGGGGGTCCACCGCCACCAGCGGCACCCCGGCCAACTTCGCCTTGTAGGTGAGGCAGTGCCGGAGGTGGTGGAACGCCCAGTTGGACAGCCGGGAGCGGTGCCGCGTGCGAACCGTTTTCTCCGTCCTGGTGCGGACGCCGTTGAGGTCTTCGACGGCGATACCCACGCCCAGACGGAGTGCCTTGGCGACAACCGTTTTGGAGATGCGGTGGTTCTCCCCCTTTTGGTAACGGGACTGCTTACCGGCGAGCGCCTTCAGCCGCCGCTTGGCGGACTTGGTTCCCCGGCGTTGGAAGCTTTGACGGGCCTTCAGGTGCCGCTTGCGGTGGCGTTCCACGTCCGCCCCGGTGTGCCGCTCGCCCTCGGAATCGGTGAGGACGTTGGCGATGCCCAAATCCACCCCGAGGAAGGCCGACACCTCGGCGGCGGGCGGTTCGGGCACGTCGGCGGTGCAGTACAGGAAGAACTTCCCCCCGCGGTACACCAAGTCGGCCTGCCCCTTGAGGGCGTGCAGCGTGCCCGTGAAGTAGTCGCCGGCCACGTAGGGCACCAAAATCCGCCCGCCCATCGTGAGCAGGCTCACCCGGTCGACGCCCTTGAAGGAGAACGTCCGCTGGTCGTAGGTGACAGCCCCCAGGGGTTTGAACACCGGGCACTGGGTCTTGTCGCGGGCGAAGCACTCGACCGCCTTGCCGATGGCGCGGACGGCGGTCTGCGAGGACACGCCGAACGTGTCCCGGAGGGCGCGGTAGCAGAGCTTGTGGATGGACGGCTGGGAGAACACCCGGTTCTCAAACCCCACCCGCGCCGCTTCGGTGGCGGCGGCGTTGAAGGCCCGCATGTACGCGAGCAGGGCTGGCGCTTGCCCGGCGTCCGGCAGCAGTTTGATTTGCACGACGAGTTTCACGACGGCATTTTAGGATGCCGTTTGTCCGTAATCAACCCCGGAGAGCGGCTTACCTCTGTCGCCTGAAGGCGACAGTCTCACGCCGCGAATTTATGAGAGCGGGCTGTCGCCCGCATGTTAAAAAGGAAAAACCATGACCGTGACGCTGATTGCCGCCGCCGTCCTGTGCGGCATCGTCGGGGTGGGCGGGGCGATGGAGTTGACGCTCGACGCCCCCTCCCGGTCCGCCTGGGTGCGGTTCGGGGTGGGCGCCACCGGACTCCTCCTCTGCGGCGGACTATTTTCCCTTTTAAAATAGCTTTCGCGGAGTCGCCCCGTGATACGAGCGTGCGAACTGTGCGGCCGGCCGGCGGTGAGCTGGTACGCCGCCCGCCGGGCGGCCCGGGCCGCCCCGCCCTTCCGCCGGCGGATGCGGGCCCCCAAGGTGCGGAAGGACCACCCCCTGTGCCCGGGGTGCCACAGCCGGACGAACCAGCCCAACTACCTGTGGGAGAGAAGACCGATGTACGGGGTGGGAGAGTACGTGTACGCGGCCGAGTTCAACCCCGCCCGGGTGTACTGCGGGCGGGTGGTGTCGGCCGACCGGGTGGGGGTGTGCCTGCTCGGGCCGGACGACCGGGTGGCGTTCGTCCCGGCCGACCGGGTGTTCCGCACGGCCGAGGCGGCCACCGCCGAGGCGGCCCGGCTGGCGGCCGAGTGGGAGGCGGTGCGAGGCCGGGCGGGGTAGAAGCGGTCGCCCCCTTCGGACCCCGCGAGGCGCAGCCGAGCATGAAGTACTCCGTCACCGTGTTCGACAAGCACACCAACGACGAGTTCGTCGCCCCCCAGGCGGGCAAGAACCCGGACGCCGCCCTGTCCGCCCTGCGGGCCGCCCTGGCGGCCGACTACGGGCTGGACGAGGAGGGGTACGACGCCCGTTTCTACGTGCGGCGAATCGTCCCGGCCAAGCCGTCGGGCGCGAAGTAGGCTTCCCCTTTTCGGGCAATTCCCCTCCCGCCCCGGCCCCCGCCGGGGTATCCCCTTTCATGGACACGCCACGCTTCGACTCGACCGGTGCCGTCTCGGCCGTAGGCGGCGGGGCGCTCGGCGCCATCGCCGCGCTCGCCATCCGCCAGCCGGCCACCGTCCGGGAGGCGGCGTGGCGGGCGTTCGCCGGCGTCTCCCTGGCCTTCGCGTTCACCGGCCTGGTGTGCGAGTGGGTCGGGCTGCCGCCGGACAACTACCACCGGGTGCTGGCCGTCGGGTTCGGCCTCGGGTTCGGCGGGTGGGTGCTGCTGTCCATCGCCATGACCGCCCTGGACGCCGCCCAGGAGTACTGCCGGAAGAACGGGCTGCTCGGCGGGTTCGACTACATCCTGAAGATGGTGACGTTCATCCGGGGCGGCGGCCAGCCCCCGGCCCCCCCGGCGGACTCCGGAGAGAAGAAATGACCGTCGAGCAGACCCTGACGTCGGCCACCTTCGTCCTGTCCGCCGGCCTCGCCGGGGCGGGCGCGGTCGGCATGTTCTCCGTCTTCCGGCGGTTCCGGTACTGGGTGCGGCTGGGGTGCGGGCTGGTGACGCTCTCAGCCGCACTCAACGGGCTGTGCATTTACCTGGCGGCCAAGACCGGGGTGGATTTGGGGGAAATTCTCAAGTATAAAAACACGGAAGTGACCGAGCTCGCCCTGGTCACCTCGTGCGCCGTGCTGATGGGCGCCCTGCTGGCCGGGGCGTACAACGGGCGGGTGCTCGAAGCCCGCCCGGACGAGCCGGTCGAGGTGACGGTCCGCTAACGCGACCGGTTCAGGTTTCGGAGATACGCCTCGATTAGCGGCTTGTACTTGGGCGGCAGTTCGCGGGTGTACTCCTGCACCACTTTCGCCCGCTCGGCGGGCGGGAGCGTCCCCCACACCTCGGCCATCTGCTTGAGCTTCTTCTCGTCCAGCTTCCCCTCCCCGCCCTCGGGCGGGGCGGACGGCCGGTCGTTCGGGCCGATGGGCCGGCCCGGGGCCTGGGCCTGGGCCTGGGCGTCCGCCCTCTTCCGGTCGGCGTCTTCGAGGTCCCGGATGTTCCGGTCGAGGTCGTCGAGGATTCGCTTCTGCCGGGCCTGCGTCCCGGCTCCCCCCTTGGCCACGCCCAGCCGCCCGACCACCTCCTTCATCCGGCGGCCGGTGGCCGCCAGGCCCTTCTCCTCCCAGGACGACAGGTCGTCCAATATCATCTGGCACACGACCCGGTGCCGCTTCTGCGGCGGGCGGAAGGCGTCCACCACGTCCCGGGCGGCCTCCTCGGCCACTTTGCGGTCCAAAGTGTGGTACGCGGCGACGGCCCGCATGAAGTTCGCCCGCTCGACCCGGGCCGGCGGGCAGTCCGCCTTCAGCAGGGTGAGGGCGGCCTCGTAATCCCCGGCCGAGAAGGCGGCCGAGGCGGCGGCGAAGAGGGACGTCTTGATGAACAAAAGGGTGGCCTCCTACCTTTACTTTTTAAAATAGGTGTTTTAATACGAGACCGTAAGGCCGCCCGCACTTCCCGCACGCCCACAGGCGGAACGCGAACTCCGGCCCGGCCGGGAGGACCTTGTCCACGCCGCCGCCGGCCGGCTTCATCGCCCCGCCACAGCGGGGAGTGCGGCACGCCTTGGGCGGGGCCGCGGGGTGGGACCCCGCGATGTTAAAAGGGGAAGTCATCGCACCTCCGGGTGGGCCTCGTAGAACGCTCGGACGGCGTCCACCACTTGGGCTCCGCCCAACACCCGATTCACCCCGGTTCCACGCATCCCGGGCGCCACGTTGAAGTCGACGGCGTACAGGCCGGCCCGGCCGGGGGCGAAGTCGACCGCCCAGAGCGGCTTCTTGACGACCGGGTGGAATCCCGCGTTCAGCCGGTAGTCCACCAGGTCGACGTCCCCTTCCCCGTCGTTGGACATCCAACTCGCTTCGCTCGTGTACAGAAGGTAGAAGGTGTGGGGGCCGACCTGGAGGAGCCGCAGGCTCTCGGCCTTCTCGACGGGGACACCCCGGTACCCCTTCGGGTGGACGTACGCCGAGCAGTACAGTTGCTTCTCCCGCCAGTACCGGTCGCCGCCGGGCATCCCCATGTGCGGGTTCGAGGTGATTTGGCACTTGCGGAGCAGCCGCTTCCCTTCCGCGCAGTGGGCCGTCTCGTCGTCGTAGACGACCACCAGGTTGATGGGCGCCCAGGACGGGCCGCCGACTGAGTCCTGGTACTCCTCCGGCCAGGACCGGTTCATCACGTCGCCGACTAAGCCGTGCGGCGGAGTCTGGAACCCGGCCTCCTCCAGCAGGCGGAACTGGTCCCGCTTGGGCGGCCCGGTGTGGCCGCCGGTCCGGTCGAACACGACGGCGTCGTCCGACGGCGGGTCGAAGTAGTTGTCGTAGTACTCCCGCCACGTGGAGCGGAGCGAAACCTTCATTGCTCGCTCCGCTCGCAAGAAGAGTACGGTTTTCACCTTTTCAAAATTCGGCCCGCAGGGCCAAGAGGCGACCGCCCGAATCGAACGGGCCGGACGGAGAGGGGTTGCGCGCGACAACCGGGTTCCCCAGCCGTCACCCACATCTCAACCCGCCACCCCAGTGGGGTCGCCATGACGAGGCCCGCGGGGCCCCGACCGGTTCACCCCGGGGAGGTTTTCCGGGGGCCGGCTGCCGCTGATGTCGGCGAGCTCAGTCGGCTCGCTCACGACTGCCCGGCCGGGTTGCGACCCCGCGGTCGCCAGTCAGCGGTCGGTCTCGCCCCGTCGCCGGGCGTTCTCTGGGGGCTTATGGGGCTACGCCCCCACCACAGCACCCGTCAGCCACCTTGCACATCTGTTTGGTGTTCATGGTGACGAGCGGCTTGTACGCCCCGCCCAGCGGCTCGTCGATGACCTCGACGGTCACGTTGCAGGCCTCCTCGCCCGGGCAGACGGCGGTCACCCGGCAGCGGACGACCACCTCGTCCCCGACCTTGATTTCGCGGTTGTTCTTGTCGTGCGGCACCGCTCGGTCTCCTCGCGGAAAGATTCAGGTGGCGGCTACGCCGCTCACTTTTTGGGTTCAGCCGTTTTGAACACCGGCATGCCGTCGGGGCCGGTCGGAATGTAGATGGTCGCGTTGTTGTGCTTCGCACTCTCCTTCAACGCCTCGATCCACAAGTATTTGAGGTAGTTCTCGTCCAGGTCCTTCTTGATAATTTGCTGGGCGTCGGCGATACCCTTGGCCTCAATCACCTTCGCCTCCGCCTCCAGTTCCTTCTGCCGCTTGTTCGCCATCGCCTCCTGCTCCCGCTGCTTGAACACGCTCTGCATGCGGAGGGCGTCCTGCTCGGCGGCCACCTTCGCCTCCACCCGCCCGGTCACCACGGCCGGCAGAATCGGGTCCTGGAGCATGACCGACTCGCACACGAACCCGCGGTCGCCGAGTTCTTTCCCCACCCGTGCCAGAATCTGATTCTCCACCGTCTGCCGGTCGACCGTGTACAGGGCCTCCGGGGCGAACTCGGCGCACACGTCGCGGACGGCGTTCTTGAAGTACAGGTCGATGATTTTCTCCTCGTACTTCTCGCCGAACTCCTTAATCACCCGCGGGGCTTCGGCCGGGTTCAGCCGGTACAGCAGGTACGCCTTCACCTGGACGGACAACCCGCCCTTCGTCGGCACCGTGGCCGGCTCCTCGTTCTTCTCCGTCTGGACGCTCAGCCGATTGACCGACGCCCACGGGCGGACCAGGTACGGGCCGCCGGCCGACAGCGGGGTCGGGCTCACGTCGCCGAACGAGGTGATGACACCTACGTGCCCCGGCGGGACAGACCATACAACCGAGAGGAGGAGGGTGAAGAGGGCCGTCACCCCCAAAACCAGGGCGACAATCCCGAGGACAGCTTTTGCATCCCGACTCATGTGAAAATTTTCCATTTTAAAATTGGCGGCTACACCGCCCGGAGGCTGTGAAGTGTCTCCACTCAGCCGATTACGTTATCCGGCGGCCAGGCGAACTTGACCACGGTGATGGGCTGCTCGTCGGCGAAGCCGGGGTGCCACTCCTTCTGGCGGGCCCGCATGCCGGCGGCCGACCCGAACCCGTACGACCGGGCCTCCTCGTCGCTCACGTCCGCCAGGCGGGTGTGGACCACCTCGCGGACGGTCACCACCACCGCGTTCAGCGGGTCGGCCGGGTCCTCCAGCAGGAGCTGGCCGGCGGCCACCGGCGGGTTGTCCGCCCGCACGGTCGCCCTCTTCTTGCCGGCGCGAATCAGGTCCAACTGGTCCGGCCGGAGTTTCAACGTCTGCATGGGCTTCGCCCTTTTAACATGGGGCGGCGAACGCCGCCCGCGGGGGACTAACGGTCGGCGGGGGAGGACGGGTGGTTCTTGTCCAGCTCGCACAGCTTGTCGAGCACCACCGCGTTCGGGGCGACGGCCACCTTCACCGCCCGCTGGGCGTGCGGGTAGGCGAGGAACACGAAGAAGGCCACGGCCGCGGACTGCATGACCGTGCCGTACACGTTCACGAACCGGCGGGCGGCGGTCCCAAGGGCGGGGAACCCGCCCCGCACCAGCTGGGTGCCGACGGCGAACACCACCGCCGCGTACGCGGTGTACAGGAGGAAAGTCGCCACGGAGTCGACCAGGGCGAACCGCAGGTACTGGTCAATCGTCGTCATCGCCTGGTCGGGGGCGGCGGCCGCCAGGGGCCGGGCGCCGGCGTCGAGCACGTCGCGGTAGGACACGGGAATCCTCACGGGGTGGCGGGTTCGAACCGGACGACGGTGATGAAGTCGTTCCGGTCGAACTCGGGGTGGCGGTCGGACTGAATCTCGCTAATCCGGTCGGCCGAGCGGAACCCGAGGCGGCGGGCCTGCTCGTCCGTCATGCCGTTCAGCAGGGTGTAGGTGACCTCGGTGACGCGGACCCGGCGGCCCTCGACCAGCCCGTTCGGGACGGCCCCCGAAGGGGACCGGTTGGGGAGGAACAGGAGCGGCCCGGGGGACACGTCCAGCTTGCCCCAGCGGGCGGTGGTGCGTTTCGTCCCCTGGTCAATCAGGGGGAACTGGTCGGCGTCGAGGTAGAGGGTCTGGCTCACGTCAGGCTCCGGCGGGCGACAGGGGAATGATGGCTCCTACGACCTGGTCGGCGGCCCGCGTCTGCGTGTCCAGGTCCACGAGGGCGTCCCCCAGGTCACACTTTTCGGCCGCGTGCACGCCGTCCACGACGCCCCTCGCCATGCCCGCGGCCATAGACATCTTGGCGTACGCCGCCCACAGCTTCTCCCGCCCGGCCGCTTCGGCCGCACACTCCCCCAACGCCGCCTCGAACCGGGCCTTGTAATCGTCCGGGTCGACCTGCCCGCTCGCCCGGTAGTCGGCGGCGACGGCCCCGAGGAGTTCGCCGAACAGGCCGGCCAGCTTGATGACGGCGGTCATTTGGTTTTCCCCAGGAGGGACTTCTCCACCCACCCGTACCCGACCCCGTCCAGGTGGGCCCAGGCGAAGTTCGGGCCGGGGGCGGTGCCGACGGGCGTGGCCCCCAGGGCGGACTTCGGCGGGGCGAAGGTGGCGGCCAACCGCTGAACCGGCCGCGGGGCGACCGCGCCGAACTGGACCGACCCGCCGAGCGGGCCGGACAGGGTCACCCCGAACCCGGGCCGGCACTGGCCGCCGGGGCACTGGGCCTGAGCGGCCGCCACTCCGAGGGCCGACGTGAACAAGGCGAGTGCCGTCTTCGTGACCATGAACTTCGTCCTTTTTGAAGGGAACGACCCCGAGGGGTCAGTGCGGCGGGATGGGGTCGAACCACCGCGCCCGGCTTGCTTAGGGCCGTTGCTCTTGCGGCACACTTTCTCGGAAGCGGTATGGCGCCATTCTCGCTCCCGTTCCGGTGAACCGCCCCGGTCCCGCCCGTCTGCAAAACGGTCAAGGTAACCGGCCTGCTGAGCTACCGCCGCATGGAGGCCCGGGCGTGAGAACCACCGACGGGGGCCGAAGCCCCGCCCAGGCCAGTCGGAGGTAAGGGAGTCGAACACCTTCCACCCGGGTTATGAGCCCGGGGCGAGCACCGGCCCACCTCCGCCGTCACGTCAACACCCGCATATTAACTGTTTTTATAAAGTAGTCAACACGACTTCGTCGTGATTTTAAAAGGGGTGACTCACACGGGCGATTTTCCTCTTTTAACAGGCGGGCCCCGCCCGCGGGGTGTCCCCGCTAAATCTGCCAAAACTCCGTCGCCACGAACCCGTCCCCCCGCCGGGACGGCTCCAGCGCCACCTGCAGCACGTTGCCGTCCCGCAGGAGGGCGCGGTGTTTCTCATAATCGTCAGGAAAACAGACGATTTCGTTGAGCGAGCCCGACTCGTCGCCCAGGGTGAGCCAGGCCATGTCCCGCCCCTTCTTGGTGCGGAACGCCCGCGAGCTTTTCAGGACGGCGCACACGCGGACCTTCTCCTTGCGGCCGTCGAGCAGGTCCTTGATGGGGGCGGTGCGGCCGGACACGTCGGCCCCGGCCAGCTTGGTGTAGGTGACGGGCACCCCCAGGGCCTTCTCCTCCAGCTCGGCAATCACCCGGGGCGTGTCCGCCTCGCTCGTGGGCGGGTGGTCCAGGAGGTAGGCTTCGTCCAGGAGGTCCTGAGTCGTGTTTTTGTTGGCGGCGGCGCCGCCCTCCTTCTTCGGCCTGGCAGCCGAACGAATTAGCTCCGCCAGGCTATCGGCTTCACCCGCGTGGCTGACCAGCCACGCATGGACGGTCTTCTTGGACTTCAGCCGCGCCACGCACTTGGCCTCGTTCGCCTGACGTAACCGCGGCACCGAAAAGTGGGCGAACGCCCCCGCGTAGGCGAGCCCCTCCATCACTTTAACGGGCACGGTCGTGCCGACCTTCAGCAGGAAGTGGGTCCAGGTCCAGTCGGACAAAGGCTTTCCGCTCGACTCCTCTTCGGCTTGGATGGCCTCGACCATCTTTTCCACGTGCCCGTCCCCCACCCCGCTCACGTCGCACAGCCCGAACACGGCCGCGTCCCCGTCCAGGTCCACGCGGGCCGAGCGGGTGCGGACGTCGGGCGACCGAACCTTAATGTTCGCGGAGCGGGCGTCGTTCACCAGGAGGGACGCCTCCTCCTCGCACCCCTTCTTCTTCCCCTTGAGGAAGGCCAGGGCGAGCCAGTTGGCGTAGAAGGCGAGGGGGAAGTGGGCCTTCAGGTAGGCGGTCTTCACCGCCTTACACCCGTACGAATAAGCGTGGCTGTTGCAGACCACCAGCCCGTCGTTCACCACGAAGTTGTGGTTCGGGGCGTCCATAGTCACATCGTACGTCTCGCACTCGCCGTCCGGCTCCACCGACACCACCCGCGTTTCCACCCGCGGGGCTCCCTTCTCCCCCCGCTTCACCCGCCCGCAGGCGTACTCCTTCTTCTTGTGGCAGGAGACGCACAGGAGTTGCAGGTTCTCGGGCTCATTGTTCGAGCGGTCGCCGTCGATGTGGTCCATCTCCAGGCGGCCCTCGGTCTTGCCGCACAGTTCGCACACCTTCGCCTTGGTCGCCTTCACCGCCTTAAACGAGGTGAACCCGCCGCCGGTGTACGCGTAGTTGTTCTCGCCGAACGCCCCGTTCACGAACCGGCCTTCCACGTACGGTCGGGTCTCGTTCGTGTACTTGCTGAAGTTGTACCGCTTCCCGTTCCCCTTCTCGTACTCCCCGCGGCGGAACACGACGACCTCCATCCCGAGCAACACCCGCCGGGCGATTTCAGCCACCGTCAGTTCGCCATCGGTGGTCGGCACCTTATGGTTGCCCGTCAGGCGGACTGACTGACCATCGGAGGTCGTGAGCCGGAACACCGGGCGGTAGCCGGCCGGCTGGATGTCGCGGATGAGGTTCGGGCGGACCCGCCCGTCCTCGCACATGGACAGCCCCTGGCCGTAGTGGCCAAGCCGCATCCACTTCCGGCGGAGCACGTCGTGCCCGTGTTTTTGGGCGTACCGGATGTCGTTCCGGATGCGGTACATGTGGCCGACCGTGTAGCCCACCCCCTTCACCTGCCCGCCCGTGCCGTACCGGACAATAATCGTATCCTCTGACGCGCACTTATTAAATGAGTACCGTGCCGACTCCTGAATCCAGTCGAACAACTGGACGGCGAGTTCGTAGGGGACGGCCCCGTACTCTTTGGCCCGCTCCAGGAACTTAAGTCGAGTGTCTGCCATGAGCTGCGCATCCTTCTTCCCGGCTGCCTTCCGTAGGAGCTGCGCCTCGGCTTTAGAAAAACCCGCAACCACTTCCGACAACTTGCAAATCTGTTCTTGAAAGACGACGACGTTGTAAGTCTTTGCCAGTACTTCATCTACGACGGGGTGTAGAGACTCCGTCTGCTCGTCCCCGTTCTTGCGGAGGACGTAGTGCTCCGTCATCGACACTCCATTACTATCACGAGCTTTTAAACAACCGGGCCGGAGCAGACTAACGAGCGCACAGATGTGTTCCTCGTTCTCCGGCTTCAACATCTTGGACCACTTCTGGCCGAGGTACTCCTCCAGCTGGAACACCCCCTTGGTCTGCCCGTGCGCGAACAGGTTCGCCACCGCCGAGCAGAACGGGGCCTTGCGGATGTCCACGTCCAGGGCCGGCAGCCCGCCCGGGTAGGCCGGCGGCCCCACGACCGGCCAGGAGCACCCGCATTTTTTAAAGTGGTAAATTTCGTTCGTAGGCACGTCAGCGGCCCTCCCCCGGCGGGGCCGCCGGCATCCGCCGGGGCACCGGGCGGGTGGCCAGCTGCAGCACGTGCTGCATGTCCTCGTCCCGCCCGCCGCACAGGTGCGGGGTCATGTGCACCCACTCCCACGAGTCCTTGTGCTTGTCGAACCGGCCGGACGCGTCGATGACCCGGCACACCACCCGGGGCAGGCTGTGCCGGGCGTACAGCCGGGACCAGGCGGTGTGACACCGCTCGGCCACCTCCGGGGACGGGCTTTGCATCCCGTCCCACAACAGAGGGGCGGCCAGCCAGCCGGCCCGTTCGAGCCGGGCCTGGTGGGCGTCCCGCACCCGGTACTCGCGGTCGCCCAGGGGGTCACACCCCCCAAGTGCCATAGTCAGAAAAATCCACATGCTGGCCGGACTCCCTGAATTTCGGCGCCATCTGCACGGCGAGCCGCCGGTAGAAGTTCATGAATTTGCACAACACCCACGCCGTGTGCCGCACGTCCGTCATCCCCCGGTGGGCCCCGTCCTTCGGGATGCCGAAGTAGTCGCGGACGGCGTCCATCCCGATGCTGTCCGTCTGGTTGGTCTGGCCGAACCAGCGGAACAGGTCGTCCAGGGTGTCCAGCACCACCCGCTTGTTGAACAGGGTGGACTCCCCGGCCTCGTTCACGTACCCAAACCGCTCGGCGTACCGGTCGAGGATGGGCAGGTCAAATCCCCGAACGTTCTGACCGGCCGGAAAGGGCGCCGTGGAGGGGGACGCGGTCTTGCCGCCGAACCGGCGGACGTGCTCGTAGAACCGCGGGAACACCGTTTTGATGGACGGGGCTTTTTCCAAATCCGCAATCGCAATCTTGTTCTTCGCCATCGCCCCGGCTTCCAGGGCGGAGAAGTCCTCCGGCCGGACCAGGGTCTCGAACTCGCTCCCCGGAATCGGCGCCCACTTCTTCGGGTCGATGACGAGGGCGGCAATCTCTAAAATCTGGGTGGTCTCCTGCTTCGCGCTGGAGGTCTCCAAGTCGACCACGATGACGTAGTTGAGGTTGATAACTTCACCCTTTCGAAATGCGGGCGGAGCCCGGGGGGCCGTGGGGCGCCCCCGCTAGTCGGCCAGGGCCAGCACCACCGTGCCGTCGTCCAGCACCTCGGCGGTGAACCCCTCCCCGTCGGCCGCGTCGAGCAGCTCGGGCTCCAGGTCGAGCGGCCCCACCTTGAGCAGGATGGCGACGAGCAGCCGGCGGGAGTGGCGGGTGCGGTCGGCGTTCGCCGCCGCCTGGTCGGCCACCACCCGGCGGAGGGCGGCCGCCTCGGCGGCCGGGTCGGCGGGGGCGGGCGGGGCTTCCCGGGCGAACAGCGTCTTGAGTCTGGCGAGCATGGGAGGCTGGCTCGGGGGTTCGGGGCCGCGGGGGCGGGCCCCCGCATGTTAAAAGGGGAAAGTCAGGCGGGCAGGTACCGCTTCACCTCCGCCAGCACGTCGACGACGCAGAACGTGCCGTCCGGGCGGAGGTCTCCCCGCCGACAATTCCAGGGACGTGGAACCAACACCGCACACCCGCCCCGCTTGCGGAAGGCGTCCACGTTGTCGTCGTGGTCGTCGACCAGGATGTTGTCCGGGCCGGCGGCGGCCGCCTTGCCCCCGCCCAGGAGGGCCCGGCGGGCGAACTGCGGCCCGACCTCCCGGCGGAGCCAGTCCCGCTTACCGGCTTCACACCCGTCGGTGGCGCACGGGCTGGACAGGGCGGTGACGTTCTCCTCCCCGACCAGATGGACCAGCCCGTGGAAGAGGGCCTTCCCCTCCCGGGTCCAGGGCAGGTTCGCCCAGAACTCCCGCCCCATCGGGGCCCAGAAGTCGGCCTGCCGGCCCTGGAACCCGATTTGCTCGAAGAAGTCCCAGCGGACGTCGAGGTACGGGACGGACGCCCCGTGCAGGGCGAAGGCCGCCTCGGTGAACGAACACTTGACCCCGTCCATGTCGAGCAGGATGTGCTTGTGCATGGGGGTATTCTAGCCGAGGATTAGTTTTTGTAAAGTAGTCATTTCTGATGGGAAACCCACTCCCACATCGCGTCCCGGGCGGCCTGGTAATAGTCTTTCTTCACCCGCTCGTACCGCCCGCACGCCGGCCACGACTCCAGCATGGCGTCGACCATCCGCAGCCACGTCGAAACCTGCCCCACGGTCAAGTCGTGGGCGAACTCCAGCTTGTGCAGGCGGCTGTCCAGCCAGCCGTCGTACCCGCCGTCGCACTCGAACCAGGAAACGCCCGCGCCGAGCAGCCGGTCGACGGACTCCAGGTACGAATGACGATTCACCCCGTCGGCCTGCCACTCCGCCCACGGCCGGGTCAGCACCCGCGGGTCGATATCTTCTCGCCCCGGCCACCAACACCCCGTCGGGGCCGGGACGCGGATGTCAATCATCTTCGTCCTCCTGGGTCTCTTCGAGCCCTTTCATCCAGCGGTAGTCGGGCACCCGGTGCGTCCGGATGGTCTCCAGACAGCCGACCAGCTTGTCCTCGACCGCCACCCCGAGAAAGTCTAATTTAGGCACACCTAATTGTTCTAACTCAGGATAATCCATTCCGGCGATGAGTTCGCCCGCCTTGGCGTCCCACACCAGCGGGCACATCTCGGCCAGCGGGCGGGCGGAAATGACGATGCCGCTGGCGTGGGTGCCCCGCCCCCGCTTGCACCCCTCCAGCCGGGAGGCCTGGGCGAAGAGCGGGCCGAGCGGCCCCTCGAACGCCCCGTCCGGGGTGAGCTTGACGAACTCCTGGAAGTCCTCCGGGTGGTGCGTGAGCACGTACTTGATGATGCTCGCCTCGCCCGTCTCCTCCCGCATCTCCTGCAGCTTGTCGGCAATCTGGTCCTTGCCGGGGAGCCGCTTGGTGATTTCCTTCCGCTCCTTGTAGTCCCCCCACCCGTGGGCCGAGAACACGGCGGTCAGGGCGCTCGCCCCGTGCAGGCTCTGGAAGGTGGCGATGTGGGCCACCCGGTCGCTCCCGTACTTCTTGCGGACGTACCGGATGACCGCCTCCCGCCGGCCGACCGGGAAGTCCATGTCGATGTCCGGCAGCATGGCCGGCTTCCCGGGCTGGTTACGGGAGTCGTCGTAGAACCGCTCGAACGACAGGTCGGCCTTGATGGGGTCGGTGTCGTGGATGTCGAGCAAGTACCCAACAATCGTACCGGCGGCCGAGCCACGCCCTTCGACGGCCCTCGCCCCGATGGAGATGGCGTACCGGCAGACGTCGGCGGCGATGAGGAAGTAGCCGTGCAGGTTCGCCTTGTCGTACACGGCGTACTCGTGTTCGAGCTGGGCGCGGTACCTGTCCTGCTCGTGAGCGGGGACCACCCCCGCCACCTTCCGCTCCCACCCCTCCTTGCACAGCGCCCGCAGGTGCTCGCCCTCGGCCTCGCCGCCCGGCGTGGGGAAGCCCGGCAGTTCGGGCGGGCCGGACAGGCTGTAGCTCTCGCACATGTCCGCGAAGTGGAGGGAGGCCTCCAGCTCGCCCGGCTCGTGGCGGGCGGCCATGTGTTCGACGGACGGGATGTGGAACTGGCTCGACCGGAAGAAGCCGCCGAGCGTCACGTCTTCGCCGTTGTCGGCCTGCTGTTGGACCTTGGCCAAAGTCGTCTTGAACGCGTTGCAGAGGAGCACCCGCTGGTCCGGCGCGTCCTCCGGGCGGGCCATGTGGGCGTCCGGGGTGGCCACCACCCGCGTCCCCGTCTCCTTCCCCGCCCACCGCATGATGTTGGCCAGCACCTGGGCGGCGGGCGAGTTCAGCCTCCCCTCGTCGTCCACGTCGTACAGTTGGACTTCGAGCCCGACGTTCTCCTTGCCGAACAGGTCGTGGTACCGGCCAATCTCGCGGACCAAATCGACCTTCAAGGCCGACCAGTCCTTCACGTAAGACTTGGCCCGCTCGTACGTGGCCGCCTTGTAAGCCGCCTTCGGGTCGGCGAAGACGAAGTCGGCCAGGGTGCTGCCGATGTGCCCGGTGAGGGCAATCAGGTTGCCGCCCGCGAAGCCGCCCAGTCTTTCTAAATCAAGCCTTGGCTTGTAGTAGAAGTGGTCCGGGTGGTTCGAGGCCGAGGTGGCCTTCAGGAGAGACTGCCACCCGGCGCGGTTCTTGGCGAGGATGACCAGGTGGGACAGGCCGCGGTCGTCCTTGTCCTTGACGGTCGCGTCCTTGCGACAGACGTAAAACTCATTTCCCAGGATGAGCTTCTTCTTCGACGGCTCGTACGCCGGGCACGCCTCCCCGGCAATCAGACACCGCCCCTTCCCCCCGTCCGCGTGCGAGCTCTTCGGCCGCCCGCACACGCCGCACGCGTCCGCCATCGCCCGCTGGTACGCCGGGGCCCCGCTGACGCTGCCGTGCTCCGTAATCGCCGCGCCGGGCAGGCCGCACTTCACCACCCGGGCGGCCATGTCCTGGGGTGATGTAAGTCCGTCTAATAAACTATGTTGACCGTGACAATGAAGAGGATAATACATCGTCAGAATGACTCACGAGTAGACGGTGACGGCCGGGGCGTACGCCGGGGCGGAAACGGTCAGCGCCGCCGGCGGCCGCTCGACCACCGGGGCAGGGTCCACCCACAGGGCGTTCGACTCGGCCGGGATGGTGAGGAGGGTCCCGCGCTGGCGGGTTAGCGAGCCCAGGACGGAAGCGGGAAGCCCGCCGAAACCCGGCGCTATCGCGGCCGGGACGAAATCGCCCGCCACCCGCAAGCGCCCGGCCGAGACGGCCGGGGCCGACGGCTTCAGCCCGCAGGCGGCCGCCGCCGCCCCGACCGCCGAGAAGAACTTCCGCCGAATCATGCTCGCTCCGCTCACGAGGGGAGAACGGGAGCGTCGACCTCCCGCGTGTCGCCGGCGCCCGAGATGGTGTTCGTCTTCTTCCGCGCGGTCAGCTTGTCCAGGTTCCCCTGGGCGACGTCGGCGGCGTTCAGCCCCATGTCCCCCATCACCTTGTTGGCGTACCACATTTGGCCGTCCCCGATTTCTTTGGAGATGGGGGTGATGTCCATCCCGAAGAGGAGGCCGCGGAACTTGCTGCACCACGCCTTGTCCGCCTCGCCGAACCCGCCCTGGTCGCGGACCCGCTTCTTCTCGGCCTCGGCCAGTTTCCCGACGCGGGTGAACCCCTCCAAGGCGCCCTTGAACATGATGGCGGTGAGCGACCCCCCGTCCGGGATTTGGGCCGCGACGGCGAGCAGCTTTTCGCACAGTTCGCCCGTCTCGCCCATGAGGCCGAGCATGGGGTACACCACCGCCGCCTCGGTCGGGTACATGGCGAAGGCCGCCGCCTGGGTCTGGTAGTCGGTGAAGGTCAGGTCGTTCGCTTCGTTCACAGGGGTCTCCGGGCGGGCACGGCCCGCGGGGGTTAGGGGGCAGAGCCCCCGGATGTTAAAAGGGGGAAGTCCGCTACCGCGATTTCGTTCCGACGGTCAGGGCCCACCCCAGCGGGCGGAGGACCCAGAACCAGACGGCGACGCCGGCCAGCCACACGGGCCACGTGACCACCACCATCCCGCCGAAGAACATCACCTCGTCGTCGTCCGGTCCGCCGCCGTAACACCCGCCGCTGAGCGGCCCCCACCGCCGGCTCACGAAGAGCCGGCCCGTCAGGACGCCGCCCAGCAGGTAGGCGAAAACGCCCAGGGCCCACCACACCGCCGGCGGGACGCCGGTCCAGAAGTCGGGGATTTCAATGACCACGTGCGCTGCGCTCACGAAAAGGGGAATTTTTCACCTTTCAACATCCGGGCCGCAGGCCCGCGGGGCACTGGGGGCGGAGCCCCGGTCACTCCATCAGCCGCCGAATCCCGTCCGTCAGCCCGACCGCCTCGAAGTCGGACCTGTGCCGGTCGAAGAACGCGGCCGCCACCCCGGCCAGCCGCTCCGCCTGCTCGTGCGAGCGGTGGGCCATGGGGGAGGCGGACGCGAGGGACTTGCCGTCCGAAGACAGGACCGCCTCCCCGCCCCGGAGGGACGCCAGGACGGCGTCCACGACGTCGCCGGCGGGCACCCCCACGTAGGCCATCAGCCGCTGGTAGGCGGCCAGCGACACCGGGGACGGGTGCCCGCGGAGGAGGTCGGACAGGGTGGCTCGGGGGTCGACCATGTTTTTATAAGATAGGTGTTATTCGGGCGGGCGTCAAGGGGGCTAGGCGGCCGGCTTGGTGTCCCGGTCGGTCTGGCCGCCGCCGCTGCCGTAATTCTTATAAGCGTTAGGCTTTCCAAACTTGGCCACCACCCGGTCGGTGCCGAGCCCCACCATCTGCCCGTACAGGTGGTCGCACACGCTCTGCCCGGAGTCCTTCCACTGCGTCTTCCCCCAGTAGCAGAACGTCTCGCACGGGCGGTCTTTCCCCCGCCACCGGTCGTCCTCCTTAATCCGCTTGGGAAGGACCGTGTCCCGCACCCCCTCGAAGTACTTCCGCAGCACGCTCTCGGCCTCGACCAGGTCCGAGTCGTCGAACGGGATGGTGATGGGGCCGACCGCCTTGGCGAAGAAGATGGTGAGGGCGACCACGTCATCCGGATAAAGCGTGCGGAGGGCCAGGTAGTAGAGCAGCAGCTGGTGGTCTTTCCGGAGGGTCGTCGGCGACTTGGCACTCCCGTTCGGGCAGGACCAGTCCCGCATCGACCCGGACTTCCAGTCGGTGTATGCAATCACCCCTGGCTCCGGGCGGAGCACCAGGTCCATCGCCCCGCGGATGCGGTACCGGCCGGCCACCCGCTCGCCCGTGTGCGGGTCGGGGAAATCGTACGTCGCCCAGTCGTACGGCAGTTCCAGGTCAAAAAATTGTTCGGGGTACAGGACGTCCGCGGTGAGCGGGGAGTACGGGCCGGCCAGCACCCCGTCCACCAGCCGCCGCATCTCCCGCTTGTCCGCCGGGCGGAACTTCGGGTGGCCGTCGACGTACGCGTCCCAGCCGATGTCGCAGGCCCGGTCGACCGTCATCTCCGCCGCGACGTACTCGCCACCCGACTCGTCGTCCTTGAACGACGGCGTGCCGGACGTTTCGGCCAGCCGCTTCTTGGCAAGGAGTTCGAGGGCCTTGTGGACCATGGACCCGAGGAGCGTCGCCTTGTTCGGTTTACTCTCAAGGCCCAGGACGTAGCTCAGTGCATAATCCATCTGACATAATTTAAACGTTCCCATGGCCGAGGAACGGGCGAAGGTCACTTGCACGGGGCCCCCTTCAGGAGTCCGGCGAAGGCGGCCAGCCGGTCCAGCTTGCGGTAGAAGTCGGCGAGCGAGCCGTGGTTCTCGATAATCACGTCGCAGACTTCGGGCCCGAACTTGATGGTCGGGTCCCAGGCGACCCGGCCGTTCGCCACCCACACGTACAGGTCGAACAGCCCCTCGGCCTGGCACGCCTTCACCTCGGCGTCGTCCCGCAGCCCGCCCGTGATGGGGCCGACTTCGAGGGCGCGGCGGGCGAGGGTGGACGGCCCGGCCAGTCGCAGTTCGTTCCCGCCGTTGTACCAGGCCGTCCGCATCTCGTTCGACTCGTGGCGGCGGCGGTAGGCTTCCTCGGCGGATAAACCGAGCTTCTCGCCCATGTGCCTGGCCAGGTACAGGCTGGTGGTCCCGGCGAACTTGAGCCCGGTGACGAGCTCCAGGTACTCGCCGGCGGTGTCTTTTCCGCTTCGACCAGCGCCTAATAGACAGATTGTTTTAGTCTTCAATCGGCACTTCCTTTAAGAGCTTGGGGAGGCGACCGCCGCTGTAGGCCAGGTCGTCGGAGTACTCTTGGGAGGGGTAGACGTTCTTCAGGTAAGAGCCGAGGGCGGCCGCCACGTCGTCGGGCGTGATGCGGTGCCCCTGGGTGGCCAACTCCCCGTTCAGGTACAGCCCCTCCCAGTCCTCCAGGCTCACCACCACCAGTTCGGGTTTCATGCTCGGCTTCGCCTCACTCCCGGGGTTGTGGGGCGGAGCCCCACATTTTAAAAGGGTGAAAACTACGTTCGGGAGGACGCCCCGTTCAACTCGAACGTCAGTTCGAGGTGGTTCCGCCGCCCGCAGAAGTGCGAGCCGACGAACCCGGCGGCGAGCAGGTTCTTGAGCGACGCGAAGTTGTCCAGGTCGACGGCGGTCACCAGCCGGGCCACCTTCTTCTTGCGGGCGTACGCGACGCGCGCCTCTAACAGGCGAAGCTGAAGGCCCCGCCCGCGGAACTGCGGCAGGACATAGGTGGGCCCGGCCCAGGCGATGCCGCCCGCCGGCGCCGGGTCCATGCCGCCGTACCCGGCCAACCTCCCGTCGACCACGGCCCGCCAGTAGTGCCGCTCTTGCGGCACGGACAACCCCGCGTCCACCATGTCATGCAGAACCAGCGGGGACAACTGCTCCCACTTGTGCGGGCCGTCCACGTGGACCCCGGGTGGGAACCCGTTGACCAGCAGGGAAATCCGTTCGCGAAGCGTCAAAGGCCCAACCTCCTCTTGATGTCGTCCGGCGGCGTCGCCGCCCAGTCCTTCTCCGGCGGCCGGCACCGCCGCACGTTGAACAGCCGGGACAGCCGGCTCAGCACGGTGGCGTACCCCTTCTCCCCGGCCTCGTCGTTGTCGGTGGCCACCACCACCTCCAGGGCCCCGCTCTGTTCGAGCAGGAACTGCTGGCCGTCCTTGAGGGTCTGGCCGAACAGGCCGACCACGTCCGGAACCCCGGCCGCCCGGCACGCCCACACGTCCCCGGGGCCTTCCACCAGGACCACCCGCTGCGTCGCCCGAATGCCGGGCTGGGCTCGTCCCAGCCCGTACAAGTGGCGGCCGCTGTGGAACCCGTGGTGCCGCCACTTCGGGGTGGCGTCGTCCCACTCCCGCTCCCCCGTCACCCGCCCGGAGAAGCCCACCACCCGGGTGCCCTCGCCGTTGAGGACGGGGGCCAGGGCCCGCCCCCGCAACGCCCGCGCCTTCGGCTCCGCCCGGGGCTCGCCGACCAGGAACTCCTCTAGCACGGCGGGGGCGAAGCCCCGGCCGAGGAAGTACGGGCTGGGGGTCACCAGCCACCGCCGCACCTCCTCGACCGGTATCCCGTCCTCCTCTCTCGGGGGCGTCAGCCGCCCCATCGCCTTCACGAACGCCGCGCCCGGGGCCGCCGGCGGGAGGGGGGCGACCTGGCCCCCCAGGAACCCCTCGGCCCACCGGGCCGCCTCGACGGCCCCGACCTCCCGGCCCTCCCGGGCCGACAGGACCGCCCGGACGAGACCCAGGCAGTTGTCCGGGGCGTGCCCGTGGCAGCCGTTCGTCCAGCACCGCCAGCGGTCGTTCGGGTACAGGGTGAACGCCGTCGGGTTGTCCCCGCAGTGCACCGGGCACGGGCCGTTCAGGTACCCGGGGCCCGGGCTGACGGCGGCCCCCAGGGCGGCCAGCAGGTCCTCGGACCGGGCCACCAGGGCGGCCGACACCGCCTTAAAATCGTACGGCTTCGTCGGCGCCGCCGGCCTTCGAGTACTCATGCAGCGTCGGCCCCTCGGACAGCCGACACGTGCCGGGGTCCATTTTCATGTAGATGAAATCGCCCGCCCGCCACTTGCCCCCGTGCCGGGTGTCCTGCGGGGTGAGGGCGTGGGTGAACTCGCGGTCCTTCAGCTGGGCCACCTCCTCCTCTTCCAGCCACCGCAGGTCGGACAGCGACGTGCAGAACCACCGCAGCCGGTCGCTCTGGGACACGTCCAGCTGGCGGTTCAGCTGGACGAACGCCACGCACCGCCCGGAGTACTTGGCCATCAGGTCCTTGACCGCGGTGGCCAGGAACCCCATGGCCTGGAACTCGGCCATCTCCCCCAGGTCCTTGGACGAGGTGAGCTTGAAGTAGTCGAGGAAGATGACGCACGGCTTCACCTGCGACTCGGGGGTGAGGCCCACCTTGGTGAGCATCCACCGCCGCATGGCGGACACGATTTCGTCCATCGTCCTGCCGGCCACGCACTCGTGGTAGAACGGCAGCCGCTCCAGCCCGTCGTACACCGCCCGCAGGGAGTCCAGCAGGGCCGGGTCGCCGGCCACCTGCCCGTCCCGGATGAGCCGCTCCCGCACCCCCGAGGCGTTCGCCGCCATCCGGCGAATCTGCTCCTCCAGGGTCATCTCCGTGTCCACGTACAGGACCGGGTACCCGTTGCGGGCGACGTTCATCGCAATCGACAACGCGCAGACGCTCTTGCCCGTCTTGGGGCGAGCCGCGATGATGTCGAGCGAGTTCGGCAGGAGCCCCCCGCCCAGGGCCTCGTCCCACCGCGGGAACCCGGTCGGGATGCCCATCGGCCGGGCCGTCCCGAGCAGCGCCTCCAGGTACCCCCGCACCCGCTCGCCCACCCGGACGAGGCCGTCGTGCTCGTCGGCCCGGCGGCCGAAGTCGAGCACCCGCCCCTCCACCCTGGCCATCAGCTCGGCGATGGGGTCGGCCGGGTCGTACCCGGCCACGTCCGCCTTGGCCGCCTCCAGCTCGCCGGCGAAGTCCCGCACCAGGTGCAGCTTCCGCACCCGCTGAGCCAGCTTGCGGGCGTTCCCCAGGTCGGCCGGGAAGTTGGTGATGGCCCGCAGGTAGTCGACGTGCTCGGCCCTGTCGGCGAACTCCCTGAACCCGAGCTCCTCGGCCTTGGACAGGACGGTGGCCAGGTCGGGCCTGGCCTGGGGGTCGTCGTCCAGGAGCCGCGTCAGCACGCGGTACAGGACGGCGGCCACCGGGATGGTGAAGCTCGTCGGGGAGAGGAGGCCGCCGACGTCGGCGTACACCCCGTTCCCGCCGCGGAACAGGCAGGCGATCACCCCCCGCTCGGCGGCCGGGTCGCAGTGGCTCGTCATCACACCCTCGTGTTCGATTTCGGGACCCGCGGGGTACCCCCGCGGATTTTAAAAGGGTGAAATCACACTCAGCACGACGGCCGGGGCACGCGCCCCCCGGCGGCCGGCGACGCCGCCTCCATCGCGTCCGTCTTCGGCCCCACGGGCGGCAGGTCGGCCTCGTTGTTGTCGTACACCCGCGGGCCGGAGGCCGCGCACCGGGCGAGGCCGCCGGTCGGCCAGGCGGACGGGGTGTACGGGAACGGGGAGGGCGGTGGCGACACGGGGCCGCACACGACGCGGGGGAGCTTGAGCCCCGGCGTCACCCCCGGCGGCGTGTCCTGCCAGTACGGGTAGTACGGCACCGTGAGGGGGTTTACACTCGGGGCCGGGGTCTGGGGCGGAGCCCCGGTGACCTTGTTGAACACCAGCGCCAGGTGCTCCCGGACCATGTCCGTTTGCTCGGCGGTGAGGGCCTGGCCGGGTTTGACGCCCTGGAGTTCGAACAACCCCCACAGCCAGAAACAGAAATTTTGTTCCGACACCGCTCACCTCGTTCGCAGAAAGAGTATGGACTTCGTCCTTTTAAAATGAGCGGCTTCGCCGCTCTGTCCCCCACATCACCGCTCCCGCCGCCGCTTACTGTGCGCCAGCCCCTCGAACGACTTCGCCACCTCCCAGACGCCGTTCGCCAGCTCGCGGAGCCGAACCAGTTTCAACTCCACGCCCAGCCGGGCCTTGTCCAGTTCCAACGCGTCCGGGTTGTTCATCACCGCCTTCCACGCCCGCTCCTCGCGGGAGTACCCCTGGTAGTCGTCCACCCGGCTCACAATCAGGCGGTCCCGCTGGTACACCAGGAAGCGGAGGTGCCCCTCCTCCTCGGCCAGAATGCGGGCGACGTAGCCGGCGTACGCCTTGAGCGAGATGGCCGCGTCGTCGCAGTTCTCCGCGCTCATCAGCCGGCGGTCGGCCTCATCCGAGTCGAGCAGCTCCAGGGCCTTCTCCGTCGCCCTCGGCCGCTTCGGCGGGGGGAGCCCCTTCTGCTCCTCCCAGAGGGCGAGGTTCGCCCTCACCCGCTCCCAGGAGGAGGGCGCGCCAGGTTTCGGGCTTGTCGTCATCGAGGGTGACGAATCGCCATCCGTTCCGCTCGCAATACTGTCGCTTCCCGGCGTCTCGCTTTCGCTGCTCACGGAATTTCTCCTCGGTGCCGTGCAAAAAAGGGGAAAACCGGCGGTGCTGGGCCCCTTGCACCTCAACGGCGAGGGGCGTGAGCAGGGTCGGGACGAACAGGTCGAGGTACAGCGGCCACCTCGCCCCGGGCAAAAACACCTCCTCGAACACGCGGTCGTGCGGGTAGAGCGTGGCGAGCATCGCCCTCGCCGCCCGGTGCCCGGCGGACCGCGTCCGGTCGTCCGTGTAATCGTTCCGGGCGACACTGGCGTGCAACGCCAGCTTGTACTCGCGGCCGTTCGGGGCGGTGACTCTCATGCCGCGGTCGCCTTGCGGATTTCGTCGTGCAGCCGGTCGGCCAGTTTCGGGTTCTCGGTGAGCAGGTCGTACATCTTCTGCATGCCGTGCGCCTTCACCCCGTCCGCCCACGGCAGGTTGTACCACGCCCCGGACTGCACCACCTTCCCCAGCTCAGTGCCGAGCTGGATGAGCTCCCACACCTTGTCCACCCCCACCCCGAACCGCATGTGCAGGGTGAACTCCCCGCCCGGCGGACCGAGGGCCGACGTGTTCACGAACAACTCGGGGATGAGGCCGATTTGCGGCCCAGTGTCGTTGTTCCCCAGTCGCCACCGCTCCATCTTCTTGATGGTTAGCTTGGTGGTCGCCTGGTACTCGAACGAGCTGGGAATCTTATCCTTCTTGCCCGCCCCGTACCCGCTGGTGTTCGCGTACTGGTGGGCGACGGCGATGACGATGGCCCGGTTGGCCGGGACGACGCTCTCCATCATCGAGCAGAACTGGGCGGCCAGCTTGTACCCGCTCGACCGGTCGCCCCCCTCGTTCACCCCCTTCTCCATCGTGCTCGGCGCGCACATGGCGCTCACGCTGTCGAACACGACCACCGCCCCGGGCACCGTCTTGATGATGCGCTCGGCAATCTTGTAGTGGTCCTCGCTGGTGAGCGGCCTTCCCTCCTGCGAGCGGAGGAAGTGGAAGTGCGGCTGGTCCAGCTTCAGCCCCTTGATGCCGTGCAGGTCTCTCTGTTCGACCCGGCACTCGACGTCGAGGTAGAACACCGGCCGCTCGCCGTTCTCCGGCTTCTGGGCTTCGGCGCAAATCTGGAGGGCGAGCAGCGACTTCCCATGCTTGGGCGGACCCACTAGCAAGTTCCATGAACCTTCTGGGATGCCGCCCACCGCCATGTCGAACGCCGGGCTCACTTTGATGACGTGCCGCGGGCGGTCGGCGTGCTCGGCGCCGCTGCGGGCGATGCCGCCGTACGCCTTGTTCAGTTCGGCCAACAGCTTGTCGGTGGCCGCGGACAGGCCAGCCCCCGTGGTCACCTCTTCGCCGCCCTCGACCGCGTCGGTCGCCTTCTTCTTCGCCACGGATTCTTCCCTTTTTAAAATTGCGGCCGACAGGCCGCCTAGTCGAGGTCGTGGAACACGGACGCCTTGCGGGCCGACGGCGGCGGGGCCTGGGGGCCGCATTTCGGCGGGTCGGGAGCAGGCGCCGGCGGAGGCGGTAACGGGGTCGTCGGCTCCGCCTCCCAGTTCCCTCGGGCTTTCAACAGGGTGGCCCGCTTGGCGACCGCCTTCATCAGCGGGGGCGAGCCGAGGGAGTACCCCCAGTTGAACTCTTTGTCTTTTAAGAGGGATATTAACGGCTCATGCCCGTAGTCCTTGACCATCCCGTTCGCGTACGTCACCTGCTGGCGGAAGAACTTGAGCCACCTGGCCTGCTTCCAGAACTGCGGGGGGAGCGGGCCGAGCCCCTCGGCGGCGGCCCGCCGCTCGCACATCCGCTCGGCCGCCCACTGGGCGGCGGTCACCTTCTTGTCGGTGTACTTGCTGTCGAAGCGGGGGGACTTGGTGGCCATGGGGGCATGTTACCACGCCCCGCCGGGAAATCAATACTCGTAATTATACTAATTACGTTTTAGACGGCGAAGGCGGAGACTTCGCCCCACGGCCGCTCGAACTCCTGGACGTGCCCGGTGAACGGGCGGGGGAAGCGGGTGCACCGGGCGACGGGGCCGGACCGGACGGCGACGGTGGTCGAGTTCCCCTTGTCCCCGGCGGACGAGGCGAACACGGAGTTGTACACGGCGACCCCCCGGGCCGCCTCGAAGGTGGCCAGGTGCACCTGGCCGAGCCACATGGAGAGCGTCCTCACCCCCAGCCGGTTCGCCCGGCAGTGGGCCTGCAGGCGGGCCCAGGCGGACGGCCGGCCCGGCTCCTCCACCTGGACCGCCACGCCGCCGTCGGACAGCGCGGCCGTCCAGTACACCGGCGGGTCGGCCTGGTCCGGGGGCAGGGTCACAGGGCCGCCTCGGCCAGGGAGAGGTGGAGGGGCAGGCCGGTCTCCAGGAACGTGACGTAGTTCCAGTAGGCCGGCTCGGCCGCCGGCCGCATCTCGGGCGTGGCGGCCGCCCCGAACGGGTCGTACAGCCCGTCGGCCACGAACGGGAGCTCCTTCACGACGCCCTGCCTCAGCAGGGCTTCCAGCATGCTGTCAGCCGACAAGTTCGACCTCCACGGTCATCCGGTCGCCCGCCTTCCGCGGGGTGGTCACCAGGCGGGTCACCGCCGCCCAGTCGTCCGGGCACACCACCGACACGAACACCCCGTCGTCCGTCTCGACCGGGCGTTCGGCCGCCACGTCCACCGTCACCGGGGCGACCGCCGGGGACACGACCGCCCGGCAGGCCACCCACTCGGGCAGGCCGGCGTCCCCGCACGCCGGGCACGGGCACACCACCCCGTACGGGGGCTCGGGCTTGGCCGGGTCGAGCAGCAGCTCGCACAGCGGCTGGCCGCACGCCAGGCAGGACAGCTTCTGGATGGTACCGGTCACGCGACGTCCTTCCCCTTGAGCACCTCTTTGAGCGCCCCGCGGTCCACCCGCCGGGTGCTCGTCTTCCGGTTCGCCGGGCCGGCCGCCGCCCGCCGCCGCTTCAGCTCGTCCGGGTTGTCCCGCTGCAGCCTGCGGCGGTTCCGCTCGGCCAGCTGGCCGATGGTCTTCGGGTCGTCGTCGGCGTAGTTTATCCCGTTGGGAACGCTGAACTTGCGGCGGCACGGCTGGCCGGTCTCGGGGTGGGCGGTGAGCGACTCGTCCCGCATGCGTTGGACCCAGTCGAACGTCCCCGCCGCCTCCCCGTCCGGGCCGATGAGCTCGTACTCGTACACTGGCACCGCTACCGCCCCCGGGGCCGCGGGGCTGCGCCCCGCATTTTAAAAGGGTGAAATGTCACCTCTCACCCCCTCATACCCGCCCGGGGCCCCGCGCGGTCAGCCCACCCGCAGGTCGTCCTCCTGGCGGCTCGCCAGGTACGCCCGGACGGCGTCCCGGAACCCCGGCTTGAGCTCGGTCAGCTTGAGCAGCCCCTCGTCGTCCGGGAACACGTCGGCGGCCGGGTCGTACTGGTGGTCGCGGAGGATTTTCCACCGCCAGTTGTACCCCCGCGAGTTCCGGCTGCCGTGGAACTGGTGGGTGAGGGCGCAGTTGACGAAGCCGACGTTCCGGTTCACCTTCCGGTGGGCCCGCTCCTGCCAGATTTTGATGTACTTCTTGTACGCGTCCCCGCACTCCCGGGTGTCGTACGTCAGCTCCTTCGACCCGATGAGGCCCATCGCCATGTGCAGGTCGGCCGACCCGAGCACGCACCGGTCCATCAGGCTGCCGCACGCCTCGAACGCCTCCCGGCGGAACGCCCACGCGAACCCCGGCGACCCGAGCCGCCAGTACTCGCTCTCCCCGTCCTTGGGCGGCGCGTCCCCGGTCACCTGGGCCTCCACCCCCTTCTGGTACAGGTAGGCCATGCCGTACCGCGTCTTCAGCACCTCGTGGTTCGGCCCCAGGTCGGTGTGCGAGCTGAACGGCTGCACCCAGTCGTACACGGCCAGCTGGTGGATGGTCTCCAGGGCCCAGTCCTGGCGGTTGAACATGACGTCGCCGTCGCACCAGCAGCCGAACTCCCAGGACTTGTCGAACCGCCAGATGACCTGGTTGAGGACGTTCTCCTTGTGCCACAGGAGGTCCCGCGTGCGGAACTGGAAGTCGTCCGGGTTGCTCGCCGAGGTGACCTCCCAGTTCCGGTCGCCCACCGCCACCTCACCGACGTAAAGCCTTACGTTCGGCATGGTTGCGATGTACCGGCGGAAGTTGTTGAACAGGTGGAGGCGGGACTTGTACCGCAGCGGGTTGCTGTACATGACGGCCATGTGCAGCGTCTGGGACTGTGCCCAGTCAGCGTGGGCGGCCGTCCCGTTCGGGTGGGCCACGTCGTGCCGGACGGCGGTGCAACTGCGGGCGGCCTCGCTGGCCGAATGTCGGAACGTGGACACAGGACGACTCCGGCGGCGGGGCGGGCGAGCGGGGGACACCGCTCATACCCCGGTGGGGCCCGCCGAAGTCAATTTTTTAAAAGGGTGAATTAACCTTCACACCTCGCACGCCCCGCCGGCGCACGCCACCTCCCCGCCCAGGTTCACCCCGCTCCGCTCCTCCACCATCCCGGCGTAGTCCACCTCCACGTACTCGGCCTTCAGCCGCTGGTGCAGGTAGTAGCAGTACACGTCTTTCAGACAGTAGGAGGTGAGTTTGACGTCCGAAGCGAAGAGGGCGGCGGCCAGGTCCTTCACCTGGTCCAGCCACCACGCCGCCTGCTCCGTCCGCCCCCGCAGGCCGAGCAGCATGTCGCACCACTGCCACAGGGTGACGCTGTCGCCCGCCGGCAGGGCGTTGAGGAGGGCCGACGCGCGGGCGACCGCCGGGTGCCCGTACCGGGCGAGCATTTCCTCGGCCGTGGGCACGGCGGTGAACGGCGCCTGCACGTAGTCCTTGTCCCCGCTCTGGGAGATGAGGGACACGCCGGCGTAGTCGGCCTGGTGGGTGAAAATCTGCTCGGCCACCTCCGCCCACTCGTGCTCCCGCACCTTCACCGTGTTCGACGTGTTGTGGCACAGGCCGGGCACCACGCACCGGGCCGGGACCGTCCCCGGCCGCACCCAGTTGTTCTGCACCGTCCGCACGTGCCCGAGGAACTCGACCGCCGTCATGTCGTCCTCCAGCAGCCCCTCGTACTCGACGCAGAAGCGGATGACGTCGTCCGTCCCCTCCCGCGACCAGGCCGACGGCTCGCACGCCGCCTCGTTCCGGCTCTTGAAGTGCCGGTACGGGGCCTCCTGCCGGTTCGCCTGGACGGTGCGGAACCCGCGGCGGATTTTGCCCGGGTGGCACCCCGAGTACGAGCCGAGGAGCGACGCCAGGTTGCCGTCCGGCTTCACGCACGTGGTGCGGGCGGCCGGGTTGATGCCGATGCGGGCGGCCACCCGCTCGTTCCGGGCGACCACCCGCGCCGCGCCCTCCCGCAGGGCGGCCGGGTCCAGGAATATCTCCGGGTGGTGCATCATCCCGCACACGGACACCCCGATGAGCGATTCGGCGCGGAAGATGTCCTCGCTCACCGGGCCGACGAACGGCATCTTCGTCATGCCGGCCTGCCAGGTGCCGATTTCCGCCGCCGCCTCCGCCCGCTCGAAGAAGTCGTCTTTGTCCCGGACGGTCTTACCGTTGACAGAGGACAGGTTGCACCCCTGGAAACCGGACAGCCGGACCTTGCCCGGGGTGTGCGCCCGGTCCACCGGGCCGTCGTACGCGGCGAAGTACCGGCCCAGTCGGGCCGAGTCGGCCTCGTCCACGAGTAGGTACGGGTACATCCCAATCTCGACACACGGGTTATAGCAAAAATCCAGGTCGTCCAACCAGATGAACCCCGGTTCGCCGAACTGCCGGGTGCACTCGAACAGGGCGAAGAACTCCTCCCAGGTGACCTTCCCGCGGGGCAGCGCGGCCGACATGTTCGCCCGCCCCCGCTGCGGGTTGGCCTCGAACCAGTTGCCCGTCTTGTACGCCCGCATCCGCGGGGAGTCGCGGTCGAACACCCCCAGGTTGGCGCTCCGCCGCACCCCGCCGGACACCACCGCGTCCGACCCGTTCAGGTGGTAGTCGGACGCCTGCTCGTCGGTCAGCCGGGTGTGCCCCTCCCCAATCGCCCGGGCGAGCAGCCGCTTGTTCCGGGCGAGCGCCTGGGCGAGGGGTTTGGGGCCGGGGGCGGTGCCCACCCCGTAGGACAGGGGCGAGCCGGCCGGGCGGACGTCGTCGAACTCGAACTCCACCTCGCAATCGAAATACTCCTCGTACCCGGGCACCGGCCGGTCGAAGTGGCTGGACAGCTGGACGTGGGCGCAGGACGCCCACCCCTCGATGGAGTCGGGCACGCGGTACGGCTTCTTCGGCAGCTTCCGCCCGGCCAGCCGGGCCTTGCTGAACCCGGGCAGGTGGCGGATGTGCCGCTCCTGCACGCTGTACCCGACCCCGGACCCGGCCAGGAGGAGGTACATGGCCTGGCCGAAGAAGCTGAGGCGGTCGACGTTGGAGCTGCAGCAGTTGTAGGTGCGAGCCTCGTGTTTGAGCAGCGGCGGGCCGCCGAACTGCAGGCTCCGCATGCTCGGCAGAACGTCCATCGGCCGGACGTAGCGGTCGGCCAGGTGGCGAATCCGGCCGGCCTCGCCCGGGTACTTGGTGGCGAACCCGTCCGCCCACCGCTCGACCGTCTCCGGCCACACCTCGCGGCGGTTGAGCTCCTGGATGTGGCGGGCGTATTTGGAGACGGACGTGTACTTCTGGAGTTCGGCGACGGACATCACTGTTCCTTGGCTCGGGGCGGCGGACCGGAATCGGCGAGGTGCTAGTACCCCCGGCGGAGACGGGTATTGTACAGGTTTTTGTAAAATAGAAAAGGCCACCCGGAGGCGGCCCCGTCCCCTTTTCCTCGCCCCGCCCGTAGGCCGGGCGTCACCGCCGCCCGCGGAACTCCCGCCACAGCTTGAAGAGCTCGACGGCCAGCCCGGCGATGGTGACCAGGTCCGTCAGGCCGAACTTGGCGGCTTCCGCCCGCAGCTCGTCGGCCGCCGCCGTCAACTCCCGCACCGCCAGGGCGACCGACGGGTCCGCCAGGGCGGCCGCGACGTCGGCCCGGAGGGCCGCCATAACGGGAGCGGCGGCAACGCCTTCGGGAACGGCCCGCGGGGCCGGCGAGAGCCGGTCGGCGACCGGGGCGACGGCGACGAGCACCCGCCCGCCGGACCGGCACGCGTCGCCGTACCGCTGGCCCCGCACGGCCTCGGTCAGCTCCTTCATCTCGGCCGTCACGTTCCGCACGGCGGCCAGGTAGTCTTGGATGGTGTCGAACATTTGTTCGCGACGCTCGCAAAGAGTGGGTGGAATGTTTCCTTTTACCGTCACGCGGGGGGCGGAGCCCCCGAAGCCCCGTCGGCCCGCGGCCGACATTTTAAAAGGGGAAATTACACGTCCGGGCAGACCGGCCGGACCGCCTTGTCGCCCAGCGGGTGCTTCGCCACCTCCACCCGGAACGGGCGGGGCCGGGCGTCCGGGCCGGACACGGCGTTCAGCCGGGCCCACAGGTCGCCGGCATACACGTCGTATTCCAAAGAATAACTCCGTAGGGGGTGAACGAACCGCTCACCGGCACCCGGCCGGGGTTCAGGTCCCGCCCAGCTGGGCGGCGTAGCTCGGGAAGGCGGGGGCCGCCGCCGGGGCGGGCCGGAAGACGACGGCGGGGGCGGCCGCCCGCTCGACCGTCGGCACCCCGTTGCGGAGGGCGCACACCACCGCGTCCCCGGCCCGGGTGACCGACCCGTCGCTCAGGGTGATCCCGACCAGGGGGTCGCCGGCCGGGTCGGCGCCCAGGCGGACGGCGACGGCCTCGCCGCCCGCCACGCGGGCCACCAGCCGCTCGTACGGCGACGGCCCGGGGGGCGGGGCGGCTTCCGGGGGGAAGGCGGGCGGCGGGTCGGCCGGGGCGGGCTCGACCATCGCCGGGGCGTCGAAGAACTTCGGCTCGGGAACGTCTGCGTCCACGGGTCACTCCGCGAAGTTGGGGGTCGGGACGTCCAGGTCGTCGTTGAGGAGGTACACCGTCCGCAGGGCCCAGCACCCGTACAGGGGGGCGCCCCGCTCCACCCGCTCGACCGGCACCACCCCGAACCCGTCGTCCCCCCACACGGGGAACTTCAGCTGGCGGCCCCGCTCGTCGCGGAACGCCGGCGTGTGCGAGTCGCCGTGGTGGTTGTTGAACAGGATGCCGACGCCGGACGGGCTGAGGGCGTACCCCATCACCACCCCGCAGGCGAGCACCGAGTGCCCGCCCTTCCCGCCCCGCCCGGCCACCGGCAAATGGCCGGTCGGCCCGGGGTTGGCGTCCGAGTCCCACCAGTCGATGCCGATGTTCACCGGGTCGTTGTTCAGCAGGGCGGACACCACGTCCTCCCGCGTCACGCACTGCTCCCACTCGTCGGCGCGGAACAGGGCCCGCCGCCGCTGGGCGTCCTCCGGGAACCGCCGCGGGCGGTCGTACCACTCGGGCAGGTCCGGGGTGACCGGGAACAGACCCCGCTCGGCGATGGCCCGGATGCTCTCCAGCGGCATGGTGCCGACGTTGAAGTCGTTGCCCGTGTCCTCGGCGAACCCGGCCACGTAGCTCACCTCCGGGTACTTGCCCGGGGTGCCGGCCATGAACGCGTACTTCGTCTGGTACGCCTTGCCGGTGGTGTGCCAGTTGCACGAGGGGACGTGCCTCTGACACTTACCCCTTGGCACATAAGGCTTGAGAGCGTCCGACGACCGCCACTCGCCCGGGGGGATTCGCGCCCCCGTGTACGGGGCGCAACATTTGCCCACCCGCGTGTCCATGGGCTGCGGCAGGCAGCCGGTCGCCATCTTGATGGTGTCGTCCACGTCAGCCCCCGATGCGGTCGAGGATGGAAATGAGTTCGGCGGGGGTGGCCGGGGCCGGCCCCTCGTACAGCACGGCGTTGGTGGCCAGGTCGACCAGGTACAGTTGCGGGAGCGTCTTCCCCTTCGCCCGGTCGACGTACGGCTTCAGCTTGTCCGGCGTCGTCTTCGTCACCGGGTCCTTGACGTTCTGGTCGACCACGACGGGGGCCGCGTGCCCCTTCGCCTTCCACCGCTCGGCCAACGCTTTGTCGGTGAAGAACTCGGCCCGCTTGGCGGTGGCGTCGGCCGTCTCCTCCACCACCACCGCCTTCAGCTTGACCGCCCGGGGGGCGGGCTTCGGGTCGACCACCGGCGGCTTCCCCTTGCCGTCGTCCGGGGGCGGCTCGCCGGCGTCGGCGTACAGCGTCCGCCGCACCACCTCCGCCTCCCCCTTCAGCCCGACCGGGGCGACCAGGAGTTCCACCCGCCCGGTGGCCGCCGCCTCCACCGAGTAGACGAACTTCCCCTTGTACTCCCGCGTCTCCGTCTTCCCGCCGCCGTCCACGAACCGCCCGCGGACGCGGAGCGGCCCCGGCTCGGCCGTCACCCGCACCAGCCCCTTCGGGCTGGACAGGACCACCAGCTCGACGTCCGAGTCGAGCATGTACAGCCGGTCGGGGGCCAGCTTGGGCACCACCGCCGGGGCGGCCGGCTCGGCCGGGCAGTCGGCCGGCAGGCGGACCGGCGGGTCGGCGGCGGCCGCCGCCCCCACGGCCAGGACGAGGGCCAGCGGCCCGAACCAGTTACGCATGAGTCTCGGTCTCCTCGGTATGGAGCTCCGCCACTTCGCGGAGCTTGGCCAGCCCCTGGCGGAGCAGGCGGGCGAACACGTTCTTCCCCACCCCCAGCTCGGCCGCCGCCTCCCGGCGGGTCTTCCCCTCCAGGAACACCTTGGTGACCGCCGCCCGCTGGGCGGCCGGCAGGCACCCCCGCACCCACCCGGCCACCCGCCCGACGGCCGCCGCGTGGGCGGGGGCGGGGGGCGGGGGCGGCTCGGCCGGGCGGTCGAGCAGCAGCCCGGCCGGCACCGGGGCGCGGGCGTACGCCTTGGCCAGGGAGGCGAGCCGCTTCTTCAGGAAGAAGCGGACGGTGCTGGTGAACTTCTGCCCGCCGTCCCGGTGCCCCTTCACCGCCCGCCGCACCGCCTCGTACCCGGCGCTCTCCACGTCGTCCGGGTCGGCCCAGGCGGTGGCCCGGTGGTAGTACCGCAGCAGCCGGGCCACCGCCGGGCGGGCCAGGGCGGCCTCCACCGACCGCGGGTTGGTCAGTTCCTCATCCACGCGCCGCCACCCCCCACAGCCCGCCGGCGGCGGCCACCGCCCGCTCCACCTCGCCCCCGGTCCGCCGGCCGACGCACCGGTAGGTGGGCTCGTCCCGGTCGGGGTTGCTCGGCGGCCCTTCGAGCACCGCCCAGTGGCGGTGCCGGGCCAACCCCCGGCACAGCTTTTCGAGCCGGGACCGCCGCCGCGGGCCGCACAGGGCCTCCTCGATGCGGCCGCGGACCTCCTCGTCCTCGAACTGGGTGCCGATCCCGACCAGGAACCGGTAGCGGGTGAGCGGCTCCAGGATTTCCACCCCGCGGACCGCCTCCACCCGGCCGAGGTCGGCCTCGGTCACGTCGAACGGGGCGGCGGCCACCCACATGGCGCAGTGGCGGGTGAGCAGGTTGCGGCGGTCGTTGCACACCAGCCCCAGGTTGGTGGCCGCGACGGGCGGGTCGACGAAGGTGATTCTCCCCCGCACCTCGTCCGCCAGGTCCTCCCACGGGGCCCCGCCGGGCGGCTCGGGGCGGGCGAGGGGGTCGACCCACGGGAGCCATCGGATGGTCATACTTTCCGGAACTCCGTGGTCAGTTCGAACGTGCCGTCCGGGAGTGGGACTTTTTGATAATCACCGAACAAATTAGGTGAGTCCGAAACCAAGACGTCCAACATCGCGGCCGCCAGCTTGCGGATTTCCGGCTCGGCGTGGCGGCTCCCCCGCTGCTCCAGGAAGTGCCGGGCGGCGCGGGCGTTCAGCGTGCAGGTGATTTTCGTCTCGGTCGCGTTCGGCAGGACGGAGCGGGCGGCCTGGCGGGCGGCCTTGCGGATGTCCGTTTTAGAAGCGTCCGCCGGGAGCATGGCCGCCGCCCGCGAATCCGGGTCGGCCAGTTTTGCGGCCAGTTTGTTGGACAGCGACACGTACATGTTGTGAGCGTTGACCATCGCCACCCCCCACATCGCCCGCAGTTCCGGGTCTGCCGCGATGACGTCCGGGCACACGTACTCGGCCACCGACTCGTCCACGTACCGCTGGCTCAACTGGCTGTACGCCCAGCCGGCCCGATGCCGGACTAGTTCATGGGAGAGCGAGCGGGAGATGCCGGTGATGATAAAAGTCCAGACGGCGTGCTCGGCGACTGAGCCATGCCCCGTCTCCAGAATGTGTCCGAGGTACGCCTTATTCCCGCCGGGGCGAGGTTTGGCGTAGCTCATGTAACAAATCCGGCCGGCCGTCTCGGTGACCACCTCGGCGGCCACCTCGCTGTCGCTCTCCCAGGTCACCTCGTGGTCCGCCAGGAAGCGGTCCAGTTCGCCCTGGACGAGGGTCTGCTTGCTCAGCAGGTAGACCGACGGCTCGGTGATGAGTTTCATTTCACCCTTTTAACATTGCGGGCGGGGCCCGCGGGGGTGTGGGGGCGTCCCCCACGTCAGAGGCGGACGGCCCGCGGCCCGACCGCCGGCCCCGACTCCCGGGCGTGCCCGGCCACGCCCCACAGGTGGTCGACGCTGTCGGCCAGCCGCCCGTCCCCGAATTTCTCCCCGACGGCCGCCAGCAGGCGGGCCAGCTTCGGGTTCCAGTCGGCCAGGCTCTCCATCAGCCGGCCGAGGTCGCGGGCCGACCCGCCGGGCGGGAGCACCAGGCGGGCCGTGTACCCGTCCGCGTCGGCCTCGAACACGACCGCCGGCTTGGCGGGCTCGGACGGGGGGCGGGGGAAGGGCCACATGTTACTATTTTACAGAAACCAGGCCGAAGAGTCAACCCCTCCCCGGGCCCGCGGGGCGTCCGATTTATTTTAAAAGGGTAAAATATCATCTGGGGCTCCGCCCCAGCCCCCAGACGGCGGCGGGCCCCCGCCCCCGCCGAACAGGTCGAGCAGCAGCAGCCCGAGCGGCAGCTCGTGCAGGTGGTCGACGCGGGTGAACACCGGGCCGAGCAGGTCCGCCCCGCGGTACAGCCGGCAGGCGGCGTTCCCGCTCGGGGAGGTGACCTCCCGCACGCCCTCGGTCCGCTCGAAGAACGCCTTGAACCGGCCCGTCGGGCACACCCACACCTCGTCCCCGAGCACGTAGCACCACAGGTCGGAGGTGGACGCCGCCAGGCCGGTCGGGACACCTTTCTTGGGGTTACTATGTTCGACCGCGAGATTACCCGTCGACTGGAACCTCACATCGAACTTGATTTCCGCCTTCCGCCACACGCCCCCGACCTGGAACAGGACGTCGTTCGTGCGGCACTCGGACACCCGCACCGGGACGGCCCGCTGGAGCACCTGCAGGAGCCGCTGCTCGCCTAGCTTGCCGTAGGCGAGGTCGCGGACGAACCCGCCTTTGGATTCCGAGCGAACTCGCGGAGTTCGGACGCCGTTTTTAGCCACGTGTGCTTCCTGGCGAACAGGGGGCCGAGGGGATTGGGGGTGTACGAAGAAGGAGAAGTCCGGTACCGCTCGTACTCGCCGCGGAGGGCGGCCGCGGCGGCGTCCAGCTCGTCATCCGCGCATTCGTACCAGCCGGCTTCCCCGGTGTACGGGATGAACGGCGGCTCCCGCATCGGGGCGTGCCGCGACGCCTTCAGCATGAACGCCCCGGCCTCGGGCCCGTACTCGTGCCCCGAGTTGTCGCTCATGAAAACGCGGCCGCCCACGGCGGCCACTTCGGCCGCCTCCAGGTTCCACCCCTCCGCCCGGGCGGGGAACAGGCCGACCTGGGCCCGCCTCATGAGCGAGGCGAGTTCGCCCTGCGTTTGGAACCGGGTCGCGGACACGTGGACCTTTCCGGCCCGGCCCATCGGCGACCGCGTCGCCCACTTCCCCCACTGCCGCGAGACGTCCGGGCCGTCGAACCCGGGGGCCTTGAGCCAGTTGTGCGAGTGCATCACCAGCAAGGCGTCGTCGTCCGGCCGGAACGCCCGGTTGAAAATGTCGACCACCTGGTCGCACCCCTTGCGGACCTCCCACTTGCCGGCAAACAGGACGACGAAAGTGGAGTCCGCGACCCCGGGGAGAGCGGCCGGGGTGACGCCGGGGTGAAAGATGGCTGTGTCTACACCGGGCCGGACCACGGCGACCGGGACGGTCACCCCGCTGTCCCGCAGCACCTTCTCCGCCCACCGGGTGGGGACCGCCACCCCGTCCAGCGTGTTGAGACCGCGGGCGCGGTCCCCGGGGAGTCGGTCGAGTTCGAAGAAGGTGTAGAGGACCCGGGGCCCGTTGAGGCCCCGGAGGGGGCTCAGGTCGAAGTCGTGCCACACCAGCAGGGTGGGGTCTTCGGGGTCCGGCTCCGGCAATTGCCCCAGCAGGTGTTCGAACTCGTCCGCGTACTCCCCCGACAGGTCCGGCTCGTGGACGCACCGGAACGCGAAGGGTTCCCCGAGCTGGGCGAGGCCGCGGAGGACGCCCTTCCCCGTCTGGCCGAATCCTGTGGAATTTAAACAGGTCACCAAATTCACTGGAGATAACCCTCCAGAAATCGTTCCGCGACGTCCCATTTTCGCCTCAGACGATGTGGGACCGTTGCTTTGTGATTATGCAGGGGGAAAAGAAAACCACGAGCTTTGTTATGAGTAGCAGACATTTTGAATGTAAGGCCATCTTTACAATCACTACGTCTACAAATTGAGTATTTTTGACCGCTCACGAGAGACATCCATTCAAGCATCGGACGCGTGCCAGTTATCGAGACCACTGGGTACTCATATCCGGTCTTCTTGTTCCGGGCGAACGATATGGTGCCGTCACCGTCAATAAAACCGGTGATAAAAGAAAGCGAGCAGTCACGGTCAAGGTGTTTCGGTGGCCGGAGCGTGAGACTTTTGGCTGGCGTTATAAAGTAGTTATTTTTTAGGTCATCAACCATTTGCTGCGATGCGAATGAGATGGAGTTCTCAATCGTGAACCCGCGGTCGCGATTCAAGATTTTGCACGTGTGACCGATTTCAGCACGGAGCTTTTCCAGCGGCTCAATTTCACGCTGATAGAAAGTGACGTTATTCTTATAAATACTGCCATCGGCAGCTAGAAAACCGGCCCAGTAGCTGTTAACCGAATTCGGAATTGAAAAGTAGGCCTCGTTGAACGGAGTGAGTCTACGGTTCGTGACGTGACGATTAGCCTTCAAACCTCGCATAGCGGCTTGGTAGGCGATGGCGTAAGGCGTCCTAGCTGGTAGTAGTTTGACGAGTTCTTGCTTCTTGACTTTACCGTAATAAGCATCGAGTGTATTCAACTCTTCTACTGTCCAAACCCCCAATCGTGAGCACCCACAGGATAGCCACTTACAGTTGTCAGCGCGAATACCACTTAAGCACGGATTACATACGTTTCCGCAGTCACAAACACACTTCCATCGGAAGTTCGTTGTACCGGGGATACTCTCACGTCCACCCGGAAGACAAGTAAGTTTTCCGTACCGCTTATTCGAGTGGTCGACTGGTTTACGGGCCATGGTGATGAGCTTGCCGAGCGAACCGGCGAATTGCCGAATCGTCTCTCGAACGCTACTACCCCAGCCAGAGTAGTTCATAGGGCTTATAAAGTAGAAATTATTCAGCACGGCTTGGGGGGCTCCACCCGGATTTGGACGTGGGTGCCGGCCGGGCCACCCGTCACCTGGTCGTACTCCCACGTCAGCCGCGGGTCGCCGTCGTCCAGGTCCAGCTTCTCGGCGAGCCGGTCGCGGACGGCCTTGAACCCGCCCGCTAAATTGTCACTATCAAGCGAACGTCCGCCGCACCGCGTCAGGGTGATGACGGCCTTCCCGCCGACCGAGAGCATCTGGCCGACCCCCTTGAGGAGCGCCGGCGTCGGCGCGAGGAGGGCGTCGACGGCTTCTCTGTGCGAAGCAAACCGTTTGTGCCGCCCCCGCCACGAGTCGCGGGCGTTCATCTCGCTGACGACCAGGACGGGGAGGGTGAATTCGAGGACGGCCGCGGCCGCGTACGGGAGGGTCGGTTTCGCCGTCACGAGTCCACCCTCACCCGCAGCACCGGCTCGGTCAGGCGGCCCTTCAGGTCGGCCCACAGGGCCGACGGGTAGTCGCCCGGGTAGGCCCGGCGGGCGTCCTCGCGGAGGTCGCCCAGGGTGGTCGCGTGCACCAGGTGCGGGCCGCGGTCCTGCACCACCGGGTGGTCGTTGACGAACGTCACCCGGTGGGTGGCCGGCCAGTTCTGCCGGTAGGCCTCCCGGAACACGTCGTTCACCAGGTCGAACACCGACTCCCGGTCGCCCAGGTGGGCGACGTCGTAGTTTCTCAGGTACACGGTCATCGGAAGTCCTCCACGGGGACGCCGTGGTCGGCCAGGAACCGCCGCAGCTCGGCGTCCACGGCCGCGGCCTCGGCGGCCGACTCGTACCGCCCGACCGGGTCGTACGGGTGAGCCCGGGGGAGGAACAGGTGCCTCGCCGGGTACAGCTCGTCCATGCGGGCGGCCGTCTGCACCATCTGGGCGGCGAGCGGGTGGTCGGCCCGGCGGGCGTGGAAGCAGGCCAGCCAGAGCGGGCTGTCGGACACCACGTCCAGGCCCAACTGGCAGTAGGCCAGCTCCTCCCCCACCTCCTCGCCGAAGAACCGCACCCGGTCGGCGGCGGTCGGCACCCGGCGGAGGTGGGCGAACTCCTTGACGCGTTCCCGCACCAGTTCCACCTGGCCGCCCTCGGCCTTCAGCCGGGCGTACAGGGCGGCGGCGGCGGTCGACTTGCCGGCGCCCGGGCCGCCGTACAGGCAGTGCCTCATCTCCCCATCTCCTCCCGGACAATCTGGCGTGTGGCCTCGTCCCGGACCCGCTTCTGCTCGGCCGCGAACCAGCGGAGGAGGTCGACCGTGAACCACCCCAGCGTGAAGCAGACCGCCCAGCACGCGGCCAGCGGCCAGTTCTCTCTCAGCCACCGCATCCGGAGCCTCTACCGGGGGGCCGTGGGGGCAGAGCCCCCACATGTTAAAAGGGTGAAATACCCACGGAACGGGCCGTCAGGCCCCTACTTCGCCAGCCCGAACGCCGCCGCCGACAGCGTCCCGAGGAGCGGCTTGGGGATGCCCTGCTCCATCTCCTCGGGCAGGTCGTTCAGGAAGTGGGCCGCCAGCTTCCGCATGGCCGCCCGCTTGCCCTGGGCCGACCCGTCGCCGTCGAACGGCGGCTTGAACGCGGCCAGGCAGGCGGCCACCAGCTTGTCCGCGTCCTCGGCGTCCGGGGCGGACCGGCCCAGGCTGAGGGCCCGGTAGGCGGTCAGGGTGGCGGCCCCGACGAGCAGGCAGGCGGCGGCCACCGGGCCGTCCGGCGGGGGGCACAGCGGGCCGCCAATCTTGGCGAGCTCCGGACACCTTGCTTTAACTGTGGCCGCCGCCCACGTCACGAAGTGGGCCGCCCGCTCGGCCGTCAGGTCCCCGCCCACCCGGTACAGCCCGCACAGGGAGGCGGCGGCGTCCGCCCCGCCGGCCCCGGCCAGGCTCTTGAACTTCAGGTACGCCTGGGTCCGCGAGTCGAACGCGATGTGCGTGCGGAAGGCGGACCCCGGGTCCTTGTTCAGGTGGCGGGCCACCTCGCGGGCGAACTCCAGCATCGGCTGCCGGGAGCGGGACAGCTCCCCCCGCACCAGCCGCATGACGCACAGCTGGTTCGAGTCCACCGTCTTGCCCAGCTGCAGGTTGAGGAAGTCCTCCTGCGGGTCGCCGTCCAGGTACACCGTCAGGGTGACCGGCAGGGCGTCCACCAGGGCGGCGGCGGCGTGCTCCTCGTCGGCGTGCAGGGCGGCCTTCAGGTCGCCCAGCCCGGCCAGCCGCTGCACCCCGTCCACCAGCTTGAGCGGGTCCCCCTCGGGCACCGCGACGGTCACCGTCCCGTCCGCGTTCCGGGTGACCGCCTGGGTGGTGACGCTGGCCGCCAGCGGGGCGGGGGTGTACCGGTGCTTGGCCACCGCCCGCATCAGCTTGCGGGCCTGGGCGTCGTGCCGCACCCGCTGCTCGCCCCGCCCGGTCAGCCCGTTGAACGGGTCCCCGCGGACCGCCCGGCGGGCGTCGGCGAACGGCACGGTGACGACCAGGAACTCGCGGCCGAGCACCCCCTCCGGGTCGAGCGACCAGCGGTGGGCGGGGGCGGTGAGGGTGTACGTGGACAACGGGGGACCCCGAGGAGGTGGGACTGTCCCCTAATTATACTGGTAAATATACTATTCGTCAAGGGCGGGCGGGTGGAAGGTGGCGCGGAACGTCACCCGCAGCTCCTCGACCGCGGCCGCCCGGCCGCGGGCGGCCAGCCGCAGGGCCTTGCGGACGGCCCGGTCGAAGTGCGGCGGGCGGAACTCGGCGACCGGCTCGGGCGGGCCGCCGTCGGCCGGCTCGGCGAACACCAGGTACACGGTCTCGGCGGCGTCGGGCATGGGGGACCTCCCCACCCGTTACCCCGCGCGGGCACCGCGCGACGCGCCCGATTCGTCCGGTTCGGTTTCCGAGGGCGCCGACCCGGGGGTGAGGGGGAGCGGGGTGCAGTCGGACGTCCTGTCCTCGCGCGGTCACCCGGCAAGCATTCGCTCGGCCATCCGGGCCTCGCGGCATAGTCTGGACCCCGGGAGGGTGATGTTTTCCCCTTTTAACATCCGTGCGCCAGCACGGCTAAGCCTGGACCGGGGGAAGGGGCCACCCCTTTAAGAAAAAAGCGCAGGCAGGGGGGCTACGGCTCACCGTGGTGAATTTATCGGTCGTCCGCGCGTAGTGCTCCCTTTCTCCTGTTTCCGCGGCATTTATAATCCGCCCCGCAGGTTGTTGGAGGGTCACCACTCCATCAACACCGCCCGCTTCCTCAGCGGGGTCCTCGGCGGCTCAATCGGCCTGTTCCGTCGCCGGACAGATTGTCCGGGTTCCGCTAGCAACGGGGGTTTCCCGCCAAACTGGGTTTGCTGGGGGGTTCGGAGTACCCCCCGGTTGGCCGGCCCTGTCGGTTCAGGACCTCGCTAGAACGGCTGGGACCACTCGGGCGCTCGTCCCTTTCGAGGCTGGTCCGCTCCCTCCGGCGGGAAGGCTACTCCCGCACACCGGCGCGAAATCGCAATGTGGCGTCTTCGGGGGTCTCCCCCAGCCTGCTCGCGCGGACAGGCAGAGTCAGTCTACCCCTGCCCATAAATTTTGTAAAGTAGGTTGATTCAATTTTCCGCCCTGCTATCATCTGGTATGGTCTACCCGCCTCCGTCCACCACCATCGACATTTGTGGCGTCAGCCACCACACGAACGCCCACTACGCGGCCCTGGCCGAGCGGCTGGAAGACCTGGGCACAGCCCCGATTGACCACCTGACCGTCCGGCTCCCGTCCAAAACGTTCTTCCGGCAACTGACCGGGAAGGCGAAGGTGCCCACCTGTTACCGCGAGGTGTACGAACGGGTGGTGGTCGCCCTGCTCGGGCTGGACGTGGGGCACATCGACTACGAGTTGGCTGCGCCAACATTGTAGCGGGCTCCCGCCCGCATTTTAAAAGGTGAAAACCTTACTCTTTCTGCGAAGGAACTGAGCAGATGACCTTCGACGAAGCCCGCAAGAAGGCCCTGGACCGCCTGGACGCGGCGTACGCCAAGCTGTACGCCCTGGCCAAGGACCCGGCCTGGTGCAACGACCTGTGCCGGGAGTACAAGGAGGTGACGGCGGAGATGACCGGCGTGCTGGCCGACCTGCGGCGGCTGAACGAGGTGGCCCTGGTCGCCGGCAGGTGACCGCGAAGTAGTCTTGACTATTTTATAAAAACTTCTATGATACCCGGGTACGGCCGGACTCCCCGGCCGGCGCCCCGAGAGCGAAGACCTCATGAACGTGTGCACTTTCGTCGGCAACCTGACGGCGGACCCGGACGCCCCCCGCGCGGTCGGGGAGGGTCAGGTGGTCCGGTTCCGCATCGCGGTTTCGGAGCGGTTCGGCAAGGGGAAGGAGGTCACCACCTTCCTCGACGCGGAGGCGTGGGACGGGCTGGCCGGGGTGGTCGGGTCGTACTGCCGGAAGGGGACCAAGGTGGCGGTGAGCGGCAGCCTGCGGATGGACGAGTGGGCGGACAAGAACAACCCGGACCAGAAGCGGGTGAAGTACTTCGTGCGGGTGCGGGAGTTCTCCCTGCTCACCCCGAAGGGCGAGGGCGAGGCGGCCCCGGCGAAGGGCAAGGTTCCGGCCGGTGACGACGGCCAAATCCCTTTCTAAGGTGAGTTAGAATGTACACCCCCGCCGACCTGAAGCAGCTCGAACTCCACCTCCAGCGGTTCGCCGTCCGGTTCTTCCTCGACGAGGGGCTGGAGGCGGGCCGCTCGGCCGCTTTGGAACTGGCGGTGGAGCAAGCCCTTCGTCGGGTTGTCGGCTCTCTCACCGTCGCCGCCCCGGCGACGGAGACGGAGTCGCGGGAGTCCTACTCCCACCCCGACGGGTGGTGGGAGGCCGTCAAGGCCCGGTTCGCCCCCGCCTGGTGGACGGACCGGTGGCCCGTGAAACTGAAAACCGTCGCCGTCCAGACGACCCGCGTCACGCGGGTCTGCCCCCACCTGCACCAGCCCGACCGCCGCACGCACTACGCCTGGCTGGACGGGCAGGACCCGCCGCCGTGCCCGCACTGCGTGGTGCTGGCCAAATACCTGAGCGACGAAAAAGACAGCCTGGGGCTTCACGTTGACCCGGACCTCCGCCACGCCGTCTACCACCTCCTGCACCTCGCCCGACAGCTCAAAGACTCGCGTTCTCGCGGTCACTGAGAGTCCACTTTTACCCTCGGGTTTTGGTACATACGCCCGCGAGCTTTTAACACGGCTGGCGCAAGACGAGCGATTCGAGGTGGCCGCCCTGGCCTGCTCGGGGGCGTACGCCGACCCCGACCTGCTCGACCTGCCGTACCGCGTGTACCAGGCCGTGCCCGACCCGGCCGACCCGGCGGCGGTGGCCGCCTACCGGGCCGACCCGCTGGCCGAGTTCGGCCGCGGCCGGTTCGAGGACGTCCTTCTGGACTGGCGGCCGGGTTGCGTTTTCGCCTTCCGGGACCCCTACAACGACGCCTTCCTGGCGGCCTCGCCGCTCCGCCCCTGCTACGGCTTAGCTCTGATGCCGACGGTGGACGGGGAGCCCCGCCCGCCGGACGAAATCGACCTGTACGACCGGGCCGACGCCCTGGTGACGTACACCGACTGGGGGTACTCCGTACTCCAAAAACAGGGCGTGAACACCCCCTGGTTCGGGGCCGCCTCGCCGGCGGCCGATTATGCGGTCTTTCGACCGCAGAATAAATCCGTCCTGAAAGGACAATACGGATTCGCCGGCAAGCTGGTCGTCGGCATGTGCGCCAGAAATCAGCCGCGGAAGCTGTTCCCCGAACTCGTCCTGGCCTTCCGCCAGGCCCTCGACGCCTGGGCCGGGCCGGAGCCGCTCGCCCTCTACCTGCACACCTCGTACCCCGACGAGGGCTTCGACCTGCCGCACCTGCTGCGGGACGCGGGACTCCTGTCCAAGACCTACTTCACCTACGTGTGCGGGTCGTGCGGCGGGTGGGAGCCGGCGCCCTACCGGGGGGTGTCCCACCCGTGCCCGGCCTGCGGCGGGCGGGTGGCCATCGCCAACGCCGCCCGCGGGGTCAGCCGGGAGGCCCTGGCGACGATTTACAACCTGGCCGACGTGTACGTGCAGCTCGTGGCCAACGGCGGGTTCGAAGTTCCAGCCCTCGAAGCCGCCGCGTGCGGGTGTTACACACTGGTGTCCGAGCACTCTGGCTCGGGCGAGGTGGTCCGGCGGGTCGGCGGCGTCCCCCTGAAGCCGGACGCGATTAAGGTGGAGGCGGGGTCCGGCCGGCACCTCGGCTGCCACCAGCCCGAGACCGTGGCGAAGGCCCTGCTGGACGCCCTGTCGCTCCCCGCTCCCGTCCGGGAGTACCGAGGGTTCTTATCCTCACAGAAAGCCCGTCAGAGCTTCGACTACGACCTGGCCGCCGCCCGCTGGGCCGAGGCCATCCTCTTCGCGGCCGCAAAACCTCGCCGGCCGTGGGACGACCCGACCGACCACACCCCCGCCTTGCCCGCCGACTGGCGGCAGGCCGCCCGCGCCCTCCTCCCGCCGGCCGACGCGCTCCGGGCCGAGCGGGCCGTCCGCCTCGGGCACCGCACCCCGGAATCCGTTCTGGACGACTGCCGCGGGGTGTGGGCGGGGTACAAGACGTGGGAGCGAGAACGCCTGCAGAGAATAAATGAACGTTCCGCCGAACATCGTGGTTCTCGGCCCCTGGCATGAGCGGTCCGGAACGGGTCGCGCCTGCGCCGCTTATTTGCAGGCCCTCCTGACGACCGACGCCCGGGTGGCCGCCCGCCCCCTCTTCTTCTCCCCCGCCGCCGTCGACCAGCCGCCCGACATCGACCGGGCCGAGGCCCGGGTGGTCGAGGACCCGGACGTGGTCCTGCACCTGGGCCCGCCGTACGCCTGGGAGTACCTGAGCGGCCCCCGCAAGCGGGCGACGAACGTCGGCCTCTTCTTCACCGAGACGTACCCCCTGCCGCCGGCCTGGACGACCCACTGCAACCTGATGGACGCGGTCGTCTGCCCGTCCGCCGCCCAGGCGGACTGGTGCCGGCGGACCCCGCACTTCCGCCCGCCGCTGTCCGTGGTGCCCGTCCCGGTCGACCTGACCCGGTTCCTGCGGACCCCGCCCCGCCCCGCCTTCCTGCCGCCGTCGGCCGACTTCCGGTTCTACGCCGTCGGCGACTTCGTCCGGCGGAAGAACTGGGACGGCCTGCTGACCGCGTACTGCCGGGCGTTCCGCCGCCACGACCCGGTCGAACTGGTCGTCAAGACCGGCGGGCAGCCGGGCGAGGCGGACGCGTTCGTGCGGGCCGCCCTCGGCCGGTGCGGGCCGATGCCTCATCCCAAAGTTCGGGTCGTGAGTCATCGCGTCGGTGATGACGAACTCGACGGGCTGCACGCCCACGCCGACTGCTACGTGACGGCGTCCCTCGGGGAGGGGTGGCAGCTGGACGCGCAAGCCGCCGTCGGGTTCGGCAAGACGCCGGTCGTGCCCGCCTGGGGCGGGCTGCTCGACGCCGTCCCGGCCGAGGCCGGGTGGCACGTGCCCGTCCACGAGACCCCGTGCTACGACGGCGGCGGCGTCCACGCCCCGCTGTTCTCGGCGGACAAGACGTGGGCGGCGCCCGACCTCGCCGCCCTGGCGTCCACCATGAGGGCGGCGTTCGAAGACGCCCCCCTCCGAGCGACCAAAGCGGCGGCCGGCCTGTCCGTGATTGAGTCCTTCTCCCCGGAGGCGGTCGGCCGCCGCCTCCTGGAGGCCCTATGCCCAAGAACAAACGCCCCAAAACCTTGAGCGACGACTGGCGGGTCGCCCGGAACGCGAGCGTCGCCGGGGGGCGGGCGGCCAAGCGGCCTCGCTCCGTCACCCCCAAGACCGCCGGCCAGGCGCGGTACTGGCAGGCCCTGCTCAACCACCCGGTGGTGTTTTGTGACGGTCCCGGGGGAACGGGGAAGACCCTGCTGGCGTGCGCGGCGGCCGCCGCCCGCGTGCTGGCCGGTCAGGCCGACAAGGTGGTGGTGGTGCGGCCGGCGGTGGCCGGCGAGGACCTGGGCTACCTGCCGGGCGGGCTGGACGACAAGGTGGGGCCGTTCCTGCGGCACGTCCACGACATCTTCGCCGACCTGCTGCCCGACGACCCCCTGGCCGCCTTCGGGGAGCACGGGCGGTTGGAGTTCGAGCCGCTCGGTTTTATGAGGGGGACGACCCTCACCCGCACCGCCATCGTCGCCGACGAGTTCCAGAACGCGACCCCGAAGCAGTTCCACCTCCTCCTCACCCGCCTCGGCCAGGGGGCGACCGTGTTCATCACCGGCGACTGGTTCCAGGCGGACATCCCGAACTCCGGCCTGGGCGACGCGATGAGCCGGTTCGAGCACCCGGCCGACCCGGACTTCGCCGTCGTCCGGCTGACGGACGAGGACGTGGTGCGGAGCGAGCTGGTGAAGAAGGTGGAGAAGCGGTACCGCCGGCCCGCCGGCTCCGCCCCGCCGCCCCCGCCCGACGACGACCCGCCGTCGTACCACCGGCGCGGGGCCGCCCGCGGGTAGGTGGGGGTGAGGACACCCCATGATTCCCGCCCGCCTGGCCCGCACCGCGTTCGCCGCCGCCGCCGGGTTCCCCGGCGGGGTGCGGGTGCTGCGGGTCGGGCCGGACCACCGCTGGTTCGCCGGCGGGGCCGACGTCCTGCCTTACCGCGGGCGGGTGCCGGCGGGTTGCACCGTCCACCTGGTGGCCGCCACCGAGGCGGCGGTCGCCGAGGCCCTCGCCCTGACCGGCGGGCTGGCCGCCCCGCTCGTGCTGGTGCTCACCGCCCCGCCGCCGCCAACGTGGTCGGCCCGGCGGGTCGGGGCGGCCGCCCGCGGCGGGCACGTGGCCGTCGCCGCCACCCCGGCCGCCGCCGCCGCCTACGGGGTGCCGCACCTGCCGGCCCTGTCGGCCGAGGCCGCCCTCGCCCTGGCCCGGACCACCCCCTACTTCCCCCTCCGCGCATGACCGTCGTCGTCTCCCCGACCCGGCCGGCGGACCTGCCGGCCGGCGGGGCGTACGCCCCGTCCCTGGACCCCCTCCCGTGCTGCCGCGGGGAGGCCGAGGCCGTGTCGCTGGACGGCCACCTGTCCGCCCTCCCGGCGGCCGCCGTGCCGGCGGCCGTCCGCACCGCCGCCGCCCTGCTCCGCCCGGGCGGCCGGCTGTCCGTCTCGGACGTCGACCTGCACCGGTTCGCCGCCGCCGTGTGCGACGGCGCCGACCCGGCGCGGGCGAACGGCTGGCTGGCCGGCCGGGCGCACCTGCCCGACCTGGCCGCCGCGGCCGCGGCCGCCGAGGCGGCCGGCCTGCGGGTCACCCTCCAGGCCTTCCACGGCGTTCATTTCCATTTGACCGCAGAGGCCCCGCGTTGAACCTGAAGACATCGTGCCGGTACTGTCCGTTCGCCGTCAAAGAGGGGCTCGTCCAGACGGGCTGTGCCGCCGGCCGGCTGGACCGGTACGCGGCCCAGGGGCCCCTGGCCGGGGACCGGGACGAGGCCTCGGGCGAGGCCTGGGTGCTGGTGCCCGACCGGCTGTGCAACCTGCTCCCGGCCGGCCGGCACCTGGCCGAGCACCAGGGGGTCACCGACGGCCTCCTCGCCAAGGCCCGCAACGAGGTCCGGGTCCGCGTGAAGGTGGTCATCCCGGTCCTCGCCCCGGCCGCCCCGGACGCGGTGGTCACCGCCTTCCGCTCGGCCCTGGCCCAGACCCTGCCGCCGGCGTGCGTGAGCGTGCTGGCGCTCGCCGGCGCCTGCCCGAGCGTGCCCCTGTACAGGGCGCTCGAAGCGGTCGGGGCGGGCGTCCCGTGGGGGCTGCGGACGGTCGCCCCGCCGGCCGACTTCTGGGGGCTGGCGGACGCCGACGCGGCCGCCTGGCCGGCCCTCGCCCCGCAGTACGTGGTGGCGTGCGAGCCCGGCCGCGGGCTCGACCCGGACTACCTGGCCCTGCTCGACGGGCTGGCCAACGACGAGCTGGAGAACGTGTACTACGTCGACCCGCTGGAGGCCGGCGGGGTGCACGGGCTGGTGTACGACCACCCGGTGCGGGAGAGCCTGGGGCGGGACCGGGAGGGGAGCACCCGGGACAAGCTGGGGCGGTACGCCCTGCCGGTGCGGGACGCCCTGCGGGGGGGGTCGTGCTGACACTGGTTTTACACGGCGACACCGTCCCGGCCGACGCCCTGGCCCGCACCCTGGCCGCCCACCCCGGCGACCGGGTGGCGGTGCTGTACCACACCGCCCTGGCCGGCGACGTGGAGGGGCTCCTGTCCGCCGGCCGCCGGGACTGCCCGGACTGGCCCCGCCGGCTGCGGTCGGGGGTGCCGTTCGCCGCCTACCGCACCCCGCCCGGCCGGCTGGCCGCGGCGGCCGCCGCGTTCGGCCCGTTCGTCCTGGCCCCGGCCGGGGCGGCGTTCGCCCCGGCGGCCGACCGGGTGCTGCGGCTGGCCCTGGCCCAGGGGGCGCCGGTGACGTTCGGGTTCGACGCCGAGTGGGCGGCCGGGGCCGGGGTGGCCCGCGGGCTGTTCGCCGGCCCCGACCGGGGGGTGCCGGTCCACCTACCGGAAGTGCTATGCCGCCTGCCCTGACGGTCATCCTGCCGGCCGCCGCCGCCCACCCGCGGGGCCCGGCCCCCACCCCGCGGTCGCTCCTGCGGGTCGGCCGGCGGACCCTGCTGGCCGCCCAGGTGGCGGCGGTGCGGGCGGCCCGCCCGGACGCCGACGTGGTGCTGGTGGCCGGGCACGGGTGGGAGCGGGTGCGGGCGGCCGTCCCGCCCGGGGTGCGGGTGGTGCGGAACGAGCGGCACGCCGACACCGGGAGCGGGCACTCGGTCGGGCTGGCCCTGCGGGCCAGCCGGGCGGACCGGTACCTGGTGGTGTACGGCGACCTGCTGTTCACCCCCAAGCTGGTGGCCGACGCGCTGGTGCGGCCGGGGCCGGTGCTGGTGCTCGGCGGGCGGGGGGACCTGGGGGTGGCGCACGCCGGGGCGGCGGCCAGCCGGGTGGACTACGGGCTGCCCAGCCGGTGGTGCCAGGTGTTCGCCCTCGGCCCGGCCGAGGCGGCGGCGTTCGTCCGCTCGGCCGAGCGGCCGGGCGGGGAGCGGTGGGCGGCGCACGAGCACCTGAACGCGGCCATGGACGCCGGGGCGGCGTTCGGGGTGGTCCGCACGTCCGACCCGCCCCGCGAGCTGGACACGGCCAGGGACTTCCGGGAGCACGGCGTCACATGCGGGTAGCCAACGTCCTGACCGACACCGACTACTGGCGGCCGGCGGTGAACGCCGGCGGGCGGTGGGCGCTGGCGGTGGCGGTCGACGCCCTGCTCGCCCGCGAGGGGGACGCCACGGCGGCCCGGGCGGCCGCCGCCCGCGGGGTGCCGCTGGTCACCTACGCCGGGGTGGGCCGGCCCGCCCGCGGGCCGAAGGGCGAGCTCGTGCTGCGGGGGTCGGCGCCGGCGGTGGAGGTGGCCGCGTCGCCGTTCGCCGGGGGCGTGGCGTGCGTCGACCCGCCCGGCCCGTGGGTCGACCGGGCGCTGGCCGAGCTCGACCGGGTGGCCGTCGTCCGCAGCTTCGGGGGCGGCTCCGCCGCCCATTACCTGGGGGCGTTGCCCGCCGCCGTCGCCCGCGGCACCGTGCTGGCGGCCGACCTCTTGGTCACCGCCGACGAGGACCTGGCCTGCCTGGCGTGGGCCGGCGGGGTGCCCGTGCTGTACCCGTTCGCCCCGTTCGTGCCGGGGACGGAGTCCGGCCACTGCCCGGACGCGGCGCGGGCCGCGGACGTGTTAAAAGGGTTGACCCACGACCCGGACGGGGTCGCCGCCGCGATGACCCGTCACACCCGCTCCGCCCGCCTGGAAGAGGTCCTGAGCCTTGCCTAGCCTGCTCCGCGTCACCGGCGACTGGGAGGGGGTGGACGCCCACCCCCTGCTGCTGGCCGCCGCCCTGTCCGCCGCGTTCGACGGCGTCGTCGTCGAACAGCCGTCGGCCGCGTCCGCCGCCGCCCTGAAGGAGTACGCCCACGCCCTGCGGCCGGCCGACCGCCCGGACCCCGACGCCTTCGTCGTCCCCCTGCCCGTCACGGCCGTGGTGCACGAGGCGAGCCTCCGGCTCGCCGTCGAAACGCGGTCCCCGCCCGCCGTCGTCCCGGCCGACGCCCTCAGCCGGTACGAGTGGTACCGGTTCCGCACCCGGCTGACGCAGAACGGCCGGCCGGAGGACCTGGTGGCGGTCGACGCGGGGGGGCTCCCCCCGCCGCCCCCCGGCCTGACCTACCTCACCCGCCCCGACCCGCTCCGCCCGTCGTTCGCCCTCGCCCTGGCCGGCGCCGCCCTGGCGGCCGTCGGGCGGGACGCGGACGGGCGGACGTCGGTCACCCCCGTCGGCGGGATTTTCCCTTTTAAAATGAATGAGGGGGTCGCCTACGACCCGGCGGAAGACCCCCGGGCGTGGCAGGCCGGGCTCATCTGCGAGCACGCCGTCCGCGGGTACTGGGCGGCGAAGGCGGGGGACTTGCGGGGGCTGGGGGCGGCGGTCGACGCCGCCTGGGCGGTGGAGCGGGAGGCCCAGCCGGTCACCCCGGCGCGGACCCGGGCCGACCTGGCGTACGCCGCCGCCCGCGCCGCCGGCAGCCCCGGCGGCCGCCCGACCGCCGGCGGGCTGGTCACCCTGGAGGCCGCCCCGTGAGGCAGGTGGCCGTGCTCGTGTCCGACCTGACCTCGGAGGTGGCGCGGCGGGCGGCCGAGGCGGTCGCCGCGCTGGCGGCCGACCCCGCCTGGGACTGCGCCCTGGTCGCCCCCGGCGGCCGCCCCCCGGCCCGGGCCCCGGTGCTCGACCCGGCCGACCTGTGGGGGTACCGCGGGGTGGTGGTGTCCACCGACCTCGACACCCTCGCCCTGGCCGCCCGCCTGCCCGCCCCCGGCGGGCGGGTGCACTACGCGTGGGACTGGCGGTGGGCGGGCGACGCCCTGGCCACCCGCGGGCGGCTGGCGGCCGCCCGGGCGGTGTGCCGCACCCCCGAGCACGCCGACCGGTTCGCCGCCGCCTGGGGGCTGCCCGTCTGGGCGACCGCCTACTACCCCGACCCCCGCACCTTCCACCCGGCCGCGACCGCGGCCGACCCCCTATGGACCTGACCGAGGCGAAGCGCCGCTACCTGGCCGGGGAGAGCCCGGCCGCCATCGCGGAGGCGTTCGGCACCTACCCGAACGCCGTCCGCCGGGCCCTGCTCGCCCTGGGGGTGGAGCTCCGCGGGCGGCGGGCGGCGGCGGCGGCCGCGTACCGCACCGGCCGCAAGGGGCGGCCGTCCGGGCGGCGGGAGCCGGGGGCGGTGCGGGCCGGGGCGGCGAAGGCGGCGGCCGGGTGGGCGGGGAAGGACGCCGCCCAGAAGGCCCGGCACGCGGCCATGAGCGGGCGGGCGCTGCAGATGCGGACCCCGCAGGAGCGGTACAAGATGAAGAAGAAGGCGGCCCGCAACTGCGGGCGGGCCGGGGCCCGGGGGACGCGGATGGCCGCCCACCTGCTCGGCCGGCTGCCCGAGGCGGGGGTGCCGGCGGCGCGGGCGGTCCCGCCGGCCGACCTGCTGCTGGCCGACGGCACGGCGGTGTGCGTGGACGGGCACTACCGGCGGGCCCGGCCCGCCGGGTGGACGGAGAAGAGGAACGCGGCGGTGCTGGCGAACTGCCCGCGGCTGGTGGTGCTCCTGGCCCCGCGAACATTTACTATTTTAAAAGGTGAAAGGCTGTTGACTTCCCTCGTCGACTTTATAAAATGCGGGAAGCACCTGTCCCACCCCGTGAGCGTGGTCCCCGATGTCGAAGGCTAGGAAGAGCGTGGTGTCGGCCGACATCCTGGACGCGACCGTGCCGGTCGCGGAGCCGGCCGCCCCCGGGGCGGACCGTCCGGCCGGGTCCGCCCCGGCGGAGCGGGCCCGCACCCCGGCCGACCCCGACTGGACGGAGTGGGTGCTCGACCAGCTGGACCCGGGCGAGGTGTACGAGACCGAGCCGAAGGCGGACGGGCGGGTCACCCGCCACCCGACGGTGGCCGGCCTGCGGCGGTTCGTCGAGGCCAACTTCGCCGTCCTGGACAGCGTGCCGGCGGTCGAGACGACGTGGGGGCCGGGACACGCCGTGCCGACGGTGACGGTCACGCACACCCTCCGCGTGCGGCGGACCGGCGAGGCGGAGGTGAAGACCTTCGGCGGGGCGGCGTGCGTCGGCCCGCACAACCTGAAGGACATCGGCGGGGCGGTGTACCCGGGGGAGACGGCCGACACCCGCGCGCGGGGGCGGGCGTACAGCAACCTGCTCGGCCTGGCCACCTGCACCAAGGAGGAAATCGCCGCCCAGACGGTGCCCGCCCAGGTGCGGGTGTCGGACACGGTCACCCCGGCCCAGGTGCTCCAACTTGCAAACCTTTGCAAGACTAATAATTTAAATGTGCGCAAATTTATCAACTGCGGGGAACTGAAGTATTCCCAGCCGACGGACATCCCGCGGGCCAAGTTCGAGCGCATGTTCGAGGCACTCAACCGCCTCCAGCAGGCCGCCCACCGGACGGCCATGGGCGAGGACGGGCTGACCGACAAGGACAAGGAGTTCCTGGCGGCGCACGGGCCGTGGGACCCGGACTGGCGGACGTCGGCCTGAGCGGGGCTCCGCCCCGCATGTCAAAAGGGTAAAATCAGTCCACTAACACCGAGCGGAGCGAACAGTGAAGGCGACCAAGCGGTACGGCACCATCCTCATCGAGGTCGAGGGGGCCACCCAGAAAGACCTGTTCCGCGAAATCGCCCGGGCCGACGAGCTGCTGGGCGAGAGGTGCTGCGGCCAGTGCCAGAGCGAGGACCTGCGGTTCGTCCACCGGGAGAACGACGGGAACGAGTTCTTCGAGCTCGTCTGCCAGGCGTGCGGGGCGTACCTGTTCTACAGCCAGATCAAGGCCAAGCCGGGCACCCTGTTCCCCAACCGCAAGATTATCGCCAGCGGCCCGGAGGCGGGCAAGCCGCACGCCAAGAAGGGCGAGTACGACAAGAAGTACCGCGGGTGGACCAAGTACCGCGGCCCGCGGGGGGACGACGAGTGACCGCCCACCGCATCATGAAGGCCATCCGGGCGGCCAAGGCCCGGGCCGACCGGGCGGCCCCGCCGCCCCCCACCCCGGCCCCGGCCCCGGCCCCGGCCGACCCGCCGTTCTACCCCACCCCGGAGCCGGCCCCCTGCCCGCACGCGGCCGCCCTGGCGGCGGCCGTCGCCGGGTACCTGCGGGACGACCCGGACGTGGCCCGCCTCCTCGACCCGGGCGGCGACTGCTACGTGCTCGCCCGCCTGGCCGGCGGGCGGGTGGCGGAGGTCAGCTTCGCCCGCCGTCCGGAACACCTGTCCCCTCCCCTTCCCCCCGGCTGAGCGCCCCGGCCAGCCGGTTCAGCCGGTCCAGCACCCACCCCGGGTCGGGCACCACGTCCGCCTCGGGGGTGCGGAGGAACGCCTCCACCAGGGCGTTCGGGTCCGCCTCCACCACCACCCGGTCCACGACCGCCCGGGCCAGGGCCACCTTGTAGGCCACCAGTTTTCCGCTCGCCGGCATTTCCTCGCCCCTTGGAACGATAATTACGGTAGGCGGTCGGCCTTGGCGCCGCCGCCGGGTTCGGGGTAGTTACCGGCCGGGGCCGGCAGTCCCGCCGCCCCGCCCGGAGTCTCGCATGCGTCAGCCGCAGCAGTCGGCCGCCCGCGTCCTGTCCTTCGCCGCCGCCGCGTTCCTCGCCGCGGCCGCCGCCGCCCTGGCCGCCGGCCCGGCCGGCCCCGCCCGCGCCGCCCCCCGCGGCTGCCTGTGGGAGTGGCTCGGGCCGGGCACCGGGTGGGTGAAAATCGAGGACGGGTGCGGCGGGGACTGCCCCGAGCCTAACGTCCTCGGCTCCCAACTGGGAGAGCAGGCCCGGACCGGGTGCGGCCGCTAGGCGGGCCGTGCTCCAGGGCGAGCACGGCGTACCGCTCGCCCGCCGCCGCCGCCCTCCGGTACCACCCCACCGCCGCCGCCTCGTCCCCCCGCATCCGCCACATCTCCCCCCGCAGGTGCCACCCGCGGGGGGTGTCCAGCTCGGCGTCCAGCACCGCCTCGGCCTCGGCGAACCGGTGGTCCTGGAGCAGGGCCAGTGCCCGCTGCTCGGCCGCCCGGTCGTCCGGCCGCACGCTCGCCCCGGCGTCCGCCCGCCGCACCGGCCACAGGGCCCACAGGGCCGCCCCCGTCGCCAGCGCCACCGCCAGCGTGCCGCCGGCCGCCAGCGGGTGCTGCCGCAGCGGGAAGCTCAACAGCGCCAGGAACTTCCGCAACCCGGCCAGCCCGGCCGCCGTCTCCCGGCAGGCCACCACCGCCTCGTTCGCCGCCCGCCGCGCCGCCGGCACGTCCGGCGGGTCCTGGGCCAGCGCCCGGGCCGCCTCGCCGACCGCCCGGTCGGCCCGCTCCACCCCCACCTCGGCCATCTCCAGGAACACGGCGGCCCAGCCCGGGGCGGTGTCGGGCAGCGGGGTCGGCGGGGGCGGGTCCGACTGGCTCACGGGGGCACTCGGGTAAGGGGATACTATCGCACGCCGGTACGTCGCCCTGTCCGAAACCGGACCGGGCGGCGGAACTGCTAACTAGGATAGGGGGTTGCGAGCGAAAAAAAGCCGTCGCCGTCGCGGATTATCTGACCCGCCCTGGACAGACCGGCCAGGGCCTCGCGGAAGCTGCCGCTGTACCCCGAGTACCCGGCCGCCCGGGCCAGCTGGCGGCCGGTGAGCGGGCGGGGGCTGGCCGCCAGGGTGAGGAGGGCCGCCTCCCCGGGGGCGGTCCGGGCCCAGTCCTTCTCGGCCGGGGGCGGGGCGGCGTCGGCCACCACCGCGCCGTCGGCGGCGTAGCACACCACCCGGGCGAGCGGGGTGCCGCCCCAGGTGAGCCCGCGGGCGAGGAGGGCGCGGAGGTCGGCCGGGACCGGTGGGGGCTTGGGTCGTTGGCTCAACGGAGAGGTCTCGGCGGCGGGCGGGCGGGCCCCTTAATGTATGAGCAAAGGGGAAAAACTTGTCCGGTGGGTGGGAATTTTTTAAGCCCCGTTCTCCAGGTAGTCCGTCACCCGGGCGAGCGGCGGGCCGAGGTCGGCCGGGGCGGCCACCGCCCGCACCTCCCCCTTCCGCTTCAGCCGGGCCACCCCCAGGTGGGTGAGGCTCACCTGCTCCGGCCCGGTGCCGGTGACCGCCAGCTCGCCCCGCCCCTTGAGCGGGACGCCGCACTCGTGGCAGTGCTTCCGCACCTGGGCGGCGAAGTCGGCCATCGGCCGCCGCCACCACCCCGGCTCGGCCGGGACGCCGGTGTCCGGGTAGCCCGGGTCGTACTGGTGGAGCATGCTCTGGGCCCCGGCCAGCTCGCAGAACCAGGCCCGCAGCCCGCCGCGGAACACCCCCACCAGCGCCGACCAGCGGCGGTTCAGGTCGCACCGCGCGATCATCCCCCACCGGGTGGCCTCGTCCGGCACCACGTCCCGCAGGGCCACGAAGCACGGGGCGTGCCGCGAGTCCCGGTCCAGGCCGAACGGGCGGGCCTCCGGCCAGTCCCGCCGGAACTCGTCGAACGCCTCCCACGACAGGTGGACGTTCAGGTTGCTCACGTCCGGGTTGAACGTCTCCCGCATCAGCTTCCCGTGCCCGCGGGGGTGGTTGCACCACAGCCCCCGCTGCTCGAACGGGAAGTGGGCCCGGAGGATTTCGCACAGGACGGGGAACTGGGGGTGGAGGCTGGGGTTGCCCCCGAAGCAACCTATAACACCTGGATAACCTTTCAACGAACGGCAGGCGGCCTCGAACTGGTCGGGGGTCATGACGTTCGGCTTGCCCGCCAGGTTCGACCCCTGGGTGCAGTGCCGGCAGGCGTTGTCGCACGCCCGGGTGACGTGAATCTGAATCGTCCCGTCCCGCCACGTGCCCGGGCGGGGGGTGCCGGGGGCGGTCAGCCGGGCCAGCGCCTGGTCTTCCGTCATGTCCGCTCCTCCATCGCGGTGAGCAGCCGCAGGAGGGCCGACCGCCAGCCGTGCGCGTCGGTCGCCCACGGCTGCACCAGGTTCACCTGCGACACCCCGGCCAGGTGGACGAACTGCGGGTCCACCGCCGCCGCCCGGGCCCAGGTGCGGTCCGCCCACCACTGGTAGTTGTATTTCTCTTCCAACAGTTTAATCTCGTAGTTGTTCCGCTCGATGTTCCACTGGACGACGCACTGCTCGGCCACGTGGTGGGGCTTGCCCGTGGCCGGGTCGACCAGGAAGGCCCCGGCCGGCGGCCGCCACACGTCCGGGGTGCCCCGGTCCCACACCACCACCCCGCTGTTCAGCACCCGGGTCGGGTCCGGGGAGCCGGTCTGGCGGAGCACGTGGAACAGGTACCCGGGGTCGTCCACCAGCGGGCGGTCGTCGTGGATGCCGACGCTCCCTTCGGGCACGAGCCGGAACAGGTCGGGGGCGGACCGGCGGACCACCACGTCGGCGTCGACGAACAGGCAGCGGGCCCACAGCTCGGTCAGCTGGTGCAGGCGGAACTTGTCCCCCAGCGGGTACCCCGGGGCCCGCGGGGCGTCCCCGGTGAGGGCGACGAAGTCGGCCCCCACCCGCCCGGCGTACGCCCGCAGCAGGGGCTCGGTGACGGCCAGCATGTCCCGCCCGGCCGGGCCGACGGCGACGGTCGCCACCACCCGGTCCGAGCGGGGGGCGGGCAGGTCGGGGTCGGCGTAGTCGTAGGGCGGGGGCTCCGCCCCCGCGGCCCCCGGGGGGTGAGGGCGTTCCCCTTTTAAAATTGGGGGCTCCGCCCCCAAAGCCCCCTCGGCCGGGGCGACCTGGTACCCCGAACACGCCGGCCCGCACGCCGGCGCCTTCGGGCCGGACCCGCAGGAGCGGCAGGTGGTGACGACCGGGAGCGATTTGCCCAGGGTCGGGTGCCCGCAGGCGAAATGGGCGTCCGCCCGCAGCGGGTTGAACCCCGCCCCGGCGACGACCCCGGCCGGGAGCGGGTCCTCCCCCCGGAACCGGCACGTCGCGTCGGCGGGCCGCGGGGCGGCGGGGACCGCCGCCGGTTTCGCCCGCACCGGCACGCCGGCCAGGCACCACTTGCAGTTTTCCGGCTTGACCCCGGGCGCGCATCGGTGGGAGCGGCTCATACGGATTCCAGGTCGACCGTGAATACCATCCCCCCGCCGGTAACGGTGCCGCGGTTCAGACCGAGCCGCGGGACGAAGTCGCCGCCACCGGGCAGGAGGGTGTACAGCCCGCCCCCGCCGGCCACCCAGTCGGCGGCCAGCCCGGAAACGGTGAACGTGCCGGAAAACTGCACAGCAAAGAACACCTCGCCGTTCAACCCGTTGCAGTTCAGTTCCATCCGAAACGGTGGGGTCGACGGGAAAAAGTAGTTGTCGAACGGCGCCGACGGCGATTCCCGGTAGATGCCCACGGTCCCCACTGACCCCGGCGCGGTGGTGACCAGGTACGCCAGATACGAGACCGTGGACGGGGTCGGCGAAGAGTAGTTGAGCGTGACCCGGACGACGGCCGGGGCGGTCGTGGTGTTGCCCTCGCACACGTACTCAACGGTCTCCGCCCCGCAGATTGCCACCGCCTCCCCCTCGGTCCGGTACGGCCCGCTCCCCGCCGGCGGGGTGTCGCCCGCGCCCACCTCCAGAATCGCCCCGTCCGCGCACCACCAGTCGGGCAGGCAGCACGAGTCGTTCGCCACGGTGACGCAGTCGAACGACCCGTCCGGCCGGCGGACGCGGAGCTTCAGGCTCACCCCGGTGACCACCGGGATGGTGCCCTCGTACGTGCTGATGCCGGTGCTGCCCACGCTCAGGCACACGTCCTCGATGCACCCGCCCGAGTACCGCGGGTTGGCCCCGCACCCGCCCCCCGCGGCCGCGGCCAGCGTCTCCAGCCGCCCGGCGTTGGCCACGTACCCGGCGAGCACCGCCCCGCCGGACGGGATGGCCTCGCCGCCGGCGTTGTGCACCGGCAGCTGCCAGGCGGCCTCGCCGCCGACGCGGAACAGGCCCGAGCCGCCGGCCGGGATTTCCCCGGCGGCCGTGCCGCGGTACAGGTCGTGCACCGTCCACAGCCCCCGGGCCTCGTCCCACAGGGGGTCCAGGAACCCGGTCTTCCAGGCGTCGCTGCGGCGGCGGTGGTTGGGCTGGTAGGCGGTCGGGGACGAGCCGGTGGGGTACGCCCGCCCGTCCAGGCCGGGCCCCCACCCCTGGAGGGCCAGCGGCCCCCGCAGGGCGACCGAGCGGATTCCCGTCGGGCTCGGGTTCCGGGCGCGGGCGTTGTACCCGGTGTACGCCGGCCCCCAGGACAGGCCGTCGACGTCGTGGGGGCCGCCGAACGGGTTGAGCGCGGCCGCCGTCACGGCGGCCGCGTTACCCGCCCCGAGGGCGGCGGCCTCCTTCAGCCGCAGGGGGGACAGGTACTCGCCCGCCGGGCCGCCGGCGGGGCCGGTCACCTCGTACGGGCGGATGAGGGCGGTGAGGGTGTTCAGGGCGGTGTTGCGGTAGTCCGGGTCGGAGTCCGCCCCGACCAGCACCAGCGCCTCCTCCTGGGTGGCGAGCGAGGCGAGCACCCGCACGTCCGGCCCGTCGGCCACCGCCTTGGCCAGCACCGCCTCGTGCGGCGACTCCCGCAGCTTGGCCTTGCTCACCAGCCGGCGGAACGCCCGGGTGCGGCGGGCGGCGGCCAGCCCGTCGGCCAGCAGGGCCCCCTTGGCGGCCGCCTGGTTGGCCCGCCGGCGGAGCTCCGCCCCGGCCTCCCCCAGCCGCCGCGCCTGGTCCACCAGCTGCCCCCCGTACCCGCCCTTGAGCGGGGTCTGGGGGGTGAACGACTGGAACCGGTAGGTGGTGCGGAACCCGTCCACCCCGAACGAGCAGGCGAGGCCGGTGAGGGCGTTCCCGCCGACCCCCAGGGTGTGCCCGAGGGAGAACAGGGGGAGGCCGGCCACCGTCACCTCGGCCGCGTCCTGGCGGGTCTGGCCGGACACCCCCAGCTGCACCTGCCCGGCGGCCGCCGCGTTCATCGCCGCCACCGACCCGAACGCCCACGGGGTGAGCGACGGGTCGCGGCGGTACACCACCTTCCCCGGCACCCCGGCGGCCGACCAGGGGCCGTACACCGACCGGTTGTCCTGCAGCGGCACCCCGGCGGCGGTCGGGGCGAGGGCCGGCGGGTGGAGGGCGATGGGCACGTTCCCCCCGGCCCCGTTCTTCCGCAGCTGGGCGGACTCGCCGGTCAGCTCCCGCGTGCCCGCCCCGCCGTCCGGCGACTCCCGCCGGAACACCGGCTCGGGGAGCACCACCACGGCCGCCGGCACGCCCCCGACGAACCGCAGCCGGGGGAGCACGTCCGCCCGGGTGTACAGGGCGCCGGACGCCACGGCCGAGTGGGCCGGGTCGAACCCGGTGGCGTCGGCCCGGGCGGCGTCGGGCACGTAGGCGAACGGCAGCAGGCGGCCGTCGGCGGCGGTGAACTTGTTCTCCTCCAGCGGGCCCAGGCCGATGGCCGCCACCCCGTCCCCCAGCCACCCGGCGTCGGTCGGCTCGTGCGAGTAGGTCGGCTCGGCGTCCCCGGCCTGGTACTGCTTGGCGTCCACCGCCGGCAGCCGGGCCAGGTACTTCCGCCCGTAGAACTCCTCGGCGTACTTGTGCACGAACCGGTACACCCGCCGGCCGGCCGCGTCCAGGTCCTCGTCCACCGCCGCCAGCAGGGCGGCCCGGCCCTCGTTCAGGGCGTCCGTCTTGACCGCCGCCCCGGCCGCCTCCTTGAACAGCGGGAACACCACCCCGGCCAGGGCCGGCTTGTACTTGTGCACGTACGCCTGCCACTCGTACTCGCCGGCCAGGGCGGCCCGCATCTCCAGCGTGTTGCTGGCGTAGGCGACCGCCCCCAGGGCGTCCCCCAGCTCGGCCGCCGGCAGGGTGAACGCGTCGCACGGGTCGTCCGGGAAGTCGGGGTGGGCGAACGGCACGCCGACCACCGGGGCCCCGCCCCAGTCGTCCCCCCAGTACGACGCCAGCTCGGTGCTCACCCACACCGTCTTCACCTGCCCGCCGGTGAGCACGCTGGCCGTCGGCACGGCCACCGCCTCGGTGCCCACGCTCGCCCGCTCCACCGCCCCGGCGAACTCGGCCGCCTGGACGAACTCGGTCACCAGCCCGGCCGGCGGCTGCAGGTTGCGGTTCACCGCCCGCACCCGCAGGGTGAGCCCGTCCAGCTCCACGTACGGGTCCCAGTTCAGGTCGGAGCACACCTGGCGGACGGCGTCCCACACCGACCCGCCGGTGCACGCCACCCGGTACCCGGGCGGCGGGTCGGGCACCCCGGTCAGGTCCACCCCGTAGCTCGCCCCGCGGTACACGACCGGCCCGCCGTACGCCGACGCCGGGGCGTTGCACAGGGCGTGCACGGCGTACCGCACCCGCTCCCACGGCATGCCCGAGTCGTTCGCCAGGCTGTCCCCGAACCCGGCCGCCTCCCAGAACCCGAACACGTTCAGCAGGTTGGGCACCGGGCTGGCCCCGGCGTACCCGTCCCCCACCAGCGCGGCCGCGTCCAGGGCGGCGGACGCGTCCACCACCACCGCCGTGAACCGCGGCAGCCCCTGCACGCCCTCGCTCCGGGCCCAGTGCTGGAGCAGGCCGGCGAACCGGAACCCGCCCAGCTGCAGGTAGCACGGGGCGTGCTCGGCCGGGAACAGGGCGGCGTCCCCCTGGGCGTGGTCCTGCACCAGGGCGAGCCGCACCTCGGCCCGCCCGCCGGCCAGGTCCAGGGTCGGCTCCACCCGCTCGACGGTCAGTCCGAACGCCTTGGGCATAAGTCCCTTCGGGAACGGGGTCGCCCCCCGGGCACATACCGCGGGGCCGCCCCGCGTCCGGGGCCCCCGGGGCCGGGCCCCGGGGTGTTAAAAGGGGGAGTGCCGGTCAGGCGTAATCGCACGTCATGAAAAAGGCGGCCTGTTTGTTGCCGGCGGACACCGGCTTGACCGACGCCGCCAGGTACCAGTCGTGGCGGGCGCTCACCGTGCCCGCCCCGCTCGGGCGGGTGCCGCTCACCCCCGGGCTGGTGGTCAGGGGCATGCCGCTGGCGCTCACCCCGCTGGAGAAGTACTTCCACGCGTGCTGCCCGCTCACCAGCGGGGTGCCGGGCCCCCCGCTCCCCCCGGCCACCTGGCTGGGGTTCAGGTGCGACACCTCGTACACGGCCACGTCCAGGCCGGTGGCCGCCGGGGGGGTCCCGGTCGTGACGTCGCCGACCCCGTCGTAGACGAACAAGGTGGCCGACGCCACGCTCACCGGCCCGTCGAACGTGCCGCGGATGTTAACGGTCGCCTGAACGTTTGGCAAATGGGACAGGGGGATGGGGGTGCCGGTCGGGCCGACCACCACCCCGGTCGGGCTGGCGTGCTTGGCGTTCCACGCCTCGGCCCCGGCGACCGCCCCCGTCTCGTCCGAGACGTACGTCCGCGAGTTGTACTGGCCGACCGGGAGGAGGGCGCCGAACCCGGCCGGGCCGAAGAACCCCAGGCCGGTGTTGGCCGGCACCAGGGTGACGTTGCCGGCGTAAAAGTCGATGCTCGCGGCCACGGGCGGTTTCCCCCTTTCAACATGCGGGGGCGGGGCCCCACCGGGCGATTACCCCGCCGCCCGATTTTAAAAGGGAAAATTATCCGGCCGCCCGCCGGCTCACCTGGCCGAGCACCCACCGGTGGTCGGCGAAGAACTGGGCGTCCGGCAGGGCGAGCAGGTCGGCCACCCGGCGGCGGAACGCGTCCGGGTCGGCCGGGTCGACGGGCACGGCCTCGGCGACCGCCCGGACCAGGGCCATCCGCTGGTGCATGTCGGCGAGCACCTCGGCGGCGCGGGGGGTGAGTATCACGAGGACAACCTCCAGTTAAGGTGGGGCGAGTGGGCGGGGGACGGAATTACCTCAAGAATCGGAACTCATCCAGGCGAGGTCGGCCATTTTTCCCCGATAACCAGACCCAAGCCGTTTGCACGCTTTAGGTTAAGGAATTCGGGATTTTTCCACGGCGCTCCCCGCACCGGGCCGGACCGGAACTTAGGAATTCCCGGCCGGGCGGCCAGGGGGGAATCGGGATTTTTCCGCGGCCCGCCCGACCCGACCCGGCTCGGACAACGGGCCCGGAACGCGGTTCGTTCAGAAAACTCTCACCCGCTCGAAAATCCGCCCCCTTTTCCGCCCCCGGGGTAGTAGCCCCCGTCCCCATGGCCGTCGTCACCCGCCGCCTCCCCCTGGTGTCCGTCTCCCCCACCGCCGGGTCCGCCGGCCGGCGGTTCTTCCTGTACGTGAACGGGGCCGGGCCGAGCGAGCCGCCGGTCGACCTGGGGGAGGTGGCGGTCTGCCCGACCTCCTGGGGCGGGTGGGACGTCGCCTGGGGGGCGTCCGGGCACACCTGGGGGTGCGAGCCGGACACGCCCCCGGCCGACGGGGTGCGGGCCCGCCGGCTGCCCCTGTTCTGCCGGGTGTCCCCGTACACCCGGGCGGCCGCCAAACTCCCGCTGTTCGCCTTCGCGTGAGGTAACCCGTGGCCGCCCCGAGCGTGCAGTACGACGGCAAGAAAATCATCCCCGTCTCCGGCTGGCGGCTGGAGCGGGTGTACGAGCGGTCGGCCGACGGCTCCTCCCGCCGCCGCGGCTGGCAGGTGACCCTCAACGGGGTGCTGCTGCCCGGGAAGGGGTCGCCGGACGCCACCGGCGCGTTCTGGACCGGCAGCGGGTACCCGCCGGACACGGCGGCCGGCTCGCTCGGCGAGGACGAGCTGTTCGACATCCTGAAGAGGAAGAAGCAGGCCCTCGCCCGGCTGTTCAGCGTGGACGGGCTGAACCTGGACGTGGTCCCGCCGAACGGCGGCACCCGGTACCGCATGCAGCCCCGCTGGGGCACCTTGTCGTTCGCCGAGGGGCGCGAAATCAACCACCTGCCGTGGGCGATTTCCCTCGACTGCGATTCCATCTCCCCGCTCGACGACGCGGACGAGCACGACCAGGCGAAGAACCCGCCGGAAGAGACCTGGCAGCTGGAGCGGGTGGACGACGCCGGCCGGCAGTACCGCCTGACCCACACCGTGTCCGCCCAGGGGAAGAAGCGGTTCGACGCCTCGGGGGCGGTGGTCGCTCAGGGGTGGGAAGTTGCTAAAGATTTGTGTTTGGGCGGGGCCACGGCCGGCGGGAGCTCGGTCAGTAAGCTCGGGTACCAAGCCCCGAAAGCGGACCCGACCGGGCTGCTGTCGCTCTCCGGGTTCGGCGCCTACAACCGCCAAATCACCCACCAGATTGACGAGGCGGCCGGGCGGTTCACGGTCAACGAAAGTTGGCTGTTGTTCGACCCGGCCGACCTGCCCACCGGGCTGACCGGCGGGGCGGCGGTCGAGGACTACCAGGTGGAGTCGCGGTACGCCGCCGACACCGGGCTGACCAGCGTGACGGTGAGCGGGACGATTAACGGGTTGGAACAGCGGCACCCGACCACGAACGCCGTCGTCTCGTCCCGCTGGGCGAACGCCTCGACCCGGGCGGCCGGAATCACCGAAGCCTGGGCGCTCGGCCTGGCCCAGACGGTGTCCGGGGTGACCCTGTGCCCGCGGGCCCTGAGCACCACCATCTCCCGGAACCGGGTTTCGGGTGTTATTTCGTACACGGCTAGTTTTGATAACAGGCAGGGCCCCAGTGACCCGAGCGAGGTGTTCCGCTCGTCGTCTATCGAGTTTCAGAACGCTGCCGACGTGATTGCGGAAATCCCCGTCCCGTTCCGCGCGGCCGGCCCCATCCTGCAAAACTGCTTCACGGTCACCCGGCGGGTGGTGACCGTCAACATCGAGGTCGTCAAACAGGCCGTTTACGGCGGCTCCTGGACGGTCCCGGCCAACGACCCGCTCGCCCTCGCCCTGGCCGCCATCGGATACACTCCCACTCAGATGTACATGATTGCTGATTCGACGAGAGCCACCCTTGAAACAGGCCGCTGGTCGAGGTCTTCAACGTTTATTTTTCAATAAGATTATTTAGCGTATCTCGATGGAGTTAAGATAGCTTCTTCAAGGGTCCAACCGAGCTCGTTAATTCGCGCTAACACAGTATAATAAGGAACGCGGCTCCTGGGGTCACGAGACCATTCCGCAATTGATTTTATCTCGCCCCAGAGACGCATTTTTCTGGTGGTTCGCCGGTTATTAGCTTGTTGAAACCGGTCTGCCCACCGACAATTCTCGGGGCAGTAATTCCCGTCGTTATCGATACGATCAATGGTTAAGCCGTCTTGATACCCGTGACAAATAGCCCAATCTCTGAACACCTCGAAAGACACCGCCCATTCTTCGCACACGCTGATGCCACGGCCGCCATAGCGTTTGAAAGCTTTATTTTTTTCATCGTTACACCTCTGGCACATTTGAGTCCATATTTTGTATAGCCGCGTGCGACACTCACCGTGAGTGGTCTGGAAACCACCAATACTTGCCCGGTTCTCAGCATCCAAACAGCCGCAACTTTTAGTGTGACCATGTAACAAGCTTGTTAACTTCACCTCTCGTTCGGTACCGCACTCACATCGACAAAGCACGACAGTTCTGGGTATACCGCTCACTTCTCCGCGGTAGGGATGACTGATTATTTCCAATCTGTTATGTTTCTTACCTATGTCGTAGTCGGCTTGATTGTAGCGTACGGCTAATGGGTCGTGACCGCACAGTCCCAACTTCACCATCCTCTTCTTAACACGAGCGTAAGTCATGCCGAGAGCGTGGGCTAACTGCTGTTTCGTGTTCACTTCGTGGTTCGCTCGTAGGTACCCGTCCTGCTCCTCGGTCCAAGCGTTCACCTCGAAGACGTTGGGTAACCCCATCCGCCGCTTCTTTTGTCCCACCTGTTCTGTTGTCCGGCCTAAATGACTAGCGATTTGCTCATTGGTCTGGTGAGTGTGGTCGCGGAGGAACTGCTCCTCCTCGGGGGTCCACTTGGGCATCGGCGAGTCCGTGCGGAAAGACGGGGGCGGGCCACCCCGGCATTATCAGTATAAATTATACTATTTTAAAAGGGAAATGTCACGCCACCGCCAGCGCGGACAGGGCCGCCGTCACCTCCTCCTCGGTGTCGTACTCGTACACCAGCCCGCTGGCGCAATACGTGCGATACACCTCCTCCCCCTCCTCGGGGGTGAGCAGGAACGGGACGCCCGCCAGACAGCGGCGGGCGAGCACCTCTAAATGCGCCGGAATAGCGTTGCTTTCGCCGTTAACGGGGGGTAAAGTCGACATGGTAGCTCCTGCCGGGGCGGGGTCTTGTCCACCCTGCCCTGGAGACGGGTTTGCCGAGCGGGGACGCCGGCTGCCTAGCGGATGTGCTTAAGTTAGCCAATGTGCTAGGAATCGTCCATCCCGATTCGGAGCAAAAATGTGCGCGGCCCTCACTTTGTCCAAGAAACCTAAACGCGGGGCGGCCGGTACGGGGGAGCCCAGCCTGTTCGGCCGGCACCTCCGGCGGTTCCGCCTGGCCGCCGGGTGGAGCCAGGAGAGGCTCGGGGGGGAGGCCGGCGTCCACCCGGTGACCATCTCCCGCATCGAGTCGGGCCACATGGCCGAGCCGGGGTGGGACAACGCCCACAAGCTGGCCGCCGCCCTGGGGCGGTCCTTGGACGAGTTCGTCGCCCCTTTTTCGGATGACCCCGATGTCTCTTGAATCCCCCGTGCGAGTGGCCCGCCCCCGCTGGCGGACAGTCGTCGCGTACGCCGCCCTCGCCCCGGCCGTCGGGCTGGCGGCGCTGTTTGCGGTCATTGTGGTTCGGTCCTACCGCCCGGCGGTGAGCGAGGAGGTGCCCGCCCGACTGGTGAGGCAGGGGTTCGCCGTCACCCACGCCGAGTGGGGCGCGAAGAGCCGGTTCCCCGCCACCCTCCACTTCCTCCACCTGTTGTCACCCCCCGACGCCCGGGGCGACCGCTACGTCATGCGGGTGACGTGGACCCCGACCCAGGTGTGCGTGCTGTGCTGCCGCCAGGGGGCCGGGCGGGAGGGCTACGCCCAGGACCCGTGGACCCTCACCGTGGCGTACCCGCGGCACGCCTTCCCCGGCCGCGTCGACCCCGACGCCGGGGGCGGGGGCGAGGTGGACGCCCGCACCCGCGAGGCCATGATGGCTCATTGCGACCGGGTACTCTTGGCCGTGCGGGGCGAGTGACACTTCTCCCTTTTAACATCGCGGGGCTCTGCCCCGCGGCCCCGCTCAACTCCGCAGGGTGGCCCCCGGCACCCGGTCGGTGATGGCCTGGTGGACGAGCTCCTCGGCCATCTTCTTGAACGCCCCCTCGGCCGCCCGGAACGCCTCCAGCCCGTTGTGGGTGTGCGTGTGCTGGACGGTCGCCTTCAGCTCGATTTCCTCGGGCAGCTTCTCCAGCGCCTCGGCCAGCTTGTCCGCCTTCGGGGCGAACCCGGCCAGGGCGGCGGCCAGCGGGTCGGCCTTCTGGGCGAACTCCCGCAGGGCCTCGCCCAGCTTCGAGTCGACCGCCGGCCCGCCCGTGCCCCCCTGGCCGCTGTTCGCCTGGGCCAGGTTGCCCGCCCCGATCCGCTGGGCGGCCTGCCGGTTCAGCACGAACTCGCCGCCCTCCAGGAGGGCCGGGGTCTTGTCCCCGAGGGCGCTTCCGGGGACCGGGCCGCCGCTGGCGAACCGCCACACCGGCCCCACCTGGCGGGCCCCCGGGGCCGCCGCGGCCAGGTCCTGCTCGGGGGAGGTGGGGTTCCGCCACCGCCGCCAGGCCGCCTCCGCCCGGTCCCGCCGGGCCCCCTCGGCCGCGGCCGCCTGGGCGCGGGACAGGCTCCGCCGGCGGCGGGCGTCCCCCCGGTCCCCCAGCCGGCGGTCGGCGAACTGCCGGAGCAGGTCGCTCCGCTCCGGGTTGTCGGCCCGGGCGGCGTACCCCTCGTTGGCCAGCCGGCCGGTGCCCGAGTCGTCGCCGGCGAAGGCGTCGGCCGCCAGGGCCCGCCGGGCGAAGTCCCGCTGCTCGCTCCCGACCAGGGAGGCTTCGGCCCGCCGCCCCCGCCGCCGGTCCTTGGCGTCGAACGCCTGCTGGCCGAACGCCACCCCCAGCTCCCCGTCCCCGGCCCGCCCGGCCCGGTCGAGGGCGGCCAGCCCCCGCTCGCGGGCGCGGCGGTCGGCCCGGGCGGCCTCCTGGGCCTTCCACACCCCCACCCGCTTGTCCATCGCCCCCCGCGCCCGCGCCGGGGCGGACTCGGCCGTGGCCCGCCCGAGGTCGGCCGGGACGGCGTCCACCAGGGCCTGGTCCTGGGCCAGGGCGAGGGCGTCCCGCCGCGGGTCCTCCCCCACCACCCCGCCGGCGGCGAACCCCTTGGCCGCCCGCCACGGGTTCACCCGGTGGAGCGCCTGCCCGCCGGCGTGCAGGAGGGAGTCGACCAGCCCGCGGTTGGCGGCCACCGTCCCCTTGGGGATGACCGCCTCGCCCGGCTGGAGGACGGCCGGGACGGTGTCCACCCCCTTGGCCGGCACCCCGGCGTTGGTCCCGTCCCACCCGGCCGGGGGGACCGGGTACGGGGTGAGGGCGGCCGGCTCGACCACCCCGCCGGCGGCGAACCCCCGCACCGGGCCGACGAACGCGTTCCCCTCCTCCCGCGGCGGGCCGACGAGCTCGCCCCGCCCGCCCAGGGCGGCGTTGAACCGCCGCAGGGCGGCGGTGGCCTCGTCCAGCGCCTTGGAGTTTTCCGTCTGGCGGGCGGTCAGTCCGTCCAGCGTCTTCCCGCCGGTGAAGGCGGCCAGGGCGTCGGTCAGGGACTTCTGGCCGGCCGCCCCCAGCCCGAGCAGCTTGTCCCCGCCCACCCCGCCGGCGAGGGACAGCTCCCCCTTCAGGCGGTCGAGCTCCCGCCGGGCGTCCCGCCGCTCGCCCGTCTTCGGGTCCTCGGCCAGCCGGGTGGCCTCCTCGGCGGCACTGCGGGCGGCCGCCCGCAGTGC